GGACCAGGGGGGGGGAGGCGGGGCCGGGTGGGGTGCGTCCTGAGTCCGATTGAAATCCTGGAACTTTTCAGTCCACGGCTCCACGTTTCTATCGGAACATCTTGCCTTGCACCGACTATTATGGTATACTCTAATCATGGACAAGCAGAAGTATGTGAAGCGCTTTCTTGGGCGGATCGTGAGGGTCGCGCCACCGGCGGAGGTGCGTGGCAGGGTGCAGGGTGCGTGCTGGCGGTACGATGGGAGTGCCTGCGGTTCTGGCGGGGCCTACCGGCAGGCCTTCTTCGAGGGCCGGAAGCAGATGGCGCACCGGATCATGTGGAAGCTGTTCATTGACGCAGACCTTCCGGACGAGGACGACCTCGACCACCTGTGCCGCACCCCCGCCTGCGTGAACCCGGCACACCTCGACCCGGTGCCGCACTGGCTGAACATGCACCGGAGCCCCACCCACTTTACGGGGGTCAACGCGGCCAGGATGCACTGCCCGGCGGGGCACCTCTACGACGCGGCGAACACCCACGTCACGCGCGGTGGGGGTCGTGTCTGTCGGGCGTGCCGTGACGCGCGGGTGCGGGAGTACATGCGGCGGCACCCTGACGCCAACCGGGCGGCGTGTCAGCGGTACCAGGAGAAGAAGCGGCAGCAGCAGCGTGCGGGGGGCAGCTAGCGGTACGGCGGTCTCAGTCCCAGGCGGGCCAGGCACGCATCGCACACGTAGCGCTTGTGCACGCCGCTCTGCCAGCGGTAGTTCTTGTGCTGCACAAGCCTCCACCCTGGCTCTGCCCGGCCGTCGCAGTCGTCGCAGGGCCCGCTGACCTCCGCCGGGCCCTCACAGTGCCAGGTCGGCGCGGTCCAGACTCTTCCTCGTGCCATCTTCACCTCGGTGGGGGTAGGGGCTGACTCTTCTGTCCTTTACCCCGCCCACCCCACGGCGGACAAGCTCCTCTATTTTCCTTCCAATGTATAGCAGATTCAGCGATAAGATTCACATGAGAAAAAGATTCAAGATTCAAGAATCATGAACCCAGGTTGCTTGTCGCGCAATCGAGGGTAGGAGGTGTTGCTGATGATTGGACCGCTGGCTTGCTGTGCGTCTAGCTATGAGCGTTGCCGGACGTGCGGTGGGTTCATTGCCTACGAACACTGCGTTGACTGTGGGAGGGCTGCGCTGCCTGCTACCTCTGCGCCTGCTTCCTCGGCTGCTTCCTCGGCTGCTTCCTCGTCTGGCTCGCCAACTCAAGGGGGTGGCGTGGGCTCACCTGCTGTCTCGTCTGCGTGCCCGATGTGCGGGACGGCGGTGGTGGGGGCGTGCTGCCCGCGGTGTGGGCTGCCGGCTGCGGTGCCGCCTGCGCCGGCGGTGCCCACGGCGGGGGCTGCCCTGCCCGCGGCACAGGCTGCTGCCCCGGACGTCAGTGCCTGCTGTGGGGTGGCGTGGTTCCTGTGCGACGGGGTGCGGGTCTGTGAGGGGTGCAGGCTGCGGTGCTGACAAAGAGAGCCCTGCGGCACCGGTGGTGCTGCAGGGCTGACGACAAGTGACGATCACGAAAGCACAATCTGATTCTACCGGGTTGGAGGCGCAGAGTGTCAAGTGCTTTACCTCGGTGCTGACAAAGAGAGAGCCCTGCGGTGCCTACAGCACCGCAGGGCTAACAAGAAGGTAAGCAGACGTGATAGTCTGATTCTACCGGGCTGGCGGTGGGTTGTCAAGCGCCCTACTTCGGTGGGTAGCAGCCCCACCCGACGGTGGGGGCCTTCCGCGCCTCCAGCTCCTGGAGGGTGAGGTGGCGGGCCTCACCCTGCGCCTCCGCCGGCGGCGTGACCTGCCGCTCCCGGCGGAGGAGCTTGCGGAGTAGTGCTCTCAAGTGTCTCACCTCCCTTCCCCTTGACGTTTCACAACCATGTTAGCATGCGCTGCCACCAGCTTCGCGGTGGGATGCGCGCGACGGCACACTGTGCCCCGTGCTCGCGCTGGTGGCGCACGACGCACGGGACGTGGCGCCCGACGAGGGTTCGGAGGTGCAGGGCGCTGGGGAGGTCCTCCGCGCTGACCTCCAGGGCCCAGCAGGCGAGGTGCTCAAGGTCGCTGCCGGGCGCGTAGTGGGGGGTCACCACCGCCGTGACGAGGCCGTGCGGCGTGCGGAGGGTCACACGGAGCCATGGGTCGAAGGGGCCGTTCTCCAGGTCGCTGAGGCCCTCGACGGTGGCGGTGAACCGCCCAGCGGGGTGGAGGGTGGGGCCCCCGCGGCGGGCGTGGAGGAGGATGATGTCACGCACTTTGGGCCTCCGTTGCTCCCCGCAGCGGTCGAAGTCCGGGCTCGTCCACCCGGTGCTGGTCGCCGCAGAAGGGGCAGTAGGCGGCCATGAGGACGGGGAGTGGCCTCCGTGGCCGCCTGTCCTTGTCGAGCTTGTAGAGTGGGACCTGGGTCCTGGGTGGTAGGTGCTGGCCACTCTTGAGGTCTAGCTCCAGGGGGATGTCGAGCCCAGCGTTGTGCTCGGCCAGGGCCTCGTTCATGCGGGTGATGCAGTCACACACTTTGTGCCTCCGGCTCGTCCTTCACCCCCTCCTCACGCACTGGTGTGACCCAGGAGGACAGGAAGGTGCCTCTGTCCCACATCTCGATCGGCTTCCAGTCGGGCCGTTCTGTCGCCATTTCCCGGAAGATGGCGCCACCGTGCCGCAGCACGCGGTAATGCCCCATGACGTCGGTCTCGACGATGACCCATGGCTCCTTCGTCGAGTTGTAGGCTGCCAGTCGCCGCGCTCTCTCCAGGGTCATCTTGCGCCTCCGTCCAGGTTCTTCCGCGGGCGCCCACTCCGCGGCCTGTCCTGCAGTCCTGCCACCCCCTCCGCGTTGAACCGGCGGCACCACAGCCGCACGCCGGTGGGACTCAAGCGGAGCTGCTCGGCCACGTAGTGGGGACCTGCGCCGGCGGTGAGGAGGATGATGGCGCGGGCGCGGCGGCCCTGGCGGGTGTCCCTTGCCACTCCCTGGTCGTAGGCCAGTGCGTGCAGCTCGGTGCGCTCAGCCGTGGTGGGCTGGCGTGGGGTGATTCGTCGCTCGCTCAACTTGTTCCTCCGTCCGTCCGTGTCGTTGCTTTACCTGTCATGTTGCTCGGCGGCGCTGTCAACGCCTCAAACCCGTCACAGGCGCACCCCTCAACCTGGCACGGCTCAGCCACGTCATCGACGTCGTGCTCAAGCCACAGGTGGCCACAGTGGCACAGCTCAGCGTCAGCTTCCTTGTCCACCTCGCTCCTCCTCACAGTCGTGGCTCCCGGTCGAGCCACCGGTCGATCCACTCACGGATCATGGGGTGACGTCCTCCCTAGCGGGCAAGCCTCGTCAGAGTGGGGTCGCTCGCTCATCGACAGGACGCCCTTCCCGAGCAGTCACAGCAGACGTGCTTCGGGGCACACCGCAGACAGACGAGTCTGCGACATTGTCCCTGGCACTTCACGGTCTTCTGTAGCTCAACGATGCGCTTGCAGCAGGAGCACGGGACCGGTTCTTCCATTGCACGCCCTTTCTTTCGGTCAGTCGTCCGTTTCCTTGCATGTCACTCTGCACTGCTCACAGTACCGGCGGCCGTCCGCCTCGAAGACCGGGGCCTTGCAGCAGGCGCTGGGCCCTGGCACCCAGTCAGCGTCACGGTGCCCGCAGGCGACGCAGTGCTTGGTGTGGAGGCTGAACCACTGCTCACCGCAGCGCGGGCAGTCGGCCTCCACGTTCAGGCTGCTGGGGTCGGCGCAGGTTGCGTGCACTGCCCCGTGCACCCACTCCCACCGCCGCGCGGTGGTGGGCGCCGCGAGGGTCGCGGCCAGCAGCAGCCGGTCACACCCGGCGCAGACGGCTCGCGCCTCCCAGGTGCTCGTGGCGCGGTTGCGGCCGCAGCACTCGCAGGTGCTCGTCGTGTCGCCCTCACTCATCGTTGTTGCCCTCCCCGTGCGCGTTGCTCCTCGCTGCGAGGAGGTTCCCACACGCGCGGCACAGCAGGCTGCCTGCAGGGTGGCCGTGGCGGTCGGTGCGGGTGCGGTAGTAGTGTCCTCCCAGTACGTCCCCGCAGCGGGCGCACTGGAAACTCAGGCCCGGGGCTGCCGCCCTCGCTGCCGCCAGCTCGGCGAGTTGCTGGCGGATGGGGTGCGTCTCCCGCTCAAGGGCCGCGCGCACCGGGGCCTGCTGCGCGTTGGCGCAGTCCGTGCCCGCGATCTCCCTCGTCCTCGCGGCCCGCAGGCAGTACATGCAGCGGCAGGAGGTTCCCATTGTGCTACTTCTGCAGGTCTCGTGGCTCTCCCGCGGCCAGCGTTCCTCGGGCCAGTCGTGCATGCTCATCGTTCCCTCTCGTTCGTCATCCTCGTTCCTCCTCGCCTTATTCTACCGAAACTTTTGGCAGTTGACAAGCCCCTGTCAAGTCGGTATCCTTCAGGTAGGAGGTGTGAAGATGACGAACGACGAAGCAGGACGGCTGGCCGCCAAGTGGCTAGGTTCGAAGCACGAGGACACTGGGTGGACCCCTGGCGACCTGCTCCTGCTGCAGCTCCTGGAGCAGGGTGAGCGGCTTCAGGCGCTGCTCGTGCTGATTGAGGCCCACCTTTCTGCCTGGAGGAGCTGAGGTGAGCCTCCCATGGACCATCAAGGAGCTTGAGGTCCCGTACACCAGCTACGGGGAGTGGCTGGCGTTGCAGCGCCAGGAGTTTTCGGAGGAGGAGACGATGGACGAGAAGCTTTCAACGGCGGACTTCTTGACGGCACAGCACGAGGCGCTGAAGCGGGCGGTGCAGGAGGTTGAGACCAGGGTTGAGTGGGATGGGGGCGGAATTAACGCCGTCCACACCAGAATCCCCCCGCAGCCCTTCAGTGCTGCCCAGGTGGAGGTGCTGCAGGAGCTGATTGACCAGGGCGTGGCGGCGCGCCTGCACGCCGTGGCCGCGGAGCTGCAGAAGCTTGGCGTCGGCTCGCTTGCGCTAGCAATCGAGGTGGCACTTAAGCGCGCACTGGTGGCGACCCAGGCTGCTCCGCAGGCCACTGGCGGCTGCAGGCGCTGTGGGGGTCCGGTTGGCACGGGCTATGACCTCTGCGGCGGGTGTGCCGTCAACCGGAGCATCAAGGACCCAGCGCCTGCCACCCTGTCAGCCCTCAGCCGCTGCTGCAGGGCGCCCATCGACCAGTGTGACGGGCGGCCCATGTGCACTGCGTGTCGCATGACTGGGAGGGTCTGATGGTCGACGTCAAGGTCATGGTTGAGACAGACTTCACCAGTGCAAGTCCTGCAGAGCGGGCTGGCGAGGCTGCGCTGCGGCGTGAGCTTGGCCTTGCAGTGCAGGTCCACGCGGCCTACCTGCAGGCTCGGGCTGACGAGCTGGTCAAGGCTGGGGAGAGCTTGCTGGCCAATTGGCTGCAGCAGGTGGCGGCCCAGTTCAAGCAGTGCGCCCCTCTCTTTCCCAGCGAGCGCCACGCTGAAGCGGCAGCTCACGTCGCCAGGGCGCTCGTTCAGGAACTCGGCGTGGACTGCGTCTGGTGCTCAGAGTGGGGTAATCGGTGGCAACTCGCCTCCCAGCGGGAGTTCAACCGCGAGACCGGGCGGTGGCGGTGTGCCTGCCCGGCACCCGTCGAGGAGGGGATTGAGGTATTACAGCAGACCATGGAGCGAGTGGACGCGGCCATGGAGCAAGTGGACACAGCCATTGAGGCAGCACAGCAGGCTGTGGAGTGGACCGTGGAGTGGAAGGCACCGTCTTGTGCCTGCCACGGTGTGCCGGCCTTTCAGGAGGGCGACGCCCGCTACTGCAGCGTGACGCGCCTGCGGTGCAAGTTGCGGTGAGCGTCACCGACTGGGCCGTGCTCGGTGTCATTGTCACGCTCCTGGTCCTGAAGCTTGTCGATTGCATTTATGGCAACCTTCAGGCCAGGCGGCGTGACAGGGCACTGCTGAAAGAAATGCATCGCTACCTCAGGGAGCATCCACGTGACGACACTTGAGTGGCGTTTCTTCCACTGCCGGGACGTCGAGGCTGCCGTCCGCTTCGCCGAGGCTGGGGGCGTCGCCGTGCACCACAACCGCTACTGCGGGGGGTGGGCCAACGATGGCTACTGTGCGCACCTCTTCGCCCCCGACGAGGCCACCCTCCTGGCCGTTGGGGCCGAGCTGGGGCTGAAGCCGGAGTGGCTGCAGCGTGGCACGCCCATCTTCGGGGTGCCAGCCAGCGCACTCCACTTTGACCTCAAGGGCCTGCCCCTGCGAGTCGCCCTGGCGCGGTGTGGGGTCACCCTGCGGGAGCTGTTTCAAGATTGACGCGCGTCAACCTCGCCGCGCCCACTTGCGGTTTGCGCCGCAGGTCGGTAGACTAGGGGTGCCAGACCGCGCGCCCGACGCATCATCGGGCACACCGGCACCGGGGACCATCCCCCGGTGCCGTCTTCTTGAGAGGGGAAGGAGGATGGAGTGCGTGACTTCCTGAGCCCACTGGCGATGCAGCAGGTCGCTGAGGAGTGGGAGCCGGCGTTGTTGATGGCCTGTGTCCTTGGCTTCTTCCATGAGGTGGAGGCGAACCTCGTGGCGCTGCTGCCGTCGCTGCTGGCTGGTGAGGTGCATGAGCTGCACCTCCGGGTCAACGGGGCGGAGGCCCACTGCGTTCTGATCGAGCGCCTCGGGTCCGAGGCGGCAGTCCACGCCGCCCTGGCGCGCGTCTGCAGCGCCATCCTCCAGCAGGTGCGCCAGGCTGGGTGGCTCGTCACCGCGCCGGTGGTCACGGACGACGGGTGGGGCTTCGCCTTCACCGTGCAGGTGCACGAGCGGATCGTGCAGGGCCTGCGGGCGGAGCGCAGTGGCGGGGAGGTGACGCAGTGAGGTGGCAGTCACGGTCAGGTGTCGTCTGCGACAAGGAGCTGGGCTGCCGGCGCTGCTGGGTCTTCGCCCACGGCGCCGAGGTGGTGGAGCTTGACCCCGAGGGCTACTGCGTGAGCTGCGCGTCCTACCTGCGGACCCGGGCAGCGACGCCTGCGCCAACCGATGCAGAGTTTGCCCGGGTGTTCGACCTGGAGGAGCAGCCATGACATTCGAGCCCGCTGCCTGGCACGTGCGCCGGGCGCGTGAGGCGCTCAATCAGTGGAATGAGGAGCACCCTGATGACAGGCTTGCCTGGGAGACCATGGAGGAGTGTCTGCTCTCCTTTCGCCGGTGGAAGGAGACTGCAGACTACGCTCCCGAGGAGGCCCTGGTGGCCTGTGCTCGTTTTCAGGAGTTTGCGCGCCAGTTGCCCCGTCTGATTCTCGACAACATCTTTCCCGGAGTTAGCTGAGGAGGTGAACAGCATGGCACTCTCACCGACCGGTCGCATCCCCAAGTTGCTGTGGTCGGAGCGCTGGCAGGACACGATTCAGCGCATGCGCACCGACAACCACGTGTGGTGGCAGCTCCTCAAGGCCAACGCCGAGAAGACTGGCACCGCTGGCCAGCGGTACGGCGACACCGGCCTCTGGGCCACCATCATGTTCCAGGCCACGGGGGACAGCGCCTACGCCACCCGCGCCCTGACCCTGCTGCGGCCACTCCTCCTGGACACCGCCGTCAAGAGCGCCAACTGGACGCGCTCCAACGGGGCGGAGCAGGCACTCCTGTTCGACTGGCTCAACCCGGCGCTCACCGGCGCTGACCGGCAGCTCTACATTGCCGCCCTCAACCGGTGGGCTGACCAGGCGACGACGAGCCAGTTCTCCCCTAACTTCCCAATCCGCACTGACGACTCCGACCAGACGGTGGGGAACTACTTCCAGTTCGCCCTGCTGGCGGTGGCCACTGCCGACGACAACCCGCGGGCGCAGGAGTTCCTGAACCGTTCCTACGTGGGGGGGCTCACCCCCACGGCTGCCGACCGCACCTCCCTGCGGAACGCCATCAGCGAGTACTGCACGAACCTGGCCGTCGGTGGCATGTGGCCGGAGAGCACGCAGTACAACCACGGCACGCTCTCGCTGCTCACCCTCGGCGTTGAGGCCCTGCGGCCAGCCACCGCCGTGGACTCCTTTCCCGAGGTCACGGCGCTGCTGCCCGCCCTCGCTGCGTCCCAGCTCTTTGAGGTCACGCCTGACCTGGCCCAGCCCTTCCAGTGGGGGGACAATGAGAACCCCCGTGACCTGCGGCTGTTCCAGTACGTGACCCTCCTGGGCATGCTGCAGGGGGCCACGCAGTCGAGCCCAGGGCCGGTGAGTGCCTACCTGACCAGCCTCATCGCTGACTTGGTGAGTCGATTCGGTGCCACCGGCTTTGGCTCGGCGGAGCCCTGGGCCCGGCTGTTCCTGTTCTACAACCCCTACCGGCTGTCAACTGATTGGCGCACTGCCCCCCGCACCTTCTTTGCCCCGGGGCAGGGCATCCTGATTCACCGCCAGGCGGACCAGCCGGTCACGGGTGCCCTGCTCGGGGCGCACTTCCGGCCCAGGCAGTCCCTGGTGGACCACCAGGTCAAGTACTTCGGGGACTTCCAACTGTACCGCCGTGGCGAGTGGGCGCTCACGCATCCGATCGGGTACCAGGGGCCGCCCAACCAGGGCGAGGGCACCAACACCATGCTGCACAGTGGGCTCTCAGCCATGGCGGAGCGGCAGGTCACGGCGCAGGAGTCGAGCAGGGATGGCGCCTACAGCTACCTTGCCGGCACGACGAGCGGTCCCTACTATGCACCGCCCTACTTCAGCGCACCCGCGTCGTTCATGGACGAGTGGACCCGGTCCCTGCTCTACCTGCCCGGCACGCCCGGCACGCCCGGCACGCCGGTGGGTGCCACCCCAACTGTCGTCACGCCCGACGTGCTGATTGTCCATGACCGCGTGAACAGCACGCCGATCCGGGCAGTCGACCTCCCGAGGTACCGCGGTGCTGACCAGGCCCGGATCAAGGCAGCCAAGCACCCGAAGGAGTGGATCATCCACGCGCCGGTCGCACCCACCGTCACCCTCCAGGGGCTGCAGTGGGTCACCACCAAGGGTCAACGGGTGGCGGTGGACACCCTGCTCCCACTGGGGCAGGAGCGGGAGGTCATCGACGAGGACACCCTGTGGACGGACACCTACCCCAACCCGGCCAAGTCGGAGCAGAAGTGGCAGGTGCGAGTTGCACCCACCGTGGACGTGCCGCTGGTGAACTTCCTGAACGTCATCCAGGTTGCCGACCCTGCCGGCAGTGGCACGGTGTTCCCTGCCAGGCTCGTGGGCGACGCTGACGGTGTGCTGGTGGGCGCCTTTGTCGCGCGGCCCAATCAGCAGGCGGTGCTGGCGTTCTTCCCTGCCAATGGACCAAACCTGCAGGCGACGCGCCTGACCATCCCGCTGAGTCTCCTTGACGAGCGGCAGGTCGACGCCTACGTGGCTGGAATCGACGTCACGCAGGACTGGTTTGCGGCGGTGGATGGGAGGTTGGTCACGCCCCTGCGGATCTTTGGCTCCAACCTGCTGCGATTCAGCCTTGCGCTCAAGGAGGGCAGCCACACTCTTGAGCTGGGCAGTGCCGTGCGGTCCTTGACGTTTAAGCTCTTCGCCGAGGGGCTCACCGGTGGGACCAGTTTCTTTCTGGATGGTGAGCAGCGGTTGAGCTTGACCTTTCCAACCCTTGCAGAGGCCAAGGAGGTTGCTCAGCGTGCGGTGCGGCTGAACCCGCTTTTCACGCTGGTTGTGGAGGACTTGACCACGCCGGGCACTCGCCGGCTGCACAAGTACACGCTGGTCATGAACTACGCGGTGGAGGAGGTGCCCTTGTGAGCGAGGAGCTGTTCTACCGCCTGACCCCCGAGGGAATTGCTTTGCTTGAGCGCGCCGAGGCCGAGGCTGCGCGCACTGGGCGCAGCTTCGAGGATGCGTTGCAAGAGTATCTCATCAAACTTGAGGAGACAGCACTCAAGAGAGTGCCCGCCGCAAAGAAGGAGGAGATTGAGGATGAGTGACAATGCGACAGCGCCCCCCACGCTGCGTGAGAAGCTGGCTGCGCTGTGCCATGAGCAGTGGCGGGCGTGGATGAACAGTCTTGCCAGTTGCACGCCTGCGGAGACGCACCTGTGGCAGCAGCAGCTCTGGCTGGCCTACGCTGACCTCACGGAGGCGATGAAGGAATCTGCCCGTGCCGCGGCTGACAAGTTCATTGGCCTGTTCATGGCAGAGCTGACGGAGTCTGACGGGGGGAAGCGGGAGTTCTTCGAGCTGATGGCCGCCACAGTCGCTGACTACGAGCGCAACCAGCAGTGCGGCGGGGTCCTTGACTTCAAGTGTGGCCTCAAGGATGCGATCCTTGCTTGGCGGGACGCAGAGATGACAGCGTGCACCGCCCGCCTCCGTGCCGAGGAGGTGCTGGCCGAGGCCACCCTGGAGGCCAGCAGGCCTGACTTCGCACCCGATGGCGCAAAGTTGACCAATGAGGCAGCGCGCAGGGCCTGGGCCACCAAGACCTGCGTGGATGAGGTCATGGAGGCTGACGTCCTGGAGGCGCGGGCGCAGGCGTTGCGCTACTGGGTGGAGGCGCTGGTTGGCCCTGCCGGCCAGCCGCGATTGATTCATGAAGTGCCGGAGGAGCCACGTTGAGCCGAACAATCTGGAAGTACCCCCTCCCGGCTAAATACTACGGGGATTTTGAGCTTGAGCTGCCGGATGGCGCGGTTTTTCTGAGCCTTCAGGTTCAGCGCGGGGTGCCCTGTCTCTGGGCCATGGTGGATCCGAGTGCGCCCAAGGTGAGGGAGACCTTCAAGTGGTTGCTCACGGGGGATGAGGTGCCAACCGGCACTGACTGGGGCTACGTGGGTCTTGTTCAGCTCCATGACGGTGGCCTTGTCGTGCACCTGTGGAGGATGTTCCGTTGAGCGCCTTCCTTGAGTCCCTGGTCCTGCCCGTGCTCACCGAGGCCACCGTCGCCGCCGCCATTGCCGCCGCCAGTGTGCGGGGGCGCGGGGACAATGACCTCGCGGACCAGCTTGCCACCGAGGCAATGCGGGAGGTCCTGAATGCACGCCTGCCCTGCGCCGCCGTCGTCGTCGCGGGGGAGGGGGGGCGCACCGACTCGCCGCGCCTGGAGGCGGGTGAGGAGCTTGGTCATGGTGACTTCAACGACCCCGTCCTGCAGCTCGTCGTGGACCCCCTGGAGGCGACCCGCTGCTGCGCCCGGGGGGAGCCGGGGTCCATCTCAATGCTCGCCGCCGCCTTCGAGGGGGAGGGCGCCTTCCACGTCGGCCCGGACACCTACCTGGAGAAGGTCGTGCTCGCCGCTGACCTGGCGGCGCGGCTGGATGTCCTGCGGCACCAGGTGGAGGTGCAGTTCCCGGACCAGGCCTCGCAGCACCTGCTTGACCTGCCGCTGTCCAAGGTCGTGGACTGGCTCGCCTGGGCGCGCCAGAAGGAGCGGGCGCACGTGACGACGATGCTCCTGGACCGGGAGCGCAACGTGCTGGCGATCAAGTTCCTGCAGGAGCTGAACTCCCAGGTGCGGCTCATCCGCGACGGGGACGCCGTGGCAGCCCTGCTGGCCCTGGACCGCACGAGTGGCGTGGATCTTGCACTTGGAATCGGTGGAGCACCGGAAGCCCTGATTGCCGCCGCCGTGACCCGCGTGTTCGGTGGGCACGCCGAGTTTCGCTGGTGGGATGCGGCGAGTACCGGGCCGAAGCCAATCTACACTGCCGAGCAGCTTGCCTCGGGGCACGTCATGTTCGCGATGACCGGCGTGACCAGCAACGAGGTGCTGAGGGGGGTCAGGTATCGGCGTGGCCTCCCGGTCACGGATTCAATCTGCGGAAGTAGCCGCACTGGCGTGATTTCACGGATTGAGCGGGAGGTGCATGTCAGGTGAGAGAGTGGGCGGTGAGCAGAGTTTGCGCTGAGCAGTGTCGGCACTGCCTGTTTGGTTCTGATCCGGTGCCTGGCGTTGGGAAGGCAGCCGCTTGGCTGGCGCAACTTTACCGCGCTGTTGGGCACCGCCGAGTGCCAGCAGCCGGCTTTCTGTGCCATCGCTTCACTGACCGCAATCAGGAGGTGGTGTGTCGCGGTTGGTGGGATCGACGGTGGCGCTTTGGTTGGCGGCAGTGCGATGAGGAACAGGATGCCCACCTGGTCACCTTCGTGCCGCTCCCGCCGTACAGCTCCGCGGACCAGACTGACTGGACCGTGGAGAACGTCCCGCACCTCCGAGAATCGTTCGACTTTCGCATCGACGAGTCTGACTCGTCTGGGAGGACTGATGAGACTTCGTAACCTCTGGCCCGTGCTTGCCGTCCTGGCGACCCTGCTCCTGACGCTGACCATCCCTGGGCACGCCAGCCCGCTCCAGTACGAGGGCAACCTGGAGCTGCGCTCCCCCGTGTGGGCCTCGCGGCACCTGAACAACGGCCACGACTTCGAGCCGCGCATCCAGCAGTTGGACCTGGCAGGCAACGTGCGGTTCTTCTCCCCGGGGTCACGGTTCGCTGCGTGGGTCAGCGGGGAGCACAGCTTCAGCCGTGGGTTCTTCGTCCACGAGAACAAGATGCGAACAGGCCTTGACCTGAGACTTGGACCCGGAAAGAATCCGGGCTCCCTCACCTTGTTTTCCTTCTGGGAAAGGAGATTCGACATCGACGTTGACAGAGTGTTCGTGGGCGTGCGTGTCGGGTTCCATGGTGACATGGACTAAGTGATTGGCTGGTAGGTAGGCGAATATTTGCCTACCTACCAACAAGGAAGTAAAATGGCAGGGAAAAGGGGTGTTCGAGGAGGGGCTCCTCAAAGCGTCGGCGATCTTTTGCTCAGAATTTCCATTTTGGAGTTTGATGAAACGTCAGAACGGCATCCATCTTGCCCAAAGACAGGTTGTTGGGCAATCGATATAAAGCCTGCAAAGAATGGCTACTGCCAAGTACGAGTCAGTGGCGAACGAGGTCCTGTTCACAGGTTTGTTTATGAGTACTTTGTTGGAGCAGTGCCTGAGGGGAACGATCTGGATCACCTTTGTAGGAATCGGAGCTGCTGCAACTTCGAGCACTTGGAATCCGTTTCACGGCAGGTCAATCTGCTTCGGGGCAAAACGGTCACTGCTCGAAATGCCGCCGCAACTCACTGCCCACAGGGGCATCCTTACTCCGGGGATAATCTTTACCTCTGGACCAAGAAGGGGCACCGGTTCTGCAAAGTTTGTCAGCGCGCTAACCAGTTGCGTCAGCGGGCTCGTAGGCGCGCTCTTCGTCAGCAGGATTGAGGCTGATGCCAGCCCAGACTGGCGAGCCCGAGGGCCGCCCGTCAGCAACCCTTGAAGTCGAGAGTTGTCAACGGGTCCCGTCACCACTCTGCGTCGTCCAGGTGGCGGGGCCATTCAAGTCACGAGGAGGAGAAGAGATGAGATTTCTCGGACGGCTACTGCTGCTGGCTGGCGTCGCGGCTGCGCTGGCCCTCCTGCTGCTGCCCCGCATTGCCCACGCTGGCGCCGTGGGTGGGCAGAAGTGGAAGGAGGACACCGTCCTGGGCAGCGACACTGACTTCTACCGAGTCAGCTTCGAGGCCAATGAGCCTGCTGCAGTCCTGGTTGCCGGCGACGGCGACCTGGACGTCTACATCTACGATGCGGGTGGGCACCTGGTCGTCCAGGACACGCGCTCCCACCACTACGCGTCGTGCAGTTGGACCCCGCGCTGGACGGGGGCGTTCACCATCAAGGTCAAGAACTGCACCTCCAGTGACGTTGATTACCTGCTCACGACCAACTGAGCAGGTGCCGGTGGGTGGCGGAGGAGGCACAGGCGTGGTCACGCTGGCGTCCGTGAGCCCAGTCCCTGCCAAGCCTGTCCTCACCCGTGCGGAGCTGCTCGTGGCAGCCCGCGCCGCCGCCGCGTGGCCGCTGGGCTGCAACGCCGCCACGCGGTGGTTCAGCAGTCCTCAGGCTGCAGCCGCCTGCAGCTACCCGCACCCGGTGCAGGTGGCGCTGGCACGCCGCTGGGGCTGCCCTGCCGTGGCGGTGACCGCCTACCGCGGTCACCTCCGCGGCGACCCAACCGTCCCATGGCCCGAGGTGTGGGCGGTGCAGGTGGTCCTCATTGCCCTGGTGCGCGTGGGCGACCTGCGCCTCAATGAGGCACTGACCCAAGTTCCAGCGCTGGTGGCGCAGGTCCTGCAGGACCTGGCTGCTGCCCAGTGCTGACGACAAGTGCGAAAGGACAAGAACCGTGCGAATCAAAGCTGTGCTGCTGGCCGTGTTTGGTCTCCTCTGCATGCTCACTGCGCCACGCGCTGAGGCGAACACCTACGGGACCTGGGGCCTCTATGGCGACCGCTACTGGCAGGTGATGGCGAACGTGATAAACCCCCTCAATGGGGCCACCTACACCACCTATGGGGGCACTTACGTGTACGTGCCACACAGCGGCAACTACGAGAACCGACTGCAGAACTCGAATGCGGAGGGGATGAGTCCCCACTTCTACACCCTGGTCGGGAGCCTTCAGCGGTACGACCGCGGTTTTGCCTACTGGCGCTACTTCAACGACGAGATTCGCGGCTACACCCAGCCGTCGCAGCCGCAGGCAGCCTGGAGTGTCTACGGCTGGCGGAACCCGCCAACAGACAACTACTGGGACTACGTCTCCGTCAGCCCGCCGAACACCTGGAACCTCTGCGATGCCATCACACACGCGACCGACCATGCCATCGGCTACGTCTCGCGTAGCATCTCGGAGCGCCAGTATTACAAGACGATAAGGCAGTAGGGACGCAACAAACCGATGAGACTTGCGACGCTCCTCGTCGCGCTGCTTGCCACGGCACCCGCCGTGGCGGCAGCGCCCCTCACAGAATCCACCCAGGCGGTGGAGGTGATGACCGTGGCCGACGTGCGTCTTGACCAGTCAATCACCCTCACGGAGCCTGGGGACAGCCTGCGTGCTGTCCTTGAGCGTCTCACCAGGACGACCAAGGTTGAGCTGTTTGCTGACCGGCCCATGTGCAACGTCGTCGTCGTGGCCCGCTACACCGGTCCTCTCCGGGGGTTCATGGCGGCGCTCACCCAGCTCTTTGCTGTGGACCGGGACCACCCCGCCTGGTGGTTCCCAACGCTTGCTGGCCAGTACCGCCTGCAGCGCCCCGCCCAGGCCACCCGCGCCCTGCAGGAGCTGCGCGCCGCGCGCCGCGCGGCCGTGGCCCAGGGCCTCGACCAGGCAATCCGTGACGGTAACCGTTGGGTCAGGCCCCTGGGGCAGCTCACGGACGCCCAGCGTGCCCAGCTCTACGCGGGGCAGCCCCTGGCGTTGCATGCCAGCTACTTCGGCGGCCGGCCGTTTCTGCGGGCGATGCTCGGAGAGAATGCTCCGGGGTGGGGAGACGACGTGGCCGTCACGTTCCAGGTCATCGGTGCCTCTCCCGTTGGCGGTGGCTTCCAGTGGACACTGGTGGAGACGATGGCGGGGGGGGCGAGCCAGTACACGACGGAGGGCGTGCGGTTGGCCACGCTCTGTCCAAGCCTCGCGCCCGCACAGCAACAGGTGGAGTGGCGGCAGCGGTTTGGAACTCCGGTGCCCACCACCGGGCCGCCGGTGCGGTTCACCCAGCCGGGGGACCCACCCCTCACCTCCGCCCTCCTGCGGCGCACTGCTCTGCTGCGCATCGCAGAGCGCGCCCAGGTGAACCTGCTGGCTGATGATGCGGAGCAGGTTCTGGATGCAGGGGCATTTAATGCGGGAGAGCAGGCCTTACCCGCCCTGCTCAGCGCAGCGTGCGCGCCGAGCTACCTCCCCGATCATGAATCGCCCGGGTCCTTCTGGCGCAAGCACGGGGACGTCTACCTCGTGCGCAGCCTTGCGTGGCCCGAGGAGGAGTAGAGATGCGAACCTGGATCGTGACAACGTCGATCATTGCTTGTTTGCCATTTGGCTGGGGACTTGCGGAATTCTTGGATCCCAATGGCAACCTGCACACTGCCGCATCCTGCTTCCTGTTCGCAACGGTTGTCGCCCTGCTTGGGTTGTGGGGACCCTACCTCGCAGGGAAGGAGTAGGACCGGAGGGACGCGGTTGAAGCTGATAACGCCAACGACCCTGACGCCGCACGAGGAGGAGGCGCACCTCCGTCAACTTGCGGGCCTCATCAACGAGGCGGTGCGGGTGTACCGCCGGAAGCTGCCCGAGGGTATCTCAACCGAGGAGCTGCGGGGGGAGGTGCAACTGGCTGTGCTGCAGGCCGTGCGGACCTGGCGCCCTGACGGCGGGGCCTCCCTGGAGGTGTGGTGTCGGCTGTTGATCAAGCGTCACCTGCAGCACAGTGGGCGCAAATTCATCTGCAGCGTCTACCGGGGGTGGGGTGTCGCTCGGTTGGCAGCAGGGGACTTACCGGTGACGCTGTCCCTGGATTCGCCTCACGCACCTGGGGTCGATGGTGACGAACGAACTGTGGATGACTTCATCCCAGTGGTTGAGGACGTGGCCACCGTGGTCCTGGCGAAGGTCGAGGCTGAGCGGATCCTGGCGCTCGTGCATCGGCTTCCTGTGCAGCAGCGCAGCGCGGTGGTGCTGCGCTTTGGCTTCGACGGGGCAGGCATGCGCACCCAGGCGGAGGTGGCCGCACTCATGGGCGTGTCGCAGATGGAGGTGTCCCGGCGGCTGCGCCGGGCCCTCCAGGACCTGCGGTCCAGCTTGGAGTAACGTGATGATCACCGCGGACGATGCTCTCGTGCGCGCCCATGAGGGGCTCGTGCAGCAGTGCGTGAACAACCACCAGTACCTCCTGTCCCCGTACCTGGAGCGCGAGGACCTGGTGTCAGCGTGCTACCTCGCACTGCTCCGCGCGGCGCGCCTGTGGAACCCAGAGTACAACGTCAAGTTCAGCACCTACGCGGTGACTGCCATGCACAACGCCTGCATTCAGGCGCGGCAGCGGGCCATGCCCTCTGGGTTTCGTGGGCGCTTCGCGGCGGCTGAGTTTCCGCAGGTCTACTCGCTGGACCAGCACGCGCGTGACGAGGACGGTGAGGACCTGGAGAGCCTGCTGATGGCCCCCGATGACCCGGCGGGGCAGGCGCTACAGCGGGTCAGCCAGAGTGAGGTGCGGCAGCTCGTGCGGGCGGTGCTCGCGGCTCACCCCACCGAGCTGCGGGTGATCGAGCTGGCGTTCGGGCTCGTCGACGGGGTGGAGTGGCGGGGGCGGGACATCGCGCGGCACCTCAGGCTCTCCCGCACCGCCGTCAGCTCGGCGCTGCACCGGGCGCTGGCACGGCTGCGCCGGTCCCGGGAGTTGGAGGTGCTGCGGTGAGGAGGTCTTGCAGAGGGTTTGGAAACGGCGTACAATAGGTTGGAGGAGGAGAGGTGCAGCAAGGCCAATGTTTCCCGCTGAGCAGTTCCTAGCGAGGGCCCGCCAAGCGGTGGCGATCTGGAACCAGAATCACCCTGACCAGTTCGTACCCACCGAGTGGGCGGAAGAGTATCTGCGCACCGAGGCGCTGGTGGTGGGGCTCCAGCACGCCACCGACCTGTACCTGCGCACGCAGGAGTTCCACGGGGCGCAACTCCGCTGTGCTGAGTTCGAGAAGCTGCTCGACCGCACTGCCCCGCACTTCCTCCGGTGGCTCGTGACGCTGCTCGGCGCGCTGCCCTGACTTCCGCGTGAATCAGTGATAGACTGAAGGTGAGTGGCGTTTAGCGACACGCGCCCTCACCTGCGGGGCCTCGGGGGTGGGGAGACTTCTCCCTCCCCGCCCCCATCAATCAATCCTTTCACGCACGAGCAAGTTCGTGTGGCATCCTGTAGTTCAAGCGGTAGAACGCTACCAGGACGCTGGCAGAGGCTGCAGGTTCGAATCCTGCTGGGATGCTGCCCGACACTCCGAGGAGGTTTGCCATGGCAGTTGAGCGACAGCCACTTGGCGACGGCACAGTTCATGTGGGCGGACCCCTCTTCGTGGCCAACGCGGGCACCGTCGAGGAGGGTAGCCCCGCCAACCACGGCCTCGGCACCATGACGGACGGGGACCGCGCGTGGGCCCTCCGCGGCGCTGGGCCACAGCAGACGTGGCGGGGGGACATGGCCAACTATCCGGCGTCGCCTGGCGTGGGGAGCCTCCAGGTGGACCCCATCCTGCCGGACATCAACTACAGCGCTACATTCCCCGAGAATGGCGGCAACGACGCCTGGAAGGGCGAGCAGCCAATGATGCCCCGACCTGCCATCTCTTCGAGTGGCGTGCACGACCTCGGGGAACCGAGGGAGGAGTAAGACCATGGAAGACCTCACCCAGTACGACGTTGCGATTTACGGCCCCTCGGGTGGCCCATCCGTCTACGCCGAGGCGGAAGGCCGCTTCAATGGCGGAGGCTGGATCAGGGAGCCCCTGGCCTTCAGTGACTTCGACGGCAAGGGGATCTGGGCCCAGCCCCCCGAGGCTGACGGCGAGAAGAACTTGACCACCGTCCCCCAGGGCACCCAGGCCAGCGGTGGCAACATGGGACCCTACGGCGGCATGCTGATCTGGGACGCTGTCGAGCGCTCGGCAGGGTCACCCACCGCTGAGGGTGGTTGGTTCTGAGCCTTTTTCCTCCGCTCCTCCTCGCCAATCCCTTGAGCAGCCATCCGGCTGCTCACTTTTTTCGGGTGGTGGGGTTGACACTTGCCTGCCATCCCGGTAACCTCAGGTTGCTCACTAATCTTCACTGACGGACACCGTTGCCGCAGCCCCCTGGGGCTGCGGCGCCTTTTTTCTGGAGGACCGATGGACCTGACCTGGCCAGCCTTCGCGCAGTGGCTGCGGAGCCTCCCGCCGGACAAGGCGGTGGGCCTCGCGGGCGGTTCCTACCTGCACCCCTTCGCGCTCTTCGTCTCCAGCCTCCACGGTGGGCGCGACACCTACGTGTGGTGCGCGGCGGGGAGCATCTACGTGTGGGTGCAGGGCGACGACCTGCCCTGGTATCTGGAGGAGCCCAGCGTGGTGGCGGGGCTGCCAGCCTTCAACGACCTCCTGGTGCCACCGGAGCCGCTGCGGGCCGTCACGGCTGGGGAGTGCGTGGCAGTGTTGGACCAGTTGGGATGAGCCAGGAGGAGCATCGACCGGATTGGCAGAGCTTCGAGGTGCTCTTCTCAGCCGCACGGGGAGGGGACGACCGGGCCATGGACGCACTGATGCGCGCCTTTGAGGGGCTGGTGTGGAGAGAGGTGGCCACTGTCGACTTCTTTGCGCCCGGCTTGGAGCGTGAGGACCTGCTGCAATGTGCTCGCTTAGCGTTGCTGGACGCCTTCCGGTGTTTTCAGCGCGCCAAGGGGTGTAACTTTCCAAGCTTCGCTCGTGTCTGCATTCGGCGTGGGCTCATCACTGCGGTGAAGTGTGCGCGGGCGAAGAAGAATTTTCCAGGCACCATGTCGCTGGATGAGCAGGATCACCTTGCGGTTGATGCCGCCGACTGTGAGGCCTTGGCCATCGCGAACGTAGTCACTGCTGCGCGGTGGACTGAGCTACGAGCGCGGCTGACACCCCTGGAGTTGCAGGTTCTTGAGGCTCGCCTGCGGGGAGAGGTTTACAAGAGGCCCGATGAGCAACGTGGCCGCTGCGCGGACAACGCACGAGTGCGCATCCAGAGAAAGCTATGCCACTGGCTAGAGGAGGGGGATTAACCGTGACAACTGATTTGCGGAGAGTGGTTCTGTATGTCGATGGATCATGCCGCGGTGGCACCGTCAAGGAGCCCAAGGCCATGGGCGCGGGCATCCTGCTGATCGACGGCCCCACCGAGCGGGAGCTGGCAGTGCCCCTGGGGGAGGGGACGAATCAGCAGGCTGAGCTGCTGGCCCTCAAGGTGGCCCTGGAGACGGTGGCGGCTGGCACTCCGCTGCAGGGCTGCAGCGTCTGGTGCTACACCGACTCGATGTACACCGTTGGCCTCCTGGCCCAGGGTCACACGCCCAGTGCCAATCGGAACCTCGTCAATGAGGTGGTGCGGCTCAGCCGGCGCTGTGGCCAGTTTCGGATCGCGTACGTCCCCGGGCACGAGGGGCATGCCCTCAATGAGCGGGCCCACCGGCTGGCCGTGGCGGCGGCGAAGGGGCGCGCTGCCGACCTCGGCTGCACACCCAGCGTCAGTGCCGAGCTGGTGGAGGAGCTGGAGGCGCGGGTGGAGGCGCTGGTGAAGGTGACTCAGTTCTACGCGGACCCCCTGACCTACCAGAAGCTCAATGGCGCGGTGCCTGCCATCATTGGTGACCGTGGCGAGGCGGCGCGCGTCGTCCTCCGCGCCCTGGGACACCCGGCGGTGGAGGAGCCGTTCGAGGAGCCGGTGACGGCAGCGGAAGCTGCGGCGTGAGGTGGTCTACTACAACGAGATTGATCCCTTCTGCTGTCAGTGGTTGCGCAACCTGATTGAGGCTGGCCTGATTGCGAGAGGTGAGGTGGATGAGCGAGACATCCGAGATGTCACCTCCAGTGACCTGTGTGGGTTCACTCAGTGTCACTGGTTCGCTGGAATCGGCGGCTGGTCCTACGCCTTGCGTCTCGCCGGTTGGCCCGATGACCGGCCCGCATGGACCGGCAGTTGCCCTTGTCAACCTTTCAGCGCGGCAGGCAAGGGAGCTGGGTTTGCTGACGAGCGGCACCTCTGGCCAGCCTGGTTCCACCTCATCAGCGCCTGTTGCCCTCCAGTCGTTTTCGGAGAACAGGTCTCAAGTCCCATCGCGTTGAAGTGGCTGGATGTAGTTGTGATGAATTTCGAGGAGATTGGATATGATTTCGCAGCAGCAGACCTTTGCGCCTCTGGTGTCGGCGCTCCACATATCCGGCAACGGCTCTATTGGGTTGCTGAAAACCTGCACGTCGTGCAAGCAGGCAAAGCCGTTCAGCGACTATCGGAGGTACAGTGGCAGATGCCGGGACGGACTGCGTCCAATCTGTAAGCCATGCCAACGCGAGTACGAGAAGGGTTGGCGGTCCAAAACCACGGCATATCGATCCGAGGCGCGTGCGAAGCGACGAGAGAAAGAGGAAGCCTACAAATCCGATTGGCTCATGAGAAACCGAGTAAAATATCTGGTTGCGGAGTGCCGGCGCAGGAGTGCGAAGAAGGGGCTATCGTTCAATCTCGACCAGTATATCCCGGAGTTGCAGGCACGGTTAGACATGGGAGCGTGCGAATTGTCAGGGATCCCGTTCAAACAGACAATGGGGCCGACGACCTATGACAGTCCATCCCTGGATAGGATCAATCCTTCGGAGGGATATCTCTACGGCAACGTTCGTATAGTATGTTACGCGATGAACTGCGCGCTAGGGAATTGGGGCGAAGAAGCACTGTTGACGATTTTGGAGGGTTGGCAGCGGAGGAGGAGCGAGTGACAAATGGAGGAGACGCTCCAGGGCCGATTGACGTCGGCTCTGAAGAAACGAATCAACCAGGATACCGCATCGATCCTGTTCAAGCACCAATGGAAGACGCGGACGACGCCGAGAGACAGGATGATACCCGCCTTCAGAGCGTCTCCGCTCCGCACATCCGGCAACGACTGTTCTTCGTGGCCGACGCCGACGGCGGCGCTGGCCGACAAGGGCGTGCGCTCGACGGAGGGTGGTATACGGGAGGCGATGCGCTCGCGCGGGCCGGATCTGACAGCGGTCTCGGCGCTGTCGTCCTGGGCGACCCCGAGCGCGCGGGACTGGCGCGACGGTCGCGCCAGTCCCGAGACGATGGAGCGGAACAGCCGTCCGCTGAACGAACAGGTGGTGCAGTTGGCGGGGTGGACTACGCCGTCAGCGACGGACGGCGAGCGTGCAGGAACGATGACCCCCGGAATGACAGGCAGCAGCCTAACACAGAAGGCGTCCTTGGCGGGATGGGCAACTCCTTGCGCGCAGCCAACGAATACGTCACCCGAGGCGTTCATTCGGCGCAAGGACCGGAAACCGAGCGGGGCTGTCACGGACATCGGTGCGCAGGTCCAACTGGCGGTTTTTGGTCCGACGCTGACTGGATCTACTGTCGCGACGGCAAGTGGCGGCCAGTTGAATCCGGCACACTCCCGTTGGCTGCAAGGGTACCTGCCCGAGTGGGACGACTGCGCGGTTACGGTAATGCCATCGTCGCGCCGCTCGCCGCAGAATTCATCAAAGCCTACCTTGAAAGTCAGGAGGGAAGACTTGGAGCAAGCGAAGACCGACGATGAGGAGCTGGTCCTTGAGCCCGTGCGACCGTCGCGCCGTCGACGGCAGGAGCTGCCAGTCAACCCGCAGCCGCTGGGTGGGGCCAACATTCCGCCCAAGCCCCTGCGCCTTCGTGAGGGCGCCGTCCGGCACCTCAAGGTTGAGGGGACTGGCGACGAGTACCTCCTGACGGTGGAGGTGGGTGACAGCCAGGTGTGGGAGGTGCCCATCACCGAGGCGGTCAAGGCAGCCTTCGAGCGCGAGCGTGACCGGCTGCTGGCGGAGTTCAACCAGCGCGAGCTGGAGCTGTTGTCGAAGGTCAATGACCTGGAAGGGCAGGTGCAAGTTGCAAAGAAGTGGCTCAAGCGACTCCGAGGCTAGGCAGGTGCGTGTCACCGCTGAGCGCATCCTCCCCGATGGCGACGGCTTCGTGGCCTGCGTGCCGCCGGTGTACCTGCCGCGCAAGTCTGCGTTACTGGTGCGGTTGCCGGAGGAGTACTGGGTGGGTGCCCAGCGCATCGCAGACCTACAGGCGTGCTCGGCGCGACTTGAGCTACAGCGGGCTGAGCTGGCACAGTACGCACGGGGACTGGACAAGGAGCTGCGGGAGGTGCGGCGGCGCCACTCCTACCTCATCGCGTCCCTGAATCAGGTCACGAACGAGGGGAATCAGCTTGTGCTCCCAGTCACGGACCTGCGCCTTGAGATTCGGGCCCTGCTGTTCGCTCAGGGCTTTCACCCACGGCACCACCACCCGTGGTGGCACTGGCCCCGGTGGATTGGGTGCTCGCACTGTCTACCCGCTGGCCTTGGGTTTGAGCGCGATCTCAACATCGTCCACGCAGAGATGGTGCTGTGCCGTGGGCTCATCAAGCTCTTCCACGAGCGCCTGCGGGCAGCCCTGCGCCCGGTCCTGCGGGGGGCACACCCAAACCTGCTGGCTGCGCCAGAAGCGGCACCCGTCGAGCTGGCCGCTGGCGTGCCAGTTCCTGAGGAGGTGTGACATCGCAGTCGTCTACACCACCAAGGAGAAGCTTGAGGATCTCCCTGAGCGGCACGAGCTGGGGACCTACCTGACGCCACCGGAGTTCGTGAAGTTGGGACTCACGGTGCTGGAGGGGGAGGTCACTCGCCATGCCGGTCACGTGCCGCCGCACCTCACCATCCTTGACCCGGGTGCTGGCGAGGGTGCCTGGGGGCATGGCCTCGTGGTGGACTCCTTCCCACGTTCCAGGCTGCTGGTGGGGGTGGAGCGGCGACCCGTGGCGCAGCCACAGGGCTACGACAGGTGGGTCACGGCAGACTACCTGGAGTGGGCGCAGCGCTGCCCGCCGGCCGTCTTCGACCTCGTCGTGGGCAATCCGCCGTACGACGAGCCCAGGGGATCCTACTCTGCAGAGCTGTTCATCCGCGCCTCCCTGCGGCTGCTCAAGCCCGGTGGCTTCCTGCTCTTCCTGCTGAAGCTCACCTTCCTGCAGAGTAGGCGGCGCGCGGATGCCCTCTTCCTGGAGCACCCGCCGGTGTCAGTGACCGTGTGCAAGTCGCGGCCACGGTTCACGGGGCCTGGGAATCCAGATTCCTACGCATTCTACTGCTGGCGCAAGGGGTTCACGGGTGAGCCACGATTGGCATGGATTTGAGGGGAGCCATTGATGGAAAGTGTCCTATCGCACCTGGTCGCAGTTGCCTTTGGTCTTTTTGTCGGCTACTTCATGGGACTTGCGGATAATGGGGAGAGGCGCTGATGGATGGGATGGAGTATGCCGACGTCGTCGGAGAACGGTTAGAGAGGGAGCGCGATGAGGCAGAGCAGCAGCGGGACAAGCTGCAGGCCGAGTGCAGCCAGTTGCAGGAGGAGCTAATGGAGTTCCAGGAGATTGCCTACTTCTGGCTGGATCGTTGGGAGGAACAGCGAGAAGGCTGGGGCTGGCGGCACAACTACCTCTACGACCGCACGAAGGCCGCGCTCATCGACGACTTCGAGTGCGGGGACTGGATGTGTTGCACCGACGATGACAATCTGGCCTAACAGACGAAGGAGAGACGTGCGGCTGCGGGAGCAGCGCGACGAGGCGAGAGCTGCGGCACGGGAGGCAACTAGGCTGCTGTTGGCCGCGCCGGTCATGGAACGCCTCGGGGGTCAGGCGGCGACGGTGCAGGCCTTCCTGGAGAGGTATCCCTGGGTCCACGAGGCGCCACAGCCAAGCATAGACGAGGAGGAGCGATGAGCAACGTCAAGCTTTGTGAGCGCTGCGGAGAAACGTTTTACTCAATGGACATGCTGGAGATGTCCAACAAGCGCTGGCTGTGCCTTGTGTGCGTTAAGCTGGAGTTTGACGAAGTGCAGCAGCAGCGGGACCAGGCGCGGGACGTGGCGCGGCACGCAGTGCTCTGCATGAAGCAGACGGACTATCACACGCAGGGGCTGATCTTGGAAGAGCAACACTCGTGGCTGCGCGAGGCCGGCCAGTGACGCGGCATCCCTGGTGGCGGCGGCTCCTGTGTCGTATCGGCTGGCACTCGGCGGAGCGTATCGGCTTCACGCTGCTGTGCAATCCGGCGTGGGGTTGTCGCTACTGCCCCGAGGCGTGGGTGGACTACTGGTATGCGCAGGTTCACTGGAGGCGCGAGGTCGGCCAGGGAGCGGGAGGCCGAGGCGATGAGTGAACGCCAGATGGTCGCAGAAGTTCGGTTGTCCTGCGGTCGTTGGTATCTATCGGTCTGCGGGTTTGCCGTTGCGATGGAGGGGGACCGCTGCCGAGACGGCAGCTTGCCGGAGGTGGTGATGCCGCCGATACCTACTGAGGAATTGCATAACGCCACCATCGGCGGGAAGCCTGCGTCAGAGCTACCCATTTCCCTTGTGCGCTTCTTCCGGGGCAACAACTGGACGAAGGAGATGCTTTCCTACGTGGCGGACAAGATAAACCGCCGAGCAACGCTCACATGAGCCGGACTAACTGCCCCGACTGTGAACGCCTGCGCGAGCAGCTTGGTGACACTATGCCCTCGGCTTGAGGGCAGAGGGGGACACCCTGCCCCCCCCCGGTGCAGGTGAGAGACGCGCGACGAACTCTGCTTCCTGGTTTCTCCCCCGGTCACCGCCGGGGGTTCTTTTTGCGCCGTGACTTTGACGGGTGTCGGCGGTATACTTGGAACAGGAGGATTCCTGCGTGGCCGACCCCAACGCGATTGTGGACGTCTTTCACGCCCCGGTGCGCCCGCCCACGGTGGCGGAGCGTGCCAGCCTCCTGCGTCGAGTCCGGGTGAAGCTGGCAGAGTTGCTCATTGGCCCGCAGCCTGCCCCTGGCGCCGCCCCGGCGCCAGTCTTGACCACCCAGACCGGAGCCAGCGACGCCACCTACGCCAGCTTCGGTGACCGCGTCTGGAACGTCAGCTACCAGCGCCGCGCCGTGTACTTCGACCTCCTCGACATGGACCGCAACGACCCCATGCTTCACACGGCCCTTTCCATCCACGCGGACTGCACGGTCTGCTACGAGGACGTGGCGGTGGACGGGTTCGACTGGACCATGACGCTGAAGAACGAGCGTGCCCAGGACGCGCTGGATGACCTCAAGGAGCGCCTGAACCTGGGCGCCGAGGTCTGGCAGATCGTGCGCAAGTTCGTGCAGTTCGGGGAGGAGTACCGGGAGGTCGTCGTGGACGACCGCAACCTGGTGGTGGCCTTCAACAGCCTCCCAGCCTACCAGGTCATGCCCAAGTTCGACGCGATGGGGAACCGCCTCCCCGGCTGGTCACAGCGCCCCGAGCAGCTCGTGGGTGCGCGGCCGATTCACCTCGACGAGTGGCAGGTCATCCCCTTCATGTGGGGTCCACGGTGGGGCTACTTCGGCACTGGGCTCATGGCGCCGGCGCGCCGCTCCTGGCGCCGGCTGCAGAAGCTGGCGGATGGCATGGCCATCGCGCGCATGACCCGGGCCTACGACAAGCTCGTCCACAAGGTGCCGGTGGAGCCCAAGTGGAACATGGCCAAGCAGTACGAGGCCATTGGTCTCTACCGGCAGAACCTCACCAAGCGCCGGAGTCTCGACCAGGACGGCAACGTCACCCTGCGCGACGACCCCATGACCCCCACGACTGAGATCTTCATCCCGGACGACGGTAGTGGCCGCGGGGGCGTGGAGACCCTGGCACTGCAGAACATGCAGTTGATGAACGTGGAGGACCTGCGGTTCCACCAGGATGAGATTCTCACCTGCTGCCGGGTGCCGCGGAAGTACCTGAACCTGGTCCTCAAGGGCGCAGCTCTCGGTGATTCCTCCATCATGGCTGAGGACATCCAGTTCGCGCGGGTCCTGCGGCAGAACCAGGCGACCCTGCGCCTGGGCCTGCGGCAGCTCGCGCGCGTGGCCCTGCTCCTTCGGGGCTTCGACGCCGACGAGCTGGGGGTCAACGTCAAGCTGGCCAAGATCAACGTCCAGGACTACCTCACCCAGGCCAAGGTGCAGATGAACCTCGCCCAGGCGGCCAACGTGTTCGCCCAGACCCTCCTCACCGGTGGCATTGCCCCCGAGATCGTCTACGACCGCTACATGCAGCTCAGCGACGCTGACAAGGAGATCATGCGAAAGTTCCAGGAGGAGCAGGAGAAGGATGAGCTGGCTGCCCTTCGCAAGGAGAAAGCTGAGGCGGCGAAGCAGCAGCCCCAGAATGGCAAGCTTCCCCGAACCAATGCCAACGGCGGTGGCGGCGCGCAGCAGGGGCTCCCAACCGCGGAGGAGGTCAGCCAGGTCCTGGCGAAACTTGGCATGATGTGCCAGGAGCTGGCTGAAAAAGAGGGACTGCAGTTCGATCTGACCTACGAGGATCGCCTGGCCCAGGCCAGGGATGTCATTGCTGAGACTTGCTTGAACGGGAGTCGTTGATCAGTGCCCACTTCTTCCCGAGGAGAGTTCCAGGTGCTCGCTCGGCGTTGCCAGAGCCTGTCAGCTCAGTGGCTGCAGCTCGCCCAGGCGCGGAAGGTCAACCGTCGCCGGGGTGCCTGGCGGCGTGTGCCCCTGGCCGGCTCCGTCAGCCGCCTGGAGAAGCTCCTGCGGGCCGAGTTCAGCCGCCTGGAGCGCCAGGCGATTCAGGTGCTGGCTGGGGCCAGCCTGGAGCGGGCACGCAGCGAGGAGGAGCCGCTGGAGGTGGACCCTGCAGCGCCGCTAGACAAGCGCCGGCTGGCTCCGCTGCTGATCCTCCTGGGCCTCTTCCGCGCGCGACAGCTTGCCGCAGCCGAGACGGTGATCGATGAGGCCTTCGCGGTTGGCCGCACGCAGGTGCTGAAGCGGCTGAGGCGCCCAGACGCCCCCGAGCAGCCAGCGACGGCTGCCCTGCCGACGGTGGTCCTGCAGCGGTTCCGCACGGACGTGCTGCGGCTGCACTCGGATCTCATCGCCGGCACGGCCCGCTCCCCGGGTGTGGAGCGGCTGGTGGCGGACAGCGCCACGGTGGGTGCAGCGGTGGAGGCGCTCACTGCCCTCCTGGACGTGGAGAGCTTCCGGCTCTCGATGTTTGCGGAGGCCCTGGTGCACGCCGCGTGGATCGCTGGCTTCAGGAGCGGCGCTGTCGACGCGACCGTGGCAGCGCTGGCAGCCGGTGAGGTACCACAGGAGTTCGCCTGGACGGGCCCGGACGACACGGACACGTGTCAGCCGTGCCATGACCAGTTCAAGAAGCGCGTTGTTGCGCGGTCGCTGGCTGACCTGCCGGATCCAACTACAATCTGTGAATTTGGAAGAGCGTGCAGGCATGCTTGGAGAGTTGTCAATTGACTGTGGTGACCAATGCCCAAGTTTGAGTATGAAGTGGTTGCAATGCGACCGCATCCACGGCGCGTGTGAGGTGAGCGATGGCGTGCCACATTGACCGCATTACCAACCTCTGCGTTGATGGGGAGCCCGTCAGCTCCACGAACCCGCTGCCCACCTCTGGTGGTGCAGGACCCGGGTCCAACGTCGTCGTCACGGACATGGAGGATGGCGCTGGCGACAGCGTCATGGACCCCGTCAACGACGCTGTCCGCGTCAACGTCGTGGCGGGGGGGACTGCTGGGGGCGTCACTCCCCTCACCTACACGGCGGCGGGGACGCTGGCCATCACCAGCGGGGGCACCTCCCAGGAGGTCTTCGCGGCCAACGCCAGCCGCAAGGCGTTGCTCATCATCAACATCTCCAGCGAGGTGCTGTGGGTCGCCTTTGGGGGCGCAGCCACCGCCGACACCCCCTCCATCCCCCTGCAGCCGAACAACGCGGGCGTTCTGGACTTCCCCAACCCTGGTGGGGGCATTGTCACCCAGCAGATTCAGATCATCGGCGCAACGACGGGCAGTAAATTCGTCGCCTTACAATCGTCCTAGGAGGCCCTGTGAGTAAGAATGTCCTGCAGCTCCTGAACTCTCCCCAGGAGGTGCCAACCCTGGACCGCGAGGCCCTGAAGTACCTGACTGACGAGCAGGTGACTCGCGCCTGGAAGGAGTTCCTGGCGCAGGTGGCGGTGCAGCTCCTGCAAGCGCACGCCAACGTGCGCATGGACCCCAGTGACCAGGGGCTGCGCGACCAGTACGAGCGGGCACACCGGCACAACCGGCGGCTGGTCGAGGAGTACGAGGCCCGCTGGCGTGCCTTTGAGCCCAAGGACGAGCCGTCCACTGAGTGACCGGAGGTAGCCACGTGCTGCGCAACGACGTCACCGCCCTCAACCAGTTGATCGCCACCAGCGGCGAGCACATCGTCCCGGGGACACCCACCGCCTCGGCGACAAAGGCACTCCTGCGGCTGGGCAATGCCCTCGTCGGTGGTGACGCCGATGGCTGCTACCTGGGTCTCAACGCGCCCAGTGGCTGGGTCGGCGACTACCTGCGCCTCCAGCTCAACGCGGTGGACGTGCTGCGGCTCGACAGCCTTGGCAACCTGGGCGTCGGAGTCTCGGCCACCTCGGGTTTTCGGATCCACGCCGAGGCTGACGGCAACTTCGACAACATGGTCCGGGTGAACAACGTCAACACGGGCAATGGTGCCGCCGCCGGCTCCTCGGTGCAGGTACGCTGTGGGGGGACCGACACCGCGAGCGGGCGACTGACGGCCTGGGGTGGCAGTCACGCCTCGACGTTTCGAGCAAACCGGGTCAGTGTCGTTGCCAACTCGGACGCCACCGGGGTCACCCTGGAGGCCAACAATGCCTCGCAGGACATTCGCTTCGTGCTGCCAACGCCGCTGGATGAGCAGGCCAGGTTCGCCAGCACCGGTGAGCTGCTGATTGGCACGACCTCCACTCTGGGGCGCCTAGCAGTTGTTGGGCGCATTGACCAGATTCAATCTGTTGTCAGGGCTTTTTCAACCCAGACAACCAACCTTGCAGAGTGGCAGTCGTCGGCGCCAGCGATTCTTGTGGCGATACTGGGTGATGGTCGCCTGCAAGTCAATCCAGCTACCAATGCTTTGGCATTTTTTGGCGGCACGGGGTCAATAAACAACACTCGCGTTTCTATCTTCAACAATCAGAACGCCACCCTGATCCCGCTTGGAATACGTGCTCACGCCTCGCAAACAGCTTCCGCGCTTGAGGTGCAGGACAACGGCGGCACCTCCCGTGTCACAGTCGGCAGCCTTACGCAGGTCGCCAGCATCACCCTGGCCGTGAGAGGCATTGCATCACAGACTGGCAAGCTGCAGGAGTGGCAGACGAGTGCCGGGGGCACTCTCGCGTACGTCCAGGCAGATGGTCCATGCTACTTCCCCCAGGCTGGCATTGGCGTTTTCGCTGCACAGGCCGGCGTTGGACTCTTCGTCACTGGCTCCGACGCAACGGCAGTGACCCAGGTTTTGCGCCAGTTGACGTCCCAGACGGGTCACCTGCTGGAGGCTCGTGACGACAGCAACGGGAGCCTCTTCACCTTCACGAACATCGGTGATCTGACGTTTAACCGCCGCTCCTCGACGACAGGTGGGCGCCAGGTGGCGGACCTCATCGCCGAGTTTGTCGTCAGTACGGACGCCTCGCGCACGGGTCGCTTCAAGCTGCGCGCCACGGACTTCAACGCGACGCGTGAGGTGCTGCGGGGCGAGGCGGACGGGACGAACCCGATGGTCGGCTTCCTGGGGACCAATGCCTTCCGGGCTACTGGGTGGGCAACGGCGACAGGCACTGCCACACGCACGACTTTCGACACGACCACTGTCACGCTGGCAGGATTGGCTGAGAGGGTCAAGGCTCTACTTGATGATCTCCACCAGACAGCAGGCTATGGTTTGCTGAGGACGTAACGTTGGCAAATTTCGGTGACATCCCGGGAAACACAGACGTTCTCGGGAAGGCAGTGCGAACCGGCTCGATCACCGTCACTGCCCTGGAGCTAACCAAGGCGATCACCTTCGCCAGCAACATGCCCTCTGTCAGTTTCAAGGTCTTCTTTGCGCCCGAGGGGAACCTAGCTGCAATTCTGTGGGCTACGAGCAAGGCTACGACGGGCTTCACGCTCAACCTGTCAGTGGGCGTTGCAGGCACGATTGACTGGCTGGCAGTTGAAGACTAGCCATGATTCATAACTTAGCCACCGTCGCACCCGTTGTGGGCAACGACGGCACACAGGGGTACGAGGTCGGCTCCAAGTGGCTGAACGTCGTGACGGGCCAGCTCTATTCCTGCACCAGCGCTGCCACCGGGGCAGCCACCTGGTCGCCTGTGGACAAGGTGGTGCTGGAGCAGGACCCTACCCTGCTGCCCGCGACGAAGCTGGGCAGTGGGAGCCTGGACTCCAGCAAGTTCCTGCGCGGCGACCAGATGTGGGCGACACCGCCCGCTGGTGGCACCCCACCCACCGGCACGGGCTTCCGGCACGTCACTGCCGGGGCTGAGGACTCCGCCGCGAAGCTGGTGGAGAATGCGGACGTTGCCAGCGCGGCAGCCATCGCGGAGAGCAAGCTCTCCCTGAACTTTGCCACGCACTCCAACGCGAACGACCCGAGCAGTGGCGAGAAGAGCGCCCTGGCGGGCACCAGCGGCACGCCGGGGTCGGGGAACAAGTACGTCACCGACGGCGACGCGCGGAACACGAACTCCCGGGCGCCGACGAGCCACGGGGCTAGCCTGCACGACGGCACGGTGGAGGCGACGGCCAACAAGGGGGCTGCCAGTGGGTACGCTGGCCTGGGCAGCAACTCCCTGGTGCCGACTGCGCAGCTCGGCACTGGGACACCGGACACCACCAAGTTCCTGCGCGGTGACCAGACTTGGGTCGCACCGCCCGGGGCACCGGGCGCGCGGGAGGACCTGGTGGCCTACTGGGAGGTCACCAGCACCAAGACCAACATCGGCGCATCGTTCGTGGACATCTACGTGAACACCAACGCCGATGGGAAGAGCGTGCAGATTGACACCAACGGCAAGACCCAGGTGCGCCTGGCAGTGCTCTGGAACAAGATTGGGACCGGCACGCAGACGGTGCAGGTGCTGGAGGTCGGGACTGCCAACGTGCTGATCTCCCTGGACGTGGTGAGTGGCCGCAACGCCAGCGCACTCACCGCCATCCCAGCGGCGCTGCAGAACAGCGTGAAGATTTACAAGCTGCAGGCGAAGAGCACGACCGCAGCAGACGATCCCGTCTTCGAGGGTTGTCAAATTTTTCTCAAATGATTCAGGCTCTACCTGAAGTAAGGAGGACCAACCAATGGCTGTTGACACCACCGACAAGGCGCTGAACCTGTGCACGCGACTTGCGGATGCAGCGAATCGGCTCATGATTGCGGTTGAGGACCTGGCAAACCTCAAGGACGAGAAGGAGAGTGCCGGGCTGACTCTCACTGCCGCTGAGATTGAGGCGGCGCTTGACGCCTCCAGCCTGAAGCACGCCGATGGGACTGACTTCGACAACGTCATCAGCTCCGGGGCGGCAGTCAAGACGTTCCTGGTGACCAACTTTCACGACGACATCTTCGCCAAGGTTCGCCCATGACGGAGCCCAGGATCTTCACCTGCGAGGAGTGGGGTGCCCTCCCCGTGCACCGGGCCTTTCCCACCAAGCCTGCGGTGGGCACCGTGATTCACCACACTGCGTCGCCGAATGCCACGCCGCTCCTGGGTCCTGAGGAGCTGCACCGGTCCTTCAAGCTGGCTCGGGCCATCCAGCGGGACCACCTCGCGCGAAGGTGGGCGGACACCGGGCAGCACTTCCTGGTCAGCCGCGGTGGCATCATCCTGGAGGGGCGCCATGGGAGCCTTGCCGCCGCACGCCGGGGGCGCTGCGTGCGTGGCTCCCACGCAGGCAACAACCTGGCGAACTCCCAGTGGTTCGGCATCGAGACCGAGGGGCGCTACGACCAGGAGTTCCTCGTCACCGATGCACAGTGGCAGGCGCTGGTGACGCTGCATGCGTGGTTGGCCCACTGGGGTGACTTCGACACGGCGACTGTTCAACCACACAGTCACTTCAGGCCAACGGAGTGTCCTGGGCACCTCCGCGATCACCTTGGCCGGCTGCGGCAGGAGGCCCATGACCTGAAGATGAGGCTCAGGTTCCCACAAGATAACCCTTGAGGGTGACCCAGTCCGTGTCAAGTGTCGCTGAATCGCGGTAGAATTCAGACAAGTGTCAGAGTGGAGGCTCCATGTTCGAGCAATTGCTGAAGTTTGCGCTGCCGCACCTTGGAGGTGACCTCAAGGATCGTCTCCTCCACCAGTTGGAGGCGGCAGTCAAGCAGCTCGCGGTGGATCAGCTCGCCAAGAGCACGGCGCACGTCCTGCTGAAGTCCATCGACAGTGTGATCGCGGTGGCGGTGGCCAACCTCTCCCGGGGTGATGCGCAGAAGCTTGCCAGCGCCTACGCGCTGGAGGTCCTGCGGCAGCTCGACCAGCTCAGTGACGCGGTGCATGCCTACATCCCCATGCAGGTCACGGTGGAGGTGGCCAAGCAGGAGCATGGGGCCACAAGCCCGCAGGCTGCGGCTGCCCGCAAGGCCCGCGAGGCTGGGATTGCGGAGCTGAAACAAGAGGTAAAGGACCTCTTGAAGTCGGCCACCGGTGGAGATGTGAAGGACTAGGGGGACACGTCGTTGCCCTACGCCAGGACCAGCGAGCTGCCAGAGGGTGTCAAGGGTGCCCTGCCGAAGCGGGGTCAACGCATCTTTCGCGCTGCGTTCAATGCCGCTCACCGCACCTACGGTGGCAATGAGGAGCGGGCCTTCAAAGTGGCCTGGGCGGCGGTGAAGCGCGTCTTCAAGAAGAAGGGTGGCAAGTGGGTCAAGGCCAGCCAGTCTGATCTGACCACCCAGCAGCTCCTCCTGGACACGCAGCGGCTCTACCAGGAGCACTGGCGCCGCAACCCCGAGGCGCTGCCTGCCCAGCGCACGGTCAACGACCTGCTGGCGCAGGTGGCAGCCAACCCGACACAGGACTTGCGACTCCTGCGGCAGCTTGAGGGGCTCGGTGTCCCGTACTTTGACTTCGAGGCGCTTGTGCAGTCATACGCGAATCCAATGCCGTGTGCGCCTCACACCGATGACTTTCCCGGCTCCCTGGACCACCGCATCCGGCGGGTGTGCTGCGCCGTGCGGGATGAGGGCGACGAGTACCTGGGCGAGTACGGGTACGTGCTGGCAGTCTACCCCAACTTCGCCGTCTGCTGCTCCCTGGACGAGGGCGATGAGGACACTGACTACTGGAAGGTTGACTACACGTTCAACCCGACGACGTTTGAGGTGGCACTGGGCGACGCCCAGCCGGTCGAGGTCCTGACCGTCGTGGTGCCGCATGAGGGGGAGGCGATGGAGACACCAGAGCGCGAGGGCCTGAACATCGGCGGGACTCAGACCGTGGTCGACCAGGAGGCCAAGTTCAAGACCGACAACGGTCAGCAGTTCTCCCGAGGTGCCTACCTCATCATCGGCGACCCTGACCTCCCCTCGACCTGGAAGGTGCGCGTGGAGGAGACGCCGGGCAAGGTGACGGTGCCGCAGCTTGGGCGTGCCTACGCAGCCCTGACCAAGGGCTTTCGGGGCAACAAGGTTGCAGCCTCCGGCGGTGACAAGTCGGCGGCGCTGGGCAAGCTCAAGTCGCTCTACAAGTCGCACGACGCCGAGTGGCCCGGTGACAAGCAGAGCGTGGCGCCTGACCTCACGGGGGCCTTGAACCAGGACCCCCAGTGGACCACCACGCCCACCTGGCTGGCCCAGGGGCAGCCGCCGCCGGGCGGGGACGAGGACCTCGTCCAGACCTGCGCGCTTGAGCTTGAGCAGGTGGAGGTGGACAAGCAGACGGGAGTCATGCACATTCGAGCCTGCCTCACCGTCGGGAACGTCCTGAACGCCATGGGGGAGGTCTACCCGACGCAGGTGTGGGAGGACAACCTCCCCTTCTTGCAGACAGCCGCCGAGCAGGGGGCGCTCCTCGGCGAGTCCAACCACCCACCGCCGGGTGAGTCATCCCTGGACCGCTCCTGCATCCTCTGGGATGAGGTGTGGCTTGAGGGTGACCGGCTGATGGGCGCTGGTCGCGTGCTGCCCACGGTGCCCTCTGGGCAGAACCTGCAGATGCTCCTGCAGCACGATGCCAAGGTGGACGTCTCCTCCCGGGGCAAGGGCACGCGCAAGCAGGGCGACTGGGTCAACCCCACCACCGGCGAGCGGTACCAGGATGCGTTGGTGATCCAGCGTGGGTACCGCTGCCGCACATTCGACGCTGTCGGGTCCGGCGCCTCGCCGGGCGCGACCATCACCACGCACGAGATGGCGCAGCAGGCCGACCTTACTGCTGAGGAGCACGACATGAAAGAGATCGAAACCCTGTCGCAGCAGGTCCAGGCGCAGGCTGCGACCCTCGCGCAGATCACCGAGACGCTGGCGAAGCTTGCCGCACCCCCGCCCGCCCCGACACCCCCTGCGGCGGGCGCTGCCACCGCCGCGCTGGATGTCCCGGTTACCGCACCAGCCACAGCAGCACTGCAGCAGGCAGCCCCGGACTTCGTGGCTACCCTCACCGCGGTGGCTGCGCAGCAGGAGCGGATGATGCCCCTCCTGCTGGAGGAGCGCAAGCGGCAGCTCCTGGAGCAGGCGCGCACGGAGCACAAGCTCCCGCAACAGTGGCTCAACTCCTACCGCAACATCCTCAACGAGGGGCAGTGCAAGTCCATCGCGGAGCTGGAGGCGCACTCCGAGCGCATGCTGCCGGCGGTGCTCTCGATGTACAAGGAGCGCCCGCAGTTGGCGCACGGCTTCCAGGTCCAGCAGGACCCTGGGGAGCGCCCTGGCCCGAAGACCCCCCGGCAGATGATTGACTTCCTGGTCAAGGACGTGGACGACACGGTCCTCTACGACCCACAGAGCTTCATCCGGCAGGATGATGAGACAGGTGCGCCGGTGCACGCACCCGACTCGGTGAAGACCCGGCGGCGCCAACTGCGGCAGATCCTGCTGAACATCGCCCAGCACCAGGATGACAACTGGAATGGCCCTGCTGCGCTGACGGCGTTTGTGCGGCTCTACCAGGGCTACGACCCCATCCAGGTCAAGGATGCATGGATGGACCAGGCCTGCGCTGACTGCACCACCTCGGTGGCAGCCGGTGGCGCGCCCTCCAGCGCGCTGTTCATCTTCCCGCTGGTCCGGGCGGTCTACCCGCAGCTCATCGCGCCGGAGATCGCCTCTATCCAGCCGATGGACCGGCCTGACGGGCGCATCTTCTTCCTGAATGCGTTCCGGTGCCCAGTGCCGGGCATGGACGTGGTGGACCAGTCGGGGGCCACGATCTCCAACCGGATGTTCATGGACCGCAGCTCGTCCTTCAGCTCGTCCTTCGCGGATCGCGCGGCTGAGTGCGACGAGGCGGCGAAGATCCAGCTCCGGCTGGCCTCCGTGTCGGTGACGGCGACGACCAAGGCCCTCACCTCCATCAACACGATTGAGGAGCTGCAGGACCTGCGGGCCTACCATGGGCTGGACGTGAACACCGAGCTGATGTCAGCCCTCTCCCGGGAGATTGCCCTGGAGTGGAACCTCACCGTGCTCAACGAGATGGTCGCGGGCGCCACGGCCAGCGCACGCTTCTATGGCACCAACGCTCCCACTGGCTACACGCAGAAGGAGTGGGCGGAGTACCTGCCGCGCTACATCGACGCGGTGAGCATGGACATCTTCTCCAAGCGCCACGGCAACGCGACGCACGTCATCGCCGGGCCGCAGGCCATCCTCCGGTTGGGCGCAGCCTACCGGCAGCCGGTGCAGCCGACGGGGGTCAATCCGCAGGTCTACCCCGGCCTGGCCGTGACGCCCTGGCTGGCTGGCACCAGCGCTGACATCAAGGTCTACCAGACGAGCTTCTGGACAGGGGTGAACCAGAACACCATCCTGGTCATCCGCCGGGGTGCCGACTGGTCGGACACGGGGTACGTGTTCGCCCCCTACATCGACTACATCGCGCCCCTCCTGACGCTGCCGGACACCTTCACCCAGAAGCAGGGTGTGATGTCCCGTGCAGCGCACCGGGTGGTCGTGGGTGACACCATGGGCACCATCACCATCGTGCCGGGTGACACCGGCGTTGAGGTGCCGTAGACTGACCGAGTGCCAGGCTGCCCCCTGGCGCTCACCAACTCACCATGAGTGAACTCCGAGGGCTGGTCAAGAACATGGGTAACGCGCCGGTGAAGTGGGGGACCACTGTGATTCCACCCCACGCCATCGGCACGTTGCCCCTGGTGACGATTCACGTGCTGCAGCGGCGACCCATCCCGCAACTCAAGGTGATGGAGGATGACCCGCTGCTGCAGCCCTTCGTGCGGACTCCGCATCAACCGTTCTCGGCAAGATACTGCAGGGAGGAGTGACCAGTGCACAACGTTCAAATTCAACCGGGCAAGTGGTACTGCGTCGACAGTAACGCCCCGCACCACGTCAAGGCTGGGCCCTTCGACACGCAGGCTGAGGCTGCGAGTGCGTCCAGTGCAATGGATCAGGTGCTGGTGGGCACGAACTCGGTTCTCTGGGGTGATCCCATCGACGAGGACTAGCAGGCGTCGACAACGGACGGGGAGGAGGTGAGTAGGATGCTGGTGAAGGACCAGTGGTACGTCGTGGATGGGCAGGACAACGTGCTCTCCGGGCCCTACACGGACAAGGGCGCCGCGGAGGGGCACGTGACGGGGAGTGGGCAGTTCGTGAAGCAGGCGCTGGACGGGACGACCTTCGTGGCGACTCCGACGCAGGACGTCGACCTGCTGCCCAAGGGCAAGCGGGTGTTGACGGGTGAGTCGGATGCCATCAAGGTTGACCGCACCGACGTGATGTCCAAGAAGAAGCCGTAAGTCGGGATGACCAACGAGCAAATCATTGAGGCAATCAGGGAGGGCGGCTACCCTGACAATCTCCTGGACAGCGAGATTGTCGGGGCAGTGAAGTACGTCCTGCGGGACCTCAAGTTCGAGTACCCGGTGATGCTCGGCGGCTTCTTCGACCTAGTGCCCTGCCAACAGGTGTACGACCTGTTCAACACGGTGCCGGACGCAGCGACGAGCCAGGGGGTCTTTCCCGGCGGGCTGCGCGCCTACGAGCTGGTCTGGACCAACAACCTGTCGGGGGACAACCTCAGCGTCTTCGGGCTGGCCCCCATCCTCCAGGGGGGGGCACCGATCCTGGGGTTGCCCTCCACCTGGTCCTTCTACACCCCTGGCGACTGGGTGCTGTGGGACCAGGACTGGGCTGCGCTGATTCACCGGTTCTCACCGGGGGAGTTCGAGCACCTGGACAACCGCCCTGGCTCGCCCATCCGGGTCTTCCCGGTGCCCCAGGGGGCCTGTCGCGCCTTCGTGCGGTTCACAAAGCCGCGCACCGAGGCTGAGCTGCGGGACGAGGACGAGTCCTGGTTCCTGAAGCTCGTCGAGGCGCGCTGCTGCCGCGTGCTGGCACGGACGTTCAGCCTCTGCGCGGGCATCACCTTCGCCGAGGCGCTGCGGGACGACGGCAAGCTGCTCAGGCACTGGGAGCAGGAGGCCAAGGACCTGGAGGAGCAGGGGTGGGAACTCTTCAATGCGCGGCGTCATGAGGGCGTCTGGCCGGCACAGCGGAGTCACGGGCCATGACGAACTGCTGCGCGGACCTGTGGCGCCAGCGCCTCCTTGCCCTGGCCACCACCTGTGGGTGCGGCGCTGAGTCCGTCACCACGACGTTCACGCTCTACCGGCGCACGCTGAACGACCCGCTGGCACCGCCGCGGGATGACATCGGGCTTGAGCGCCGCCCGATCCTGCAAGACTTTGCGCCGATTCTGGTTGACGAGCCCTGCGTCTTCGCCGGGGTCAACCCGAAGCAGGACCGGTGGAACGTCGCCCCGGAGGGGCAGCAGCAGACCGAGCTGGTGACGCTGTACACGGGTTTTCAGGACATCCGTGAGGGTGACAACCTGGTGCTGGCGGCGGACGGGAAGAGCTACCTGGTGGAGGCGTCGACCTACGTGGGGCCGTTGCGACGGTGCTTCCTGAACAGCTCGAAGGCACAGCTCTGAGGGTAGACCCCTCAGAGCTGTGGTCGAAGCCCTTCAAGCTCCCATGGCAGTAACGTGGAGGTCCGGGTCTAGAGTATGCTTAGTGATACCGGGATGGCCACTGAGTGTCAAGAGATGATTTTCTAGCGTGTTGAAACGCCGCTGTTTGGAGCGACCCAAGTGCCGGACCCGTTGGCTGACGTCAAGCGTGAGTTTCGCCGCGTGGAGCGGGCGATGGTGCAGGCGCTGGCCGGTGCCGTCAAGGAGGCTGCCCAGGCGGTGTTGGCGGAGATGCAGCAGCTCACGGCGGCGATTGGGCACACCCCGGCAGACCTGGCGCGCCTGGGTCACCCGTACGCCAGGCGGCTCCCGGCGGGGAGTGGCCCGTTCGAGGACTGGATCACGCACCACCAGAGCGGCAGCCTGCACGGTGGGCTGCGGGCGCCAGGCGCGGTGCGCGCGAAGGAGTTTGTGGAGGCGCAGATTCACTCCACCTCCCCGCACACCTGGTACGTGGTGCAGGACGAGCGGGCCAGCGCGGCGGGGAAGATGCGGCCAAGGGACTTCGTGACGGCCGCGCTGATCTACCAGGAGGATGCGGTGGCAGCCATCATCGCAGCAGCGCACGCCAGCGTGCACGACGTGCTGGGCACGACGCCCGGGTACCGGCCGCAGTTGACGCCCATCAACCACGGCAGCGTCGCCGCTGATCTGCCGGAGCGTGATTGATGGCAGTCACCTCCAGACCCATCGCCGCCTTTCGGCAGCGGCTCCTGAGCAGCGCCGAGTTCGCCGCCTTCGTGAACTTCCTGCCGGATGGCAGCGTGGACCCACAGGGGGGTCGCATCTACCCCCGGCATCTCATCGACGTGCGGCAGCCGGTCTATCCGTGCGTGACGCTCTACGTGGAACGTGGGCGGCAGGGGGTGTGGGCGCCACGGATCTACGACCCTGGCTTCATGCTGGTGCAGTTCTACTCGCAGGACGACCAGGGTGAGACGATGGAGATGTACGACGTGGCCAGTCAGCTCCTGCACAACCAGAAGACGCTCCTCTCGACGAGCGACTTCTGCTGCCACGAGGTGCGGGAGGTGATGGCTGACTCCGGCGTGTGGCTGGAGGCAAGTAGCGCGTGGCAGGTCAGTGCGCGTTACCTGTTCCGCGGAAGCGTGCTGACCTGACAACCCCGGGCGCCGCCCGGCTGTGATCGGAGGACAACATGCCTGCTGGGACGCGAATCACCACCGCCGACATCAGCCTCGGGATCGGCGTGCTTGAGTTCGGCAACTACGACACCAACGACGTCTTTCAGGGCTTTCAGGACGTGGGGGCCATCAAGGGCGTCTTCTCCATGGAGATCACGCGTGAGACGCGGGACTTCGAGACGAGCCAGCCCCTCATCGTCGTGAAGCGCCAGGTCCTGCGGGAGCGCGTGCAGATCACCTTCACCATGGCGGAGTGGCGCGTGGCCAACTTGAAGCTTGCCTTCGGCGGCGGCGTCATCTCCAGCTCGCAGGCGGGCTTCACCTTCATCGACGGGACCACGGTGGCGCCCACTGGCGACCTCACCACCAGCGTCACTGTAGTGGGAACGAACGACCAGTTCAAGCTGGGTGGACAGTGCGCCCTCGACAAGGTTGGGCTGCGGTTCACCCACGTCAAGTCCTGCGTGACGGGGAAGCGACAGATCGCTGAGGTCTACTTCGCGCAGGCTGTGGGGACGGCGACGCTGCCCTGGAACGAGGAAGATTGGAACCAGTTCGAGGTGCAGTTCATCGCGCTGGCAGACACCACCCGGCCAGCCGGTGAGCAGTACTTCACGCTGATTGACGAGCGGAACTAGGAGTGCGAGGTGGCTCCGCTTGGAGCCACCTACCCCTTTCCTGGAGGACCATGAGCAATCGAATCCTTGACCTTGACGCTGACGCCATGATTGAGGTGACCCTGGGTGGTCGCTCCTTCACCATCACGCAGCAGCGAGCTGCCGTCCTGGAGCAGGTGCTGCTGGCGGTCTACAACGACAGCCAGCAGGCGGACCTCAAGGACGACGCTACCATGCGGGAGCTGTCGCAGCTCAGCCTCGCCCGCTGGCAGGAATCCATCCCCACCTTCGCCCTCATCCTCGGGGTGGAGCCGGGTGACGCAAACCACCGGGACACGGTGGCGCACCTGGAGACGCACCTGACCTTCCCGAAGGCGCAGCAACTCTTTGAGGCGTGGTACGAGCTGAACCAGGTGGAGAGTTTTTTCTACCAGGCCGGCAACCCGCTGATTCCGCTGGCCCGCCTGCGGGAGTTCAGGGCAACGGCCAACGGCGACGCGCTGACGCTGTCGTCCGCCGATTCGAATCTGACCCCGACTTCACCCTAGACTACGTGGACCGCTGCGAGGCCCTGGGGGCGGCCTACGGGTGCTCACCCCTCGTGGTCCTGCGGTGGCCTCGGGTGAAGGTCGAGGAGCTGTGGCGCTCCTACAGCAAGCGGGAGCGCCGGAGGTGGAAGATGGAGCTGTTGACGCGGGGGGTGGCGGCTGGCGCAGACCTGGAGGGTACCGATGCCGCCGAGGGGGCCACTGGGTCAGGCGGCCGCAACGGTGAGTTCGAGCGCCGCCCACGCCCCTACTACGCCCCGACTGACGTGGGCATGCGGCCGGCGCAGGACGGTGATGACTGGGACGTGCCGGAGTCCGAGGTCAACCGCCTTGCCATGCTCTTCCCGGAGGCCATCAAGATCCGGCACTGAGCCCGCACCGCAAGTGCTGCCCCTGACGGCAGGGCCTACAATGGGGTAGGTTCTGCCGTTTTCGTTGGGACACCGTGATGCCGAGTTCCCTGGTAACTGCGCTTCGAGTCGACCTTGCCGAGTGGCGGAAGCAGCTCCGCGCCGCAGAGGCGGAGTACGCCGCCTTTGTGCAGCGCATGCGGCAGGTTGGCGTCGTGGCGCCCGGGGGGGCAGCCGCTGGCCGGGCCAGAGCTGGCGCTGCTGCTCCAGCGGTGACGCAGGGGTTTCGCACGGCACAGCAGGTGGCCCAGTTCACCGGCGTGCCGCGCACCACCATCCAACTGCAGGTCAACGCCGCAACCCAGGCGGCACAGGCGCAGCAGAACCTCGCCAACGCCACGAATGCCGCAGCCACGCAGGTGCGGAGGAGCACTGCCAAGCGTGACGCGCTGGACCGGCAGGTCGAGCAGGAGGCGCGGCTCAGGATTCAGCAGGGTGGTGTCCCCACGGCGTTTCCGCGGGGCTTCCGTGGCCGCGTCGTGCGGCAGGCCTTTGAGGAATCCGAGGCGCGCAACATCCTGGCGCTGCAGGCGCGTAGTCGCCAGGAGGAACGTGAGCGACGAGCCGCGAATCGGCGCGACTTCACGCAACAGGCTCGCGATGCCAGGCGTGACCTGCGAATTCAGGATCAAGAGGCAGCTCGACAGCGTCGCACGGAGGAGACGCGGGCTGCCGAGGTTGTGGCGCGCCTCGGCCTCCGCACCCCGGCGCAGGCTGCACGGGAGGCTTTTAGGGCTGAAAATCGTCCTCCGCTTCGAGTTCGCGGCGGTGGCGGTGGCCCCATTGACCCCAACCGCCTCCAACAGGCTGTGCGCCTCGTCGGCACCAACCTCACCAACGCCTTTGACAAGGCCACGCGGGCCGCCAATGCCCTGGGGATCGTGGCCAACGTCAGCCTCCTGGGTGGCCTCGTCGGCCTCGTCGCCGAGGGCATCAAGCTCAACGCCGCCCTGGAGCGCACCAACCTCACCATGGCGGCCACCCTGGCCCTGTCCAACGACGTGGTCGACTCCCAGGGCAGGACCGTGGAGGGGGCCGCGAAGGCCAACGCGCTCCTCAGGGGCACGGCGGGCATCTACAACATCATCCGCGACGTGGCGGCGAAGTCCCTCCTGGAGCAGCAGGAGCTACAGGAGACGGTCACCGAGAACCTCGCCCTCGCCCAGCGGGCTGGCTTCCGCTTCAACCGCCTGCGTCCCGAGTCCTTCCGCCCGGCTATTCAGGCCATCGCCAACGTCGCGCAGATCGCCCGGGCCATTGGTCTCCCCGGTGGTCAGCGACAGACCTCGCAGGAGGTGCGGGCTCTATTGCTCGGCGAGCGCCTGCAGGGGGCCACGGTTGCACGCCTCCTCAACTTCCGCAGCATCAGCGAGATTCAGCGCCTGCAGGCACGTCCTGGCCGTCAGGGTCCGAGGGGCCCTTCAGCCTTCGTGGAGGAGCTGACCAAGCGGTTCCAGCAGGCCAAGCCCATCCTGGACGCCTTCGCGCAGTCCGCCACCGGGGTGTTCACGACCCTCATCTCGCAGGTCAAGCTGTTCCTGCAGATTGCCACCGAGGCGGCCTTTAAGCAGATTGTGGGAGTCACGCGCAACCTGCGGGACTTCCTCACCGACGAGCGCGTCAAGAGTAGTGCCCAGGAGGTGGGGAAGGTCATCGGCACCCTCGTGCGCGACGTCGTTGGCCTGGGTCGCGCGCTGGCCCCCGCCTTGACCTTCTTCCGCTTCCTGGCGGAGCACGCGCGGGAGCTGATTGCCGTTGCCCTGGCCTTCAAGGGGCTGCAGCTCACGCAGACAGCGGCTGGGTTCCTCGGGGGTCGTGGCGGCGGCGCTGCCGGCGCTGCCGGTGCCGCCGGACAGGCAGCCGCCGGGGTTGCGGGGGCGGCGGCCCCGGGCTTCCTCGGGCGCTTCGCGGCGGCGCGAGGTGGGCTTGCCCTCGGTGGTGCAGCGCGGCTTGGCCTGCTGGGCCGGCTCGCAGGCCTGGGCGCTGCCGGTGGGCTCGCCGCGGGGGCGCTCCCGGCGACGCTGGTTGGTGGTGCCGCGCTCACGGGGCTCGGGGTTGGTGCTGGCGTCAACTTCCTCGCCCAGGGCTTGCCAACCCAGCTTGGGCAGCGCGCAGGTGCGGGTCGCGTCGTCGAGCAGGTGCAGCCCGAGCGTGCAGCGCTCGTCGAGCCCCTTCTCCGCACCCGTGAGCGGCGCAGTCGCCTGCGGGAATTCATTCGACGGGAAGGGACGGAAGCCGCTCAATTTACACCCCTTGAGAGATTTGCGGGTCTGTTCGGAGGGGGAGGTTTTGGTGGTGTTCTCAGGCGACTAGAGCAGCAACGGGGCCCAGACTTCGGGCCAAAGACGACAGTTGCGGGTGCCCGTCGAGCGGAACAACAGCTCAAGGCGCAGGAGGACCAGCAGTCCAAGACCGCCAAGGAGGCCGAGGAGTACCGGCTGCGGGTGCACGAGAGCGCCCTGCGGCAGGAGCAACTGCAGGCGAAGCTGGCCTTCGCCGAGCTGAACCGGGACCGGGAGGCAGCCCTCAAGCTCCAGGCCAAGCTGGAGCAAGAGAACATCATCACCCAGTTCGAGGACAAGAAGGCGGCGGCCATCCGCCTCAAGGCGCTGGACAAGACCCTGCAGCGCGACCTCCTTGAGCTGCGGGAGGACGAGGCACTCGCGGTCAGGCAGCTCCAGGCGGAGAGCCTCCAGGACGAGGAGGGCCTCATCCGCCTGCGCACCCTGCGGGAGACGATTGACGCGCGTCGCCGCATCAGGGACAAGCGGCAGCTCACCCAGACCCTGGCGGCAATCGAGCTGCAGGGCCGGCGGGCCCTCATCTCGCAGTTCCTGACGCGGCAGGGAGAGCGGGCGGGGGTCCGGGGCGAGCTGGCCACCGCGCAGGGGCGCACCCTCACCGCGCTCCGCGAGGAGGCCCTGGGGCGCGTGGCCCAGTTCGGGCAGCAGGTGGCAGCGGGGAAGGCCACGGTCGCGGAGTTCTTCCAGTTCTACAACGCCACCGTCAAGGACACGGCCCGCCGGGAGATCGAGGCGCGCCAGGAGGTGCGGGACAAGGCGCGGGACTTCGGGCTGCAGATCATTGACCTGGCACAGCAGGGTGCCCTGAAGCGCAAGGAGATCGAGCTGGACGTGGCCCACTTCCAGGAGCGCCTCCGCGACCGCGACATCGAGAACGTCAAGGCGCGGCTGGCCGAGGAGGTGAACCTCCGCCGGGCCGCGCAGGCGAGGATTGATGCACGGGTTGATGAGTCACTGTTCAAGCGCCAGCGGGCTGCGAAGCAGGCCGCAGCGCAGGCGCTGCAGACCCAGCGGCAGGGAGTGGCCGCCCCCGTCATTGGCCCCAACGGTGAGGTGCTCTTTCCCGGTGGCGGTCAGCTTGGGCAGCCGTCGTTGCCCATCACCCTCCCCTCCGTGCAGCAGGAGGTGCAGCGACGACTGCTGCAGCAGATCCAGCGTGGACCTGAGACCAGACTGCTTCCTGGCGCGCAGCAGGGCGAGCTTGCAGCACAGCGGGCACAGGAGTTCATCCGCAACCTCGTTGACACCCTCCTGGGGGAGGGGGGGCTGGAGGAAGCAGGGGCGCAGCTTCGTGGGCTTGGTGTCAACGTCACCCCGGGCATTCGGCAGCAGCTCGCCGGCGCGGCCATCACCGCCGGTGGGGTGCGAGAGGATCAGCGCACCTTCGCCGACATCCGTGAGGCGCAGCAGGTGCGGGAGCGCACCATCGACGCTGACCAGGGTCTGCTGGACGCACAGGAGAGTCGCCGGGAGCGGGAGCTGCAGGACCGGCGCAGCTTGCGGGATGAGGGAGTTGAGCGGCAGCGGCTGCAGGTTGATTCGGCGCGGGCGCTCCTACAGCTCAACGTGGAGTTCGGGCGCACGCAGGACGCAATCCGAAAGTTTGCAGGGGAGGCAACGCGGGCTGGGATTGCGCTTGACCAGGGGCTGACACGGATCTTTCAGACCTTCCTGGGTGCCCGCGTGCCTGCCCCTGAGGCGGCGATTGCCGGACAGGCCCAGCAGCAGCTTGAGCGTGCGGGTGCCCCTCGCAAACCCGGTGAGACCCCCACCAGGAATCAACGGGGGGAGGGTGGCACCACCATCAACCTCAACATCGGGCAGCTCGGCGCCGACACGAAGAAGACGTTGGACACCCTCAAGGACCAGCTCATCCGCGACAGCCGCCGGACCACCGCGTAGTTGACAGGTGTCAGCCCGTGGGGTAGAATAAGACTGTGCCGACACCACTTGCAGCCAGCAGCATGTCCCTCCGCAGCCTCGACGGCGGCAACATCACCACCTTCTCCGTCGACCCCACCCGGTACGACCCCTTCCAGAATGCCAAGCGCGGCAGCAGCCACCGGGTCCTCTCCGGCTCCGTCATCCACCAGGACCGTGGGCTGCAGGTGGCGGACTTCGTGATCAACCTGGAGGCTGAGGTCACCGACTATGTGACATGTCAAGACCTCTGGACTAAGTTTCGAAGTCAGGGCACGACCTGGGAGCTGCGGGACTGGTTCCCGAATCGCTTCGAGGTGCTCTTTGCCCCAGGACAGGCAGCCTTCCACCCAGTCCCAATTCGAGGAAGCTGCGACAGCTTCGAGATTTCGATGGTCTTCTACGTTGTTAGAGTGATACAGTGGTTCGGTTCCTCGTATTGAGGAGGCTTGCTTGGCTGACCAGCTCAAGGTCTTTGGTGCGCTTGGCGGTGGCGTGGGTGACCTCTGGTGGGACTGGCTTCACGAACCCAGCTTTCGCAAGCTGGCCAGTCTCGTGGAGCGCAATGGCGCGCGCGTGCGCATCTACTCCCAGTGTCACTGCGCTGGTGCTGCCACGGACCTGTTCCACGGTCACCCCCACGTCCATGAGGTCGTGGAGGAGCCCTGGGCACCACCCACGCCCGAGCTGCAGCACCGGTGGAACACCCCCACTGCGGATGGCTTCATCCCGCTCTCGCGCAATGACCTGCTGCATGACGCGGGGGTGCGCCAACTTGACCTTCAACAACCGCAGATCCACCTGCTGGAGGGTGAGCGTCACCTGCTTGGTCAACTCCTGACGCGGCGCCCCTGCGTCGTGGCCCAGCCCTACGCGGGGCTCTCTGACCGCGATGGCTTTGACGTGGCTGCCATCGCACGGCTGGCTGCAGCCCTGCAGCACCTCGCACCGGCGGCCAGCCTCCTGGTGATTGGCCGGAACCATGACCGCGGCCACAAGTACACACAGGAGCTGTGCCCAGCCGCACCAAACCTCACCGACCTGATTGATCAGCTCAACATTCGGGTGACCTACCACCTCGTGGCCAATTGTGACGCCTTTGTCGGGGCGCACTCAAACCTCATCCGCGCTGCCTGGGACCACCGGCGTCGCACGGTGCTGGTGGTGCCCGAGCCCCTGATGACGCGCCACCTGCCGACGCTGGACTCAAAGTACACCTACGGGCTGCGACACCCAGAAAATAGGGTATTCACGTATCCCTTCGACCATGGTCAGGAGCGACAATTTGACCAGCTCGACACCAGCGCCATCGCCGAGTTCCTCCTGCGGGGCTGAGCAGCGCGAGCGCTGCCCCGCCTGTGCTCGGGACTTGCTGTACCCCCACCAGCGGGGACTTGGCTACTGCTACCACTGCTTCACCTACTGTGCTGCTGACCGACACACGACTGCGGTCTATGACCGTGCCTACGTGGCAGAGCGCTATGATCGGTACCCAGCCATGCAGCAGATGAGCGAGCTGCGCCTGCGCGTGTTGTGGCACGTCCTGAGCCTGCACGAGTGTGCTGCCACCGGCGAGCAGCTTCGCCGGGGCCGGCTCCTGGACGTGGGGTACGGGAATGGCAGCTTCATTCGCGCCGCCGCTGCCGTCGGGTGGGCTGCCGTGGGGAATGACGTCAACCCCACCGAGTACCCCGGTGTGCGGCGCGTGGCGCTGCCGACAGACCCACTGCCGCCGGAGGAGCGCTACCGGGTCATCACGTTCTTCGACTCCCTGGAGCACTTCGAGGACCTGGCCGCGCCACGAGCGGCAGCGCTCAGCACTGACTGGCTGATGATCAGCGTGCCCCGGGCTCCCCGGAGCTTCCCCAGTCGACCCTGGAAGCACTTTCGACCTGGGGAGCACCACCACTACTGGTGGAACCCCCGGTCGTTCGAGCTGATCTTCACGACGCCGGAGGTGCAGGCGCGGCTCGTCTACGCCGAGCACCCGGAGGACCACATTCGCGGGACACTGCCGGATGGAGTGCCGAACATCATGACCTGTGTCCTGAGGCTGGAGCGGCTGTGAGACACGACATCTTCCACGTCAGCGAGCGGTACCCAGTGCCCATCTCCAGCTTTGCAGTGCCCTCGGACATCACCATCTTTGGCGGCCGCTGGGCAGATGACACGTATTACGCGGATTACGCGGGCATTGCCAGGAAGTACCGGCCCGAGGAGATCCTGGAGATCGGGGTGCGCTTCGGTTACTCCGGCATTGCGATGTGCCTGGGTGCCCTTGCAGGACGCCCAAATTACGATCCAGAGGTGTGGATCCTCGGCTACGATGGAATCGACGCTTGCTTCTTCAGTCACCCTGAAGATCCAGCAGTCTCAAGCAACGAGGTTGCCAGCGCGAACTTCGCAGCCCAGACGCCAAGCGTTGGTGTTGAGCTGTTTCGCCACGACACACGAGCGGGGCTGCCCGAGAAGGTGTGTCAGTACCTTGGAGTCTATGACCTTGTCAACGTTGACGGGGACCACTCCTACGAGGGGTGCTACCGCGACCTTGTCAACATCTGGCCCCTGACTGCCCCTGGTGCGGTTGTGATCGTAGACGACACGGGGATGACCGACGTGAAGCGCGCGGTGGAGCAGTTCCGTGACGAGCACCTTGCGGAGTTGCAGGCGTTCCAGTGGCACGAGAATGAGCGTGGGCTGGCGCTCCTGCAGCGGAACGCAGGCTGATGGGAAAGCGTGCCTACTTTGTGCTTGGCCCCGAGAACTCCGGCACGAGGTTCTTCCGGCGGTGCCTCTGCTCGGCAGGGTGCTACGGTGACCCGGACGCCGGTGAGAGCACCGATGACCTGTGCTTCCGCGACAAGCCAAGCAAGCTCGCACTTGCGCGCAGCGTGCCCAATGGGCTGCTGGTGCCGGACGTGCTTGCCATCGCGGGGCTGCTCAAGGCAGCGGGGTACCGGGTGACGCCCATCCTCATCTCTCGGCGCAGCGACTTCGTGGTGGCAGGGCAGTTGAAGAACTACGAGGGGCGCACCTTCGAGGCGGCGCGGCAGACGATCCTGGTGGCGGCCAAGCTGGCCTACGAGCTGGCGAGCTGGCTGAAGACGACCCTGGTCGTGGTGCCGTACGGGCTCTTCGTGACGGTGCCGGAGGTGCGGGGACACCTGTTTGCGCAGCTCGGGCTGCCGCCGCCAACCGTCGAGGTCGTCAACGCCAATGAGAAGTACGGGCTGGCAGGGCTGCTGCTGCCGTTCTGAGGGGAGGCTGACTTGGTTGTCGAGGTGGAGTTCCTGACCGAGCCGGAGTGGTGGAAATTTGATCGTCGGCTGGTGGACCAGGTGGCCTTCCCGCTGGGTGACCGGTACCCGCAGGAGATCATCGACCGGTACTTCGCGGTCTACGGTGGCCTAGTCCACAAGTTCCGCCCACGACACATGCTGGAGATTGGCGTGCGGTTCGGCTACACGGGCATCGTCTGCTGCGCGGCAGCGCTGGCGGCGGGCGTCGAGCGCTTCGAGTACCTGGGCATCGACGATGAGAGCTACCACGCCGGGTCGTGCCAGCAGGCCAACGACAACTTCCGCATCGTTGGGTTCCACGCGCGCTGTCGGGCGCTGCGGTGGAACTCCTTCGACGGCATCCCGGCCAAGCTGGGGACCTTTGACCTCATCCACGTCGACGGCAACCACGACAAGCACGGGGTGCTCAATGACCTCATGAACGTGTGGCCCATCCTGCACCAGCGGGGCTTCGTGATCCTCGATGACTACTACTTCCCCCAGATCAGGGAGGCCATCGACCAGTGGCTGGAGGAGTTCGTGGACAGTGACAACGTCGTGGCGGTGCAGTTCGTGGAGGATGAGCGTGGCCACGCCATCATTCGCAAGACAGGGCTGCGCAGGGAGGAGCTGCAGGACCAGGAGGGGTTGGTGATGGAGGCCCTCACCCTGTGATTGCGGAGGCTACTCGCGTGCTCAAGGTGTGGCCCACTCGGGTTGTCCGTGAGCCAAAGCTCAAGAAGATCACCGTCTTCCGACAGCTTGGCGGAATCGGTGACGTCCTGATGTGCACGCCAGTGTTCCGCGGGCTCAAGGAGAAGTACCCCGGGTGCTTCTTGACCGTGGCGACTGACAGCAGCTACATGGCGGGCTGTCTGCCGATGATCTTTCGGCACAACCCCTTCATCGACGATCTCGTTCACGTCAACCCCTTTGAGTTTGTCTGCTCTCCCACGCGGCACGTGCGGCAGGAGTTCCGCAACGCGCCGAACCACGCTGACATGGTGCCTCACTGCGTGCGGGACACGGACCTGGTGATCGACCTGAACGTCGTCTGCGCCCTGACCGAGACTGCCCAGCAGCCCCACGTCAAGGACCACCGCACGGACATCTGGTGCCGGGCTGCGGGGGTGGCACCCTCCAACCGGCGCCCCATCCTGCACCTGACCGGCAGCGAGCTGGCGGAGGGAGCACGGTGGTGTGAGGAGCGCCTCGGGGCCGGCGTGCGGGTCGGCGTGGTGCTCACCACCAAGGACCCGGCGCGGGACTGGCCCTTCGCCTCCCAGTTCGCCTGGGAGCTGCAGCAGCGTGGCTACAAGGTGTGCTCGATCGATGCACTCAAGAAGGTCACGGACCAGGTGCCAGCCATGCTCGGCATGCACATCCGCAAGGTGGCTGCCGCCATCGCCCACCTCGACGTCGTCGTCTCCCCGGACACCGGCATCCTCCACGTCGCGGGCACGCTGGGGGTGCCGGTCGTCGGCCTGTTTGGTCCCACCGACGGGGCCCTGCGGATGCGGGAGTACCCTGGTAGCTACGTCAACCCCACCGCCATTGTGGACTGTGCTCCCTGCTGGTACCTGCATCCCTGCCGGAAGGAGAATCCGAAGGAGCCGGCGAAGCACTACGTGTGCATGCGACGCCTCACCAAGGAGCTGGTGCTCCACGAGCTGGAGGCCACCCTCCGACGCTTCGGCAAGGAGCCGCTGTAGGCGGTATAATGACAAGGAGGAGCTTGATGAAGATTCGTCAGTTCAGCGCGGTGGTTGTGGTCCTTGGCCTGTTCTTGCTGGCACTACCATTGCCGGCCAACGCCAGCCCCACCGGGCGGCGCAACACCGCCCTCGGAGTCAGCGCGCTGGCCATCTACGAGATTGCCCGGGGGAACAACGGGCTTGGGCTGCTGAGCGCCGCGGGCGCAGTCGTCGCTTGGAACCGCTACAGCCAGGGACGGCGCGAGGAGCGCTGCCGGGACGCCTTCAATGCGGGTTTCCGGGCGGGTGTGCGGCGGGCGTGGCGGGAGTGCCCCGACCGTGGGCGTCATCGGGGTCAGCGGCGTCGAGGCCGCTGACGGGAGCTGAGCTGTGCCAGCGTCACTGAGAATGCTCGACAGCGACGAGTCCACGGTCATCACGACGTCCGATCAGGGGAACGTGCCGACCCCGGGCTCGTCCACCGCCAAGAAGTTCTTCGTGCAGAACTTCGGCACCTCGACAGCGGAGGACGTCGTGGTCACGATCGAGGCAGTGGGGACCAACGACGGGGCGGACTACACGCAGATCGCTGCGGATGTCGCGGGCTCGCCGGGGACGTTCAGCCAGAGCGACGTCAACCTGGGCGACATCGCTGCCTTGGACGACGCACCCTTCTGGGCGCAGATTGTCCAGCCGAGCGGCCTCACCGCTGACAACAATCCCCGGCGCAGCAGCCTCGTGGCGTCGGGCACAACCGTCTAGGAGCACCATGGGCAAGCAGGCTACGGACGTCGACGTCAAGACCACCACTGTTGAGCGCCACCTGGACCAGGCGACGGCGGACGCGCATGAGCTGGTGCCGGGCGACTGGTGTGTCCTCCTGAACGAGGAGGGCTTCGAGACCGGGCGGTGGGGCATCGTGTGCAACTCCCTGCGCAACACCGCGCACACCCTGGAGGTGCGGCTGGGGGCTGACCCGATCCGCACCTTCCCGCGCCGCAAGCTGCGGTGGCTGGGGCCGTTGGACTAAAGGAGAGGCAATGGAGCGACGGGACCTGTTTCGCAAGGCACTTGGCGCGGTTGCTGGCACAGCCTCGGCGCTGCTGGTGGGCCGCTACGTTGACCCGCCGGTGAGCGTGGCACGGCTGGAGGCGACAGCCCTGGCGCCAGCCACGTTGGGGTTCTCCAGCCCGCCGCTTGAGCCGGGCAGCGTTGAGTGGTACTTTGCGGACGGCACCCTGAAGGGGACCACCGTGGTGCCCATCATCAATTACAAGGAAGATAGTGATCGCTACTTCATCCTTGCTGGTCACGTGCCGGCCATGTTGCTGGGCCACTGGTCCAAGACCCGGGTGCTTGACGTCGGTCTTGCCTGGACGTACTTGCACGGTGAGCGCGGTGACCTGACCCTGGGTGTGCCGGCAACTGGTCCGCTGGCCCCGGGGACCCTCTTCATGTGGGCGGAGGGTCCGGCGGCTGGCCGCTGGGGCGTCGTGACCAAGCCCTACCTGCAGTTGCCAAGCATCCAGCGCCATCTGGCGGACGGGAACTTCGAGGCGATGCTGGCCACCGAGGAGGGTCGTGTCCTCCTCGTGCACCGCAGCCAACTGGGCTGAGGGAGACCACCATGACACTCAACCTGCTGCAGACTGTCGACGCCCCGGAGAAGCCCATGGACCCGACGGCCCCGTGGTGGCCCAGGGAGGAGCCCCTGGCGCCGCCCACGGAGCCGGACGTGCCCTACGAGGCGCCGCCGGCGGACGATGAGCCGGACGACGATGAGGATGACGACTAGCCGAAGCGGAGCTGGTCCCGGTACTTCGGGAGCGCCAGGTAGTGGTCCAGGACCCGCTGGCGCTTCCGGGGGAGGTAGATCGTGGCCCCCTCGTAGAGGAGGTTCACGATGGGGAGGCACTGAGCGTTGCCGTGAAACTGCAGCTTCCAGGCGGTCTTGCTGTTCTTGGCAGCGACGGTGTGACCACCAATCTCTGGTAGTTCGATTTTCAGATACTCATGTGCAGCCTTGGCAAATGCTTCGGTGGACACGATCTTGATGGCGGCGTTCGGTGGGCATACCCCATCCTTGCGAGGGCGATTTCCAGCCTGGGATCGAAACATGCCGTCGCCGTCGAAGTAGCCGCGAAGATAATGCGGCTGCAAACGCCACGAGATGAAGTGCCAGGTAAGCTTTGTCGTCTTTCCTGGTATGATGCCAAATTTCTCAACATCTCGTAGAAGGTTGACCGAAACCAATGCGAGCCGGCTCGTGGGGTGTCCATTCGCAAGGTAATGGTACAGGGGATTTTCACACTCTGTGTCTCTCCTGAAAGACTCCAGGTGATCGGCATCTTTCGATGAAAGATTTACGATTACAGAGTTTCTCTGCGGACAGGCGTAGCCGTCTGCAGCAAGGAAACCAAGCCAGTAGGCTTGGCGTTCAGTCTCAATTGAAGAAAAGTAGCCTTCATTGAGGCTGAACTTTCGCTGGCAAGCTGATCGGTCGCGCCTAGTTATGCCTGCCATTTTCAGACAGGCGTAGATTGGCATCTCTGAGCAGCCAAACAAAGCAGCGAGTTCGTAGGCGCTCTTGCCCTCTCGGTAGAGACGGCAAACGACTTCCTTCTGACATTCTGTGAGATGGCCTCTGTAGTTGCTCATATCGGAGTCTACAGATTTTGTCTCCAAATGTCAACTGGCTGCCACGACTTTTTGCGGGAGCGTGGCTAAAAAGTGAAAGGAGGTGCGGTCTCATGGCCGCTACCTTTCTCGTGGAACCAGCGTAACGGAGCGAGCGGCACGGCGACAGACCTCGGATCAAGCGGAAATTTGGCTTCAAGAAGTTGGCCCCTCGCGTAGGAATGCGTGAGTGAAAACGGCGTGAATTGCGGGAAGCCTACAGCGAAGGCCATGGTAATCCGCAGCCAAGCTCGACAGGGCACTGGTTGTCGAGAAGGTTCAGAGACTAGAGGGTGAGTCCCAACAATAAGCCCTCCACGAGCGCGCCGCACCCAGATCGGGTGATGAGATAGTCCAAGCATCGGGGAAACCCGGTGAACTAGAACTTCAAGACCACGGACACGACGGGGATTGGAGATTACGCCGCGAATCCGGTCTCAGCCGGCTCGAACTCAATGGAAGTCGTACTGCGGATGCACTTCACAGGGTCTGCGGCCCCTCCAGCCTGAAAGGGCTGGTCGTGATGGCGTGAATTCGGGGAAGCCTACAGCGAAAGCCATGGTAATCCCGACCCAAGCTCTCCAGGAATGGTGAGAAGGGCTAGAGACCAGAGCAAGTAGACGAGACCCGTCGAACGCTCCACGAGCGCGCCACACCCCTCGGGGTGATGAGATGGTCCGACACTCCGTGGAAACGCGGAGAGCCTTGGATAAAGAGCCAAGGTGTAACTGGTGCCTTCAACCGCATCGCCGACTTCCGATTCTGGCAATCGACGGCGTTCTCGCCGTCCACCGGCTTGCAGGTCTTCTGGTCCGGCACGCAGGTCATCTACCTGCAGCCGACCACCGGCACGTCGTCCATCGCCACGTCGTCCATCCCGACGACCGACCCTGGCACGGCGAACGTCAGCGTGGGTGGCTCCCTGACCGGATGCCTGACGACATCTGGTTTTACGGACCACATCTACCTTCAGCTCAGGACTGCGTCCAACGCTGCGGCAGGTGACACATCGCTCGGAACTTTCACGGGCAGCTACACTGAGAACTAAGGTGCGTGCCACTGTCAGAATCCTGATCGCTGCCCTGGCCCTCTTTGCCAGCGCCTTCTGGCTCGCGCTCTCCGGCGTCATCTGGCTCGACTGCCCGTGGCTCGGTGCCCTGATGGGGGCCCTCGGGGGGCTCGCCTTTGGGGCGGCCCTCTGGCTGCTCGGGGTGCTCGACGAGGGGGCCAATGGCGCACACTGAGCTGATGCAGGTCACCTTCAGCGGGTACTGCTGGCGCTGCGGGGTGCGGCGGTTCAACGAGGTCTGCCTGGAGTGGCCGGTGCCCAAGGACTGGCTCGTCAGGGCCATCACGCGGCTGGAGGGGAGGGGCTGGTGCTTCGTCGATGGCACCAGCGAACACACCGCGCGGGCGTACTGCAAGCAGTGCGTGGAGGCCACGGAGGGGTGATGAGCCTGCGCGAGACCAACTTCGTCCTGGCGCAGCGAGCGCCCACCAGTAGCACCCTGCGGCTGGAGACGGCAAGCGGCGACCTGGTGACCGCGCGACCCTGGGACCGCGTCAAGGTCCCCCTGCTGGTGCGGTGGTGTGGCCGGGTGTTTCAATTTCAGTTCAACTCCTGCCACAGCCGCATTCACAACTTCCGCGAGCTGGCCCCCGAGGACGCGGCAACTGCCGTGGGGAGCTTTGAGGTGCACGAGCTTGAGTAGAGGAGGTTCCGTGACCGAGATTGAGCTGACCGAGGCCCCCCGGGAGGGTGAGGCGCAGCGCGGGGACTTTCGCATCCAGATTGCCCCATGCAACGTGACGGGGGAGCGCGCGAAGGTCATCAGCCACATGGCGGGCACCATCGACCTGGAGCTGGACAGCGGGGAGCAGAAGTCCCTCGACGTCTGGGTGAGCTACAGCGCCGAGGGGCTGGCGACGCTGCAGCGGACCCTGGAGGCAAGCCCCTTCCCGGTGGACCTGCCGACGGCGGAGGAGATTCGGAAGAACGTGAAGTACCAGTGGGTGGCGCACTACGCTGACGGGGAGGTTGTGGCGCAGTTCCCAGACGACCTGAACCTGGGGCACCTGGACCTGCCGCGCGTGCAGCGCCTCGTGCTTGAGCCGCGGGGGGAGAACGTCGACGGGCTGCCCCACTTCTGCCTGGACCGGCAGTGCGGCTTCCAGTACCTGGACCTGACGGGCATGTGGCAGCCCCTCTGTGACAAGGCGACGCGGGCCCCGTTGCCCTGCCCCACGGTGCCCTTCCACCTGGAGTACCAGCGCCGCGTGCACGTGACCTTCGTCGCGGGTCCCGGGGTGGAGGAGTGCTTCCCCCCGAGCGTGCGCCAGGAGCTGGGGTGGCGCGTCGACTGCCTGCACGGCGACGCGCAGGAGACCTGGTTCATGATCGCCGTCGAGGACAGCGACGGGACGTGGCAGGTGTGCCGCCAGGAGCCCGTGGGGTCACGGCACTTTGGCCCGCGGGTGATCCCGGGTGACGTGCGGTTCATGGAGCCCTACGGGTGAGCCCCGAGGTGATCCTCCTCGACTTCTGGTGGCGCCTGCGCTGGCCGGCGCTGTGGCGGCTGCAGTGCTGACCGACGTGGAGCGGGCCGAGGCGCGCCTGCGGGCCGCCGCCGCCGTGGCGGACGAGCGGGACCGCACGACCGTGCGGGGCAGCGACCTGCAGCTCCTGCTGGTGCTGCTGACCAGCCTGCGGGAGCTGCTGGCGGACTGTCGACCGAGGGACTAATTGATGGCTTGGCTTGTGGGTAGCTCAGACATTGCCAACCTCCGCGCGGACCTGTACGCCCTGTTGAGTGGCACCATGGCGGCTGGCACGCGCGGTGGTGGCCAGGCGGGCAATGGCGTCACCGTCGGTGGCACTGACGCCTGGACGGCACTGGACGGGACCAACTTCATCATCCGCAGCCAGCGCACGGAGAGCCCCTGGACCTCGGAGTATGGACTCTACCGCGGCGCCCCCCGCTTCGCCGCCCGCACCACCAGCACAGTCTTCCAGTCCGCCATCCAGACGCAGCTTGGCAAGCCTGCCTTCAGCGGGGCCTACTCGGGTGGCACCGCGCGGGTCTACCTCGCGGCCTTCGTCTCGACGGCCAACGGCACCCCGGGCTCCCTGACGGGCACCGTCATCACCTGGACCCTGGTGAATGCCGACACGGCGGCCACTGTGGCCTCTGGGACGACGAGTGCCTGGTCCGGGTCCACTGACACCAAGCTCATTACCAATGGCATCTCCCTCACGCTCACCCTCGGCGGCAGCGACCAGTTCGTGGGTGGTGCCAACGCCGTGCTCTGGCTGCGCGGCTACACCACCACGTTCACGCAGGGCATCGACTACTTCCCCGAGGCAGCAAACATCACCGGGGGCATCACGGTCTCCAACACCAGCGGGGGCAGCAACAACTACACGGGCGGTGGCACGGACTACACGCTGGTGCAGCAGGTGCACACGCACCCCATCGCCGTCGCCGACGCCAACACGATTGCCCCCTTCAGTGCCATCCTCGACTGGGGTGGCAACGGCTGTGGCTGCGGCATCGCCTGGAACGCAGGTGGCTCCCCGCCGGCAGTGGGGGCCAACTACTTCATCCCGGCGGACTACTCGCTGTACGGTGCTTACTACCAGGTGCCCAACCTCGTGGCCTCCACCGACTACAAGCTGACCGGGGCACCCATGGACGCGTGGGATGCCACGCTGGCGGTGGGCCGGTGGGTGATGACCAGCTCGACCACGACGCCCAAGTCCACGGTCAACACCACCCTGTTCTACGGCCGCGTGTTCAGTGGTGTGGGCCAGCCGACGAGTACCTTCATCAACTTCTGGATCAGCGTCAAGTCGGACAAGATCGTCATCATCCTCCGGGGTGACCCGGGGCAGAGTGGGCAGGTGACGATGCTGACGCTGCAGCGCGCCACAGCACTGGTGGCTGCCGACAAGCACCCGTGGCTCTTCGCCTGCACGGGCTCGGCACCGAGCACCGACGGCTGGTTCGCCTACGAGGTGACCTCGAAGTACACCTACGAGCAGCCCTACTACGGGACACCCGCCACGACCGTGACGAGCCTGGGGCTGGCAATGTGGTCTGGCCTCCTCTCCAGCAACGCAGGCCGCACCGTGTTCGCCGGCATCCCCACGGCCAGCCTGCCGATTCAGAACCCCAACAACTTCGACCTGCGGTTCTGGCTCTACTCCATCTACCCCTACTGCCTCAAGGGGGGCAGCAACCTCGCAGGCACCTTCGACGTGACCAAGAACGCTGGCATCCGCAGCAAGCTGCAGGGCATCTGGGTCATCGCCCTGGACAACTTCTCCTCCCTGGACACTCTGGCTGACAGCTCGGGGAACTACCTGCTCTTCACCCCCAACTCGGCCTTCGGGGCAGGCTCGGGGTCACAGGCGTACACAGACCTGGGCGTTTTGAACGAATAGTTCGGCTGTAAAAGGAGTGCGCAATGGCCTCGTTTGACTTCAACCAGACCGCCGCCGTGATCGACGGCACGACGACCACAACCTACCAACCAGTCGACTTCACCGACGCCAATGTCGCAAAGCATCTGGAGAAGGATGTGAACGTCGCCGCGCTGGCCACGGACGCGGAGATCAGCCTGGACGGGCTGACGGTGAAGCACCTGCGGCTGGTCTGCGGGGCCACCATCTCCGTGAAGCTGAACGGCACGGGCAACACGGCCATCGCGTTGACCCCGAACGCCGACCACCCGGCGGTGCTGTGCCTCATCGGGTGCAACGTGACGTCGATTCACGTGACCAACACCGGCGCCTCCGCCGTGGAGTTGAAGCTGATCGCAATGGCTGAGTAGAGGAGGAACATGGGCAACTGGGCAATCACCATCCAGGGCATTGGTGCCCATCACAACAAGCTTAACTCGGGCGACGCCAACCGGATGGCCCGGAGATTTGTCCGGCAGTTGCGGAACGCGGGGCACACCGTCGTGCGGGCTGACTTCACGCACGGGGCCAACGAGGACCTCTGCGACGAGCACCTGGCACACCCGGACGATCGGCTAAAGTAAGATTCTTCACGCGCGGCGAAAGGAGTAGGCAATGCCCGAGCAGACCCTCGACATGCGCGCCTACATCTTGCCGCGCTACACCCCCACGGCCTTTGGTGACGCCCCGGACGACAGCATCGGTGGCATCGCCACCACCGACGCGCCCCCCGCGCTCGACTACTACGAGGGTGAGCAGGAGCAGGCCACCACCCGCGGCGACGCCAGCCTCCCCGTCTACATCTGGGACCTGGGCGTGCCCACGGTCGGTGGCGTCGTCACCGTGCGCCTGCGGATGCGGGCCAACATCCGCAAGACGCAGGAGCAGACGATCCAGCTCCGCGCCAAGGTCACCAACCAGGTCCTGCGGCAGATCCAGATTCGTGCCTACGTCGTGCGCCCGGTGCGAAAGACCATCAGGATGCGAGCCCGGATCTTCACGGGCGTCTCCACCAAGACCATCCGCCTGCGCGCGAACGTCCGCAACACGGTGACCCGCACGCTCACCATGCGTGCGTCGATCCAGCGGCCCAACTTCCAGATTCAGCTCCGGGCCAGGATCACCAAGGCGGTGTCGCAGACCATCCAGCTCCGCGCGGCCATCACCCCGCAGACCCTGCAGAAGATCGATCTTAGGGCCAACATCCAGGCAGTGGCCACACAGTCGCTGCAGATGAGGGCAAGAATCCAGCCCTTCACCGACCTGCAGATGCGGGCGAGGATCCGGCAGGTCGTCTCGACTACGCTGGAGCTGACCTGGAACGCCGCCGAGCCCCTGCGGTCGCCGCTGCTCCTCACCTGGAACGCGGGCGAGGGCACGCGGACGTCACACGTCATCACGATGCGCGCGATGATCGTCAGCCCACGCAGCACGACGGTGGAGCTGGAGTGGCGGGTGGAGGCGCCGGTACCCGAGGGGCCGGTCACGGAGCCGATTCAGAAGCTGGAGACACCCTGATGCCAAGTTCAGAGGACTTTGAGCGGGTGCGCCCTCTCCTGCGGGAGGCAGCGCACTTGTGGAGCAACTACCGCGACTTCTACCGTCACTTGACGGTGGAGGAAAGGGTTTACTGCCTCCCACCCTCCCTGGTGGAAGATTTTGAACGGCTGGGGAAGGTGATCGGCGACGTCGATCTGACCATGGCTGACATCTAGGGGCTAAATGGCACGCTACGGTCTTGTCATCGCGCTCGACACAGGGCGCCTCGTGCAGATTGACCACGACACTGGGGCGTGGGTCCGCAACTACGGCGCCCTGAACGAGACCTGGGCCGGCAACGTCAGCGACTTCGACCCGACCACCGGGCTGCCCACCCCGGAGGCCCTCGGCGCGACCGACACCAGCAACCCCTGCGGCACGACGGCGACCAGCGCGCTCGCCTACCTGCTGGACCCCAGCACCTGCCGCGTCCTCGCCTTCGACCCCCTCACCGGTGACCTCTATGCCACCTTCGGCGGTCGGCGCGGGATCGGCAGCGGCAAGATCACCCCGGACCCCACGCGGCGCTCCATCATCGCGCTCGCGAATGGCAAGATCTGGGTCACCGACAATGCGGGCGACTTTCTGGTCCAGTTTGCCACCGGGGGCACCTTCGAGGCGGACCACGCCATCAGCGGGTGGGCCACGGCGCTCAGCCTCGCCTTTGACCAGTGCACGGGCTTCGCCTTCGACGTGGCGCGGCAGCGGTACTGGGCACTCGTCGGCGCCACCGCCACGACGTACCTCATCGAGCTGGACACCAGCCTCGTGCCCACCGGCACGGTCATCGACCTCACGACGCGCCTGGCCAGCAGCCTCGGCATCACGGTCAGCGGCCACGGTGGGAGTGACCTGGGGCGTGCGCAGACCCGGGGGCTCTTCTTCCACAACGGCTACCTGTGCCTCACCTCCACGACCTACGTCGTCAAGGTCGACCTCACCAACAGCAGCGGGGATCAGCTCCTCAAGACGTTCGCGCAGGACGTCGGCCCGGGCGCCTGGGCCAGCGATGGGACCGAGTTCTCCTTTGTGGGGCGCGACCAGGTGGACGGGCAGCCAGTCGTCCACGTCCTGACCGTTGCCACCCTGGCGGAGCGCACGTACGGATTCCAGGTCACCGTGGACGATGGCGACCCCACCCACGTGGCTGCGCCGTGGGACTTGACCGTCTCCCCCAACGTTGAGGACCCCAGCACCCGCACCAGCCGGGACCTGCAGGTCCGGGCGCGCATCCAGGCCACCGCCACGCGCGGCATCCAGCTCCGGGCCAGCATCCGCAACACCGTCCCGCGGACCCTCGACGCCCGGGCGCGCATCCTCCAGGGGGCCATCCAGCAGCTCACGATGCGGGCCCGCATCGTCGAGGCGACGACGCTGCTGGACCGCATGACGACGGCCTGGACGCTGGAGGACAGCGTCGGCAGCTTCAGCCGCGGGCTCACCCTGAGCTGCGCGGCCAACCCGGGGCTGGCGGTGGGGGACACCGTGACGCTCTACGCGGGCTACAACGACCCCGTGGACGGACCCACCCTGGTCAAGGTCTTCCACGGCGAGGTGGACGACGTCACCGTGGCGGAGGAGGCGGACTCCGCCCTCTACACCTTCACCCTGCGGGATGTGGGGGCCAAGGAGGCCAACAGCCGCCGGGTCACCCGCACGACGCAGACGCAGTTCCCGCGCACGACGACCGACGTGCCGTCGGTGAACGCGAACAACGCCCTGCTGGACCATGGAATTCTCAACCTGCCGGACTTTGAAGCTGGCGTAGGCGCTGGTGCCCCAGCCTTCTCCTTCTACGGCAACTTCACGGCGCGGGACGTGTCGCCCATCCAGGTCCTGCAGCAGCTCACCGAGCCGTGGAACCTGTTTGCCAGCAACCAGTACTACCCCACTGTGCGCGACGGGCGCACCTTCAGCCAGCACATCAACTGGGCCAACCCACCAGCGGATGGGTACCGGCTCCCCCGGGCCCGGCTGACCAGCCAGGTGCTGAAGCAGCAACGGTACATTGAATCGCCCAACCTGGTGGGGCTGGCCATCCAGGTGCGCGGCGCGACCTTCACGCTGCAGATCATCGACCAGCTCGGGCCGCAGACGCGGATTGAGTACATGCGGTCGCTGGCCCAGAGCGACGTCACGACCCCCAGTGCCAGCAACATTGGCACCACGGCCTTCGCCACCGAGTACGTGCTCACCGAGACCAGCAACGTCGAGGAGACCTGGGGGGACAAGGTGCTGTCGCGCACCTCCGAGACCTACGAGTCGCGGTTCACCTCCACGGACGGCGGCGGGGGGGGCACGAAGCTCATCCACCGGGAGGTGGAGGCCAACCTGTACTTCGAACCGCCCGGGGACCTTGGCTTCGACTCCATCCAGACCTCCAGCGCGGGCCCCTCCCCGCTGGCGCTGCCGCTGCAGGTCAACTCCATCGTGTCCGGCATCGACCCCACCGACTCGGTCTTCCGGGAGCTGCAGCGCACGCAGACGAACTACTACTACGATGCCAAGAACAACCTTGCGGCGGAGAGCACGAGCGTCACCCTCTTCGATTCAAGCACCAACACCTGGAAGCTGGACAGCGTCCAGCAGCGGTTCCACAGCGAGACCACCGGGGGCAGCACGCGCACGCGGCGGCTCTCCTTCGCCAACGACGATGGCACGCTCACCTTCGACACGGCGGATGGCCAGCAGGTCGGGGGACGCCGGCCCAACCCGGCCCTCATCTCGGGCCTCGCCTCGGTGGTGACGTCGCAGGCGATGTTCCCGATCCCTGACATTGTGGTCGACTTTCTCGGCTCGCACGTTAGCCTCCCGGTGGCCACGCCCACGTGGCTCTACGAGAACCCACTCCTGGGGCAGGACGACTGCGAGACGGTCTACAGCTTGGCGGTCACGGAGCAGGGGCTGCAGGCCAACCCGCTGGTCCGGTGGGAGACGATCGACTTCGCGGGGCCCTTCGACCCGAACCTGCAGTCGGGCATGGCCCTCCAGTTGGAGCGCCAGCCCGGGGTGTGGGTGGACTACTGGGTGGAGAGCGTCGCCCACAGCTACACGGCGGACGAGGCACTGTCCCGGGGGTCGGCCAAGAGGATCACAACTGACCCGCTGCCAGCATAGGAGGTACGTTGGCCAACATCGCTGAGATTCTGGCGCAGCGCCGGCGGGAGGCCACTCCTGGCACCGCTGCCAGCACCGCCGGCGCCGTGGTGAGCGGCATCATCGTTGCCCAGGCGGGGCCACGCTTCGTCGTGTCGGTGGCGGGGATGGACAGCTTCGCCGCGGAGACGATTGTGACGGAGACCCTGCGCGAGGGCGACCGGGTCTGGATCGCCACCGGCAAGGCGACGGCGGTGATCGTGGGGCTGCAGGGTCGCGATTCAGAGTTCGACTGATGGCCAACCTCCTCGACGCCTTTGAGCCCCACCGCACGGCCACGGGCCAGCCGCAGGAGCAGGGCGCGGCGCTGCGCATCGTCCCGGCGCAGCCCACCGGCACGCCACCCAACACCGTGTGGATGGGACCGGAGTTGGGCTACCTCTACTACACCGGCTCCCAGCCCAAGGCGGATGACCTCGTCGCCGTGGTGGGCATCCAGGGAGCGCAGGTGGTGATGCTGCGGGAGACCCCGCCGCTGCGCGACCCCGTGATCGTCAGCGGCTGCAAGTGCCGCTGCCAGGCCGGGGTCGGCACGATCTTCACGGTGATCAGCAACGTCAGCAGCCAGCGCCTGTCGCACGTCGTGGCGTTCGGCGTGCCGGACTTCCCGGTGCAGCAGTTCTTTGGGCACGAGGAGACCTTCAGGATCGTGGGGCTGGCGGTGGACCGGCTCACGCCCTTCACGCTCTACCTGCTCGACGACCGGCGCTCGCTCTTCAACAAGGTGACGGACGCCAGCCCCCTGCAGCAGGTGCCGGAGAACAGCTACTACACGGTCGTCCAGCTCGACCTGGTGGGGGACACCTACGCGGCGACGGCCAGCTACACCCTCGCCAACCCCGGGGTGCCCGGGTCCATCATCTTCACGCTCGACCCGGTGGAGGACCTCATCCGCAACCAGCTTGACCCGCCGTCGATCTACCCGGGGAACCCACTCTCCGTCATCGACAGTCAACTGCACGTGACCATGAACCGCGCGCCGGCCCGGTACCAGCGCCTGGAGGCGGGGGTGCTGGTGACCCACACCCTCACGCTGGACGGCGACCCGTACGCCAAGGGGCTGCGGGGGCGCATCGTGCAGGTGCGCGACCGGCCCGCGAAGCGGCAACTGCGCTACGCCATCGCCTGGGCTGGCAGCGACAGCTTCGACGACGCCAAGCCAGGAGCTGCCTTTGAGGTGCTGGAGTTCAATGACGCCGACGAGATCACCGCCCGGGTCACGGACGCGGCGCTGATTAGCCCCTTCCAACTGGCGAACAACTGCAACCGCCTGGTCGTGCTGCAGTCCGACCGCTACGGCCGCACGGCCAACGACCTGGGCGGCACGGCCCTGCCGCGGGAGGCGGACGAGGAGGCCTGATGGCGGGTGAGAAGGAGTTCATCGCCGACTTCTGCAAGGCACGCCGCTTCACGCGGTTCCAGACGAAGCGCAACCTGGCTGCGCCCCTCGACGTCCTGGACGTCACCACCATCGCGCCGCTGGGCTGCAACCTGATCGCCGGGCACCAGGGGACGGAGGCAGGGGTGATCCTCTCGACGGTGGACCACCGCACGGGGGGCTACGGCAGTGCCATCCTCACCTCCGCAGACCCTGAATCGGTGTTCAACCCAGGCCCGGCGACCAACGTCGACGCCACGCCCACGCTGCAGCTCACGGGCGCGGCGACCCTGCCCTTCCCCACCACCAACGTGTCCTCCACGATCGACTACAACCTCGCCGGGCGCCTCTGGTGGGCCGAGGTGGACGACGTCGAGACCTACGGGGAGAATCAGCGGAACGCCCTCACCTTCGGCTTTGGCGGCGACTACGGCCCCACGAAGACCCTGCACCTGCCCACCGGCAAGGAGTTCACGCACTCCTTTGGCCGCCTGGCCTACCACGTCTACACGAATCAGGTCCTCATGCCGCGCCTCAACGTGCCGCTGACGCCCCTGGGGCTGGGGTACGTCCCCAGCCACAGCCGGTACGAGTGGCCGGCGGGCGTGCCGGGTGTGGGGGGGATTGCGACGGAGACCAGCTTCGCCGGGGAGGTGTGGAGCTTTGGCGTGTTCTTCTACCAGGTGCACCCGGCGCTCGTCGGGTTCAACGGCGAGGAGGTCTCTGACTACATCCTGAACCCCCTCCAGCCCCACGTGGTGCAGAATGACATCTTCGACCGGAAGTACTGCTACGTCGACCTGGAGACCCTGACGTGGCCCGCCTACGGGGGCAGCGTGGCTCGTGCCTACACCATCCCCGGTGGGCTGCGGCCGCAGTCGGTGATCTACAGCCAGAGCGCCAACTCCCCGGGCTGGACCCTCACGATCAACGGCACCCCGATTGGCCTCGGTGGGGGGAGCGCCGTGCTACCCACGCCGCAGCTCATCCCCTTCCCCCCCTCCTCGGTCGGTGGCAGTGCCACGCCCTGCGACGCGGCGACTGAGGCAGACCTGGGCCTCGACACGACCCTCTTCACCTTCGTGGCCACGGGCTTCGCGAAGGTCCTGACGGTGGGACCACTCCTCTTCAGCGGGCTGGCAGGCCCCCGGCAGTACGAGTTCATCGTGTCATTCCTACACGTGCCGCCGCCATAGGACGCACTCGATCAGGGGGGTGACGTCCCACCCCTGCCCCGGCACCCAGGTCAGCGTGAAGGTCTGCGGCGGGGTGGGCCACTGGGTGAGAGAGGTGCGCCCTGGGTCCTCGAACATCGCGAGCGTCCAGGTGTGGGTGCGCACCAGGCTCGCGTACGGCACCGCGAACGCCTGCCGGCGCGAGCTGCCCAGGTCCCGCAGCTCCGTGAGCACCAGGGCCACGCTGCCAGCGTCGTGCGCGCGCTGCAGCCCCCGGTGCTGCGAGGGTCGCACGTCGGCGAGCCTCACCACGACCGTGTCGGGACCCCAGCCGTGGGGCTTGTCGCGCGTGCCGAGCTTCCGCAGCTTCGTCTCGATCTTCACGTGCCGCCCCCGCACCCCGCACACGAGGTCGCAGGGCTTGGACACGCCACGGGCGAGGTCAGAGAAGCGGTCAGCGTCACAGCCTGCGGCCCGGAGGGCCTTGATCAGCTCGGTCTTGAAGTCAGCCTCGCGGTAGTTCACCGGCCATTCTCCTGGCGGCGCTCAGCCCACCGGCGGCGCTGACTTGCCCCGATCTTGGCTCTGGTCGCGGCTGACAGCCGCTTCCCCAGGCGTGCCGCCCGCAGCTTGGCCCGGGTCTCGAAGCTGGCCTGCTGCCCCAGGCGTGCTGCCCGGAGCTTCGCCCGCGTGGCCGCCGTGACGGGCCTGCGCTGCGCCTGGCTCAGGACCAGCACGCGCCGCTCCAGGGCAGCAAGGTGCTGCAGCAGGTCCTGCAGCGGCCAGCTCACTGGACCTCCAGGTCATCCAACGGTACCGTCGTGACTGGCAGCAGCTCGCGGCTTGGCGACTGCCGCTCCACGTCCTCGTCGTCGTGGTGGGTGGAGGTCTCAAGCAGGACCAGTTCTGGCGCAGCCATGGGGCACCAAAACATGTGCCATGACCCCGTGGGTACCTCCACGATGACCCCCGGAGTCAGGTCGATGGGCTCGCCGTCCAGCAGCATGCCCCCACGGCCGCGTTCCACGATGAAGCACTCCGACTTCACCCTGTGCCGGTGGAGGGAACAGCGCCAGCCGGGCTTGACGAGCAGCCGCTTGGCGCAGAGCTGGGGGCTGTTGAAGTAGACAAGCTCAGTACCCCACGCTTTGGAAATTCGGTGGCTCATGTGGGTGTCTCCGCGATGGGTGAGCCGACTCCGTACTGCCTGCAGCAAAGTGCGGCTTTATCCTGCCCCACCCCCACCAGCACGCTCAGCGCATCATAGCTCACCTCGGTCCCATGTGGGTGCGGTGCTGCCGGGTGGCTGAGCTGGACGGCGATGGCTGCCAGGAAGGCGTCGCCAGCCCCCGTCACGTCCACCACCTCGGTGGCGCGGCTCCGGTGCAGTCCCGTCGTCACAAAGGTGCGCAGCCCCCCGCAGCCAGTGCCGACCGCGCGGTAAGCAGCCACGCCAAACTCGCCCAGGGTCACGAGGACCAGGTTGGCGGCGAGCCTGGGCCACGACCAGGCCGGTTCATCGATGAACCCAGGCCATGCCGCATCCATCTCATGGCAGTTGCACACCAGCGCGTCGGCGGGGAACTGTGCCCACCGCGCGGGCTGCTTCGAGTTCACGACGGCCAGGAGCCGGTGCTCCTCCACGAATGCACCGAGCCTCTCCACGAGCTGCGCCCCAGGGTCCCCAGTGAACATGCCCTTGTCGTAGTCCACCATGACAAGCACTGGTGGGGTTGGCGTGCAGCGGAGGGAGTTGCGCAGGTTCTCCAGCAGGCCAGCGACGTCAGGCGGCTGGAGGGTGAGGTCCGAGTCCCGGTCGAGGCGCACGACCTGGCGGTAGCGGTCGCCCGGGCGCTGCAGGTAGACGCGCTCCTTCACGGTGTTGATGCCCACCTGCCGCTGGAGGGCGTAGCAGATCCCCACGTCCGCCTGCCGCGCCAGGCTCTGGATCAGCGCGGCCTCGCTGCCCTGGCGCCCCAGGAGGCAGTGCAGCCGCGTGCGCCGCCCACTCAGCAGCCGCGCCCACCGGGCCACGTTGCCGGCGAGGCCCAGGTGCACCTCCCGGCGCTCCTGGTCGCCGATGGGGCACTCGGGGCACTCTGGGGACTGGCGCTGGTGCTGGATGAAGCGGCCCACGTCGACGCCACAGTCGCCAAGTACCCAGATTGGCGCGCCTTGCGCAGTCACTGAGCCCGTTGAGTCAACCACTCCTCACCCTCCTTGTCCCCCTGCTCAGCGTCGCGCGCCCAGTCCCAGACCACGTACGTCTTCTTGTTCTCCGTGCAGAGTTGCTGGCTCTGCAGGACCCAGCCCTCACCCTCCGGCTGCAGCGGGTTCGGCACCTGCTGACCCGCTCGCACCTCCTGCATCGTCCGCGTCAGTTGCTTGAACATCTGAACTACCTCCCGGCACCGTGGTGGTGTACCGCTGAATGTGCGCCAACAGCCCCTCACAGCGGGCCAGCGCCTCCTCGACGCGGCCAAGCTTGCCCTCAAGCTGCTTCAGCCGTTGCTCCAGGTCATCGAATCGCGCGTCCGGGGTGTGGTACAGGTTCACCGCGCCGCCTCCGCGCGCTCCCGCAGCGTCGCCACCATGCGCTCAAGCTGCGGCGTCAGCGCCCCGGTCACCGGGTCGAGGAGCTGCAGCAGCGTGAAGCTGCCCTTCTGCTGCACCTGTGACCGCGCCAGCAGGTGGTTCAGGTCGGTCAGCCACTGACCCAGGCGCATGGTTGACCATCCCTTGGCGCGCTCCACGTCCTTTTCCTCCAGGCGCAGCTTCACCCGCCAGGGGAGGTCCACCAGGCAGAGGAGCCACGCGTCGCGCGCGGCCAGGTCCGCGTCGATGGCGCGCCACTGGGCCCCGGTGAGGTCGCTGGCCTCCTCGCCCGCGCAGGCCCCTGCCGTCAGGTGGCAGCGCGCGATGACGAGCGGCTCAGCAGTGAGGGGGCGCTGCAGGGTCCACTGCAGGTTCTTGAACTCCTGGTCGACCCGCACGGCGTGGCGGCGGAGGGTGGCGGGCACCTCCTGGGCCAGCCGTTGCGCCAGCGTGTGCACGCCCGAGCAGGGCATGCCGTCGACGATCACCAGCGGCGGGGGGGGTGGCTTCTTGGGTAAGTCCAGCAGCGAGCGTGGTCTCTTGTCCATCACCAGGGCTCCGAGGTCCACTGATACCGCCGGAGGTGCTCGGCGACCTCCGCGTCGGTGTCACTCCACTCCTTGACCATCTCGCGGCTCAGGGCGTGGAGGTAGGTCTCTGGGTTCTCTGTCACCTGCACCCTGGCTACCTGCGGACCTGCGACGGGGGCAGCCAGTGCCTCCTCCAGGGTGTGGAAGATCGCAAGCCCAAGCTCCTGTGCCAGGCCCAGCTCCTGGTCAGCCCCGGGCGACGGGGCCAGGTAGAGGAGGCCCTGACACTGCCGCACCCACGTCAGGGCCCACTGCAGCCAGCGGTGGTAGGGCACCTCCGTGCCCCGCCCCACGTTGTGCAGGTGCCAGAAGTGGCTGAGCAGGGGGCAGAAGGGCTCGTGCCCCGCCAGCAGGAGGGCAGTTGCAGCCTCCAGGCTACGAAGCACGTTGCGGTGGACGGCCTCCGGGGTTGCCGCCGTGTACGGCGAGGCGATGTAGATCCGCATCACGTCCCTCCCTCGGGGCCAGGTGGTCCAATGGGTGGGGTGATCGCGGCGATCTCCGCCACCTTGGCGGCGACGTCGGCGGCCTTGACGGCGGCGTGCGCCGTGCGCTCGGCCAGCTCCGTCAGCGTGGTGGCCTGGACGGCCGCCTTCACCTCCCCCTCGTCGCGGCCCAGGAGGCGCTCCGCCTGGGCAGTGCGCGCCAGCAGCTCGGCCAGCCGGCCGTTCACGACGATCCGCATCTCGTTCAGCGCGGCGGCGTTCTCAGTGCCCTTGATCAGCGCCAGGACGGCGGCGATGGTGGGCGCCGTCACGGCCACGATGGTCGCGATGAGCTGCGAGTTGTCCTGCTCGGGGCGCAGGATGAGGACGACGACGATGGTGGCAAGGGTGACCATCGTGCCGCCGATGGCCAGCAGGAGGTACGGCCACTTTGGCGCTGGGACAAACTCCGGCAACACCTGCGTGCCCCCGGGGGCGAGTGGGACCTTGGTCATGGGTGGGGTCATTCATTCCTCATTTCTCCTGGCCAGGAAGTTCAGTGGTTCTGGACTCCGTATTGCCTTTCCTTCCTTCTCGGGTCCTCATCGCTTGAACAAGATGATGGCGCTCACGGTGGCACTCATCAGGGCCAGCAAGCCCGTGATGATGACCGCCACCAGGTTCCACTTCCCCTTCGTCTCCTCGATTGACCGGATCTCCAACGCCTTCCGCACGTCAGTCAGCGTGGCGGTGAAGTCGGCGATGGTGCGCTCCATGAGCGTCACGCGAATCAGCAGTGGGGGCTGCCCATTGCCGTCGCGGATGATCTTGAGCACGGTGTCCAGGTTGCGGGTCAAGGATTGCACGTCTCGGGTCAGGTCCTGCACGTCGCGCCGGATCTCCGCGACGCTCAGGTCCGTCGTTGTCAGGGCCGGGTTGACTGCCACCTGGACTGGCCGGGGCTCCGGGTTGTTGCCGGGCTCATTCGCCATGAGTGTCGCCGCGCTCATTGATCTTGTCTTCCTGATCGCGGCTCTTCCGCTCGACCTTCTCGCGCATCTCCCTCAAGTTTGCTCGCAATGACTTTAGCTCCTCATAGAGTTGGGGCAACCCCTGCAGCACGGGGTCGCTGATCTGTCGGGTCACGAATGGGACCATGAACGCAACTGCCACCCAGGAGGTCACCGCCGCAAGCAGGTTGATTGCCACCTGCAGCCGGTACGCTGGCCACCAGAACGAGGCGGCTCGCATCAGGTGGGTCAGTCCGGCGGTGAAGATGAAGATCACGAAGCTCTGGGTGATCCGCTTGTCGAGGACGAGGGCGAACCCGTTGCGCCGGGAGGCCGCCGCAAGGATCATGATTGGAATGGCGAGGTAGACCGTCACGATGGAGAAGTTGCTGACGATCGTGGCGTCAGCCAACCGGTCGGTCCACCCCCCGCCTGCGGCGGGAGACTCAAACGGCGTGGCGTCGAACAGCCAGTGAACGAATCCTATCACTCCCACGTCTCTCCCCTCCCGCCAGCTTGCACGACTGGCTCGATGAACGCCCAGAAGAAGCGGCGCTCGGTCCTCATTGCAACCCCCACTTGCAGGCGTACCGGGAGGTAGTGCCCACCTTGCGTGATTGCCGACAGCGTCAGCTCCTGTCCCACGATTGGTGCATGTCCCGTTCGCTGGTAGGTCTCGATGCCTCGCAGGTGGGCGGCTCGGTGCTCCGGTGGGATGATCGTGCTGGCCAGGGGGAGCCCAAGTGCCTCCGCGCGCGACCAGCCAAAGGTCGCCTCGGCGGCTGTGTTCCACTCAATGATGCGTCCCTCCGGGTTGATGGCGATGAAGGGTGTGGGGCAGTCGTCCATGATTGCCCGAAACACGCTCAGCGGCAGCGTGGGAGGGATGATGGCGGGCGCTGGCTGTAGCAGCCGACGGAAGAAGTCGATCATGGGTGACCTGCGTCCTCGCTGACCTTGGTCTTCATTGTCTCCTGAATCAACGCCTCCAGCTTTGCGATCCGCTCGTTGGCGATGTAGAGGTCAGTCTTGACGGCGCTGAGGTTGGAGTTCGTCAGCTCGTGGATCTTGTCCAGCTTCTCGTCGGAGCGCGCTGCAATCGCCTTCGTGGTGTCCTTCAGGTCCTGCACCTTCTCGTCGACGTTGTCAACGGTGCGCGCGGTCACCGCCTGGAGCGTCTGGATCCGCGCGCTAGTCCTCCAGGCGGTCACGAGGTTGGTCAGCACGAGCCCAACCGCAGCGATGATGGTGAGAATCTCCTGACTGGTCATCGGGCACAGCACCTCCAAATTGGGCGTTAGCTGCTTCTTGCAGCTCGTTGTCCCCGGTGACGCATTCAGGCAGTCGCAATGCGTCAGTAGCCGTCGTCGGGTTTGAAGTTACTCTCTTGTTCTCTCCTCCGCCTGCCTCTTCCAGTGCTCCATTCTGGCAACTGCGATCTCACAGTACCTGGGGTCGCCCGGCGGCTCCCCCTGCTCGATGCCCAGGAAGCGGAACCCCTCCAGGACCGCCGCGCAGCCAATCGAGCCTGAGCCGCAGAATGGATCGATGAGGAGCCCCCCTGGCGGGGTGATCAACTTGCACAACCATCTGCACAGCGCAATACTCTTTACAGTGGGATGGTTGTTCTTGACCTTGACCGGGGCCCACCTAGGTTCAGCCTCCAAGCCCCCTGGATTGACGCGGTTCAGGATGGCATGGTCGAGTTCGTCGAGGCCCGCCTCTTTTTCGGAGCGGCTCGCCTTCGCCTGGTATTTCCACAGTATCGGGTCGATCTCGCCATCCCCATCGTTTCCACGGGTGGCGGCGGCAATGGCAAGCTGAACAGAGCCACACCACCGTCTCAACTTTTGAATAGTCGGAATGATGCCGATGCTCTCCAGGTCTTCCGCAATCGGTGCAAGGCTTTGGATCAGGATTTGCTCTTTGAGCGCGCAGATAGAATCCTGTCCAGGAATTAACCCCCGGCAAAGGTCTGGCTTTTTCTCGGCAATAGCTTGAGCAATAGTTGTTCCGCATCTCTCGCACAGGCTTGCCACAGACCAGACATGATGGGCGATCTGTTCGGGAAGCGATGCCGGAGCACTTAGCAGAACAGAAGATTCGCTCGTTGGATTCATATTCCCAGAATCGCTTCCCGCACTGGCGACAGAAATGCTCTCGCTTTGGTTTCTGACCTCGACTTCGGCAGGTTGATGTCTTTGAGCACGAGTTTGAACAGAAACGCCTGCTTGGTTTCGTTGGAGCAAAGAGGTTACCGCACCATTCACAGGGTCGCAACTTGTCGGTTGATGACATAAAAAGCACTTTCTCGCGTCTTGGAAGTTCGGAAAGAATCGCGAGGGCGACTTGAGCAACTTGGACGCCTTGCAGCCGTCCTCATCCAGCTTGCGCACCGGGCAACCCGGCACACATGCCCAGAGGTCCACCACCTCCAGCCCCTCCGCGTCGCCGTAGCCCTCAAAGGTGTCGTGCCAGTCCTCGTGCTCCTTGTCGTCCTGATTGTAGAACGGGTTCTTCTTGCCTCCCTGAGTCACGGTCGTCGGGCAGCCCTTGACCTTCTGCGTGCCGACAAGCACACAGTGTTCGCTGTGGGTGAGCAAGAGATTCGGAGCGTGTCGACCCTTCTTCCCCCGGCGCGCCTGCACCTCCTCCGGCGGCATGTCGCGGATCTTGAAGGTGTCCTCGCCAAGGTAGCCGTTAGTCCGCCCATAGCTCCCTGTCTTGTGCCAGCCGGGGACATCGTCGCTGGTGCGACGCACCTCGCAGGCACCGACGTTCAGGGCACCCACACCCCACTTGAGCAGGTTGTCGGCGATTGACCCCTTGAAGGGCTTCTGAACCAACCACCAGCACTCAACTGCGGGCTTGGTAGCGTTACCCCAGCCCAGCCACTGCTGACCCTCTTCGGAGGTGGGCTCCAGCACCTTGCTCTGCAGACGCTCACGGTCGGGGTTACTGGCGAAGGCGTTGCCCCTGATGTCCTGGTTGGTCCAGGGGCGCTCCCCTACCGCGACTGGCTCGGCACCAACCTTGCGATCCACGTCGATGGCCACGTTGCGATTCTTGGGAAAGCCCTGACCGTGGATGTGGTAGATGCACTCCTGCACGAAGAAGCCAGCATCCTCCAGTGCCCAGGCAGTCCAGTGGCTAGTCCGGGGAAAGGCCCACACCAGGCCGTAGGCACCTGGCTTGAGCACCCGGTGTGCCTCCCGCATGACCTCGCTGAGCCATGCCACCCACTGATCTCGGCCGCCCTTGTTGCCGTCCCAGGCGCGCCCCATGAACGAGGCGCCCCCCGGGGGGTCGGTGCAGAGCGCATCGATGCTGCTGGAGGGCAGCTTCCGCAACACCTCAAGAGAGTCACCGAGGATGACCTTGCCCCAGCTTCCCACGCGCCAGATCATCGTCCCCCCTCCGTCGGCAGCGGCGCGGGGCCTGGCGCGTTGGCCGGGCCGTTGGGCACGAGCACGGTGGGCGGGGCCGGCGCAGCCACGAACGGCAGGTACACGCCGACGTAGAGGATCACGAACAGGATGAGGATGACGAGGACGAGCACCTCAAACACCCGCAGGTGCCACCACTCACCGTTGTCACTCCCAGCCACCCAGCGTGGCATTATTTTTCCCCCTCCTCCTTCTCGTCCCCCCACACACCCCAGTCCTGCAGCAGCTCGCGCGCCAGGACGGCCACGAAGGCCACCACCAGCAGGAAGGCTGCCCCCAGGATGATGTTGGCGGTGGTCAGGTGCCCCGCGAGCCACGTGAGTGCGAGTTCCATGGCTTGATTCTACCGGGGAGATACGTCCTTGTCAACTACCTGCGCCTGAAGAGGCACGGAGCAGCAGCCCCGTGCCTCCAGGTCAGGGGACAGGCGGGGTTGGCGGCAGCGCCGCCTCCAGCTTGTCAGCAGCGGCCGTCAGGTCGCCCATGACAGCCTGCAGCGCAGCCACCTGCGGGGTGAAGTCGCCACCCCCACCGTCACCAGCCTGCAGCGCAGCCACGACGGCGTCGACGTCGGTGCCGACGCGCGTGACGGCCGCCTGCACGTCGCTGATGGCAGCAGCAAGGTCAGCCAGGGTTGCCATTAGTTTCTCACCTCCCAGCCGGGCCAGCGTGGCCTCGTAAAACGCGGCGAACGCAAGCGCCGCAGTCAGCAGCAGGACGAACAGTTCCATCAGAGGAACACGAACAGGAGTGTCGCGATGAGGCCGACGATGCCGAGCACGATCGCCGGGATCACCATCCCCAGAAAGTGTAGGCTGAGCAGCCCGGTGAAGACCCCCATGGCGACTTTGCCAATGCTCATCTCTCTCACCTCCCTGAATCTCGGGTTTCTGAAGTTCATAGGCGTGGGCAGTGTCTAGGGACTAAAAATCGTCTGCGTGTGCCGTAGCGCCTCCCACACGCGCTTCGTTGACGTTCCGTAAGCCCTTCGGCTGTTCAATCAGACGATTGCGCTCCCAAACCTTGGGAAGTCCTCGGCGTTCGAGGTGGTGAATCACGTAGACTTCCTCACCACTCTCCGTAGCTTCGGCGAGGGTGCAGCTCTTGCAGCGGTGCTGCACGCTCTTGCCAGTAGCTCGCTTCTTGGGCGCGTAGGTGATGAAGACCAGCCGCTTGTCTCGGCAGGCAGGGCACACCTTCTCCTGGCGCTCGTAGTTCGCGATCGTCACTGCCCGTCCTCCGAATCAATCATATCAGTTTTCAAGTCCGGCTTCCACGCCCTCCACCGCCGCAGCCGCCGCGCCTCCTGCGCGTAGAGGCGCCCGTCCGGCGCCTGCCAGCACCGCACGAGCCACGTGTTGCCCAGCCCCAGCCCCGGGCCATCGAGCAGCCTGGCCGTTTGGTGCCGCTTCCAGGCCTTGGCGCTGAAGCCCACGTCGACGCTGCCGCTCTCGTCCGTCAGGGTGCAGCGCAGCTTGAGCCGGGGCTCCCCTGGCGCCGGTGGTTGGCTGCCGTACTTCTTCGCCTGCACCGCCAGGTCGATCAGGCTGCGCTCCGTCACGCGGCCCAACACCGTCACGCTGTCGTCGCGCACCTCCCGCCACCGGATCGGCTGCAGGCCAAGCTGCTCACGGTACGCCCGCTCCGGCGGGGTGAGGGGGCGCAACGGGTACCAGCAGGCGAGGTGCTGCAGCACGTCACTGTCCAGCCCGGCCGGCGTCACCACCGCTGCCAGGGGCTCGCGCACGGTCTTGGGCAGCGCCGCCAGCAGCTCCTGCCAGCCCCGCGGGGCCAGCCGCAGGACCTTGGCCGCGGACTTCGCGGCGCACCCCCGGAGGCTCACGAGCCCCCCGCGCACGCGCCAGGGGTCCACCGGGTCGTGGGTGAAGTCGGCGGCGGGGTCGGTGGGGTTGAGGAGGCTGACCCGCCCCCCGCGCTCCAGGAACTCGCGCAGCAGGGCGAACCGGCGCTCGTCGGGGTCCAGGTTGCCGACGTGGCGGCACAGGGCAGCGGTGAAGAGCCCGGGGTGGTGCACCTTGAGGTAGCCCGTCCAGGCACCTAGGTAGGCGTACTGGCAAGCGTGCGCCTCGCAGAAGAGATAATTGGCAGCCTTCTTCACCTGAAGGAACGCCTCAATGACCTGCGCCACCGGCACGCCAGCCTGGTACCAGCCGAGACCGAGGGGCTTGCGGTACGCCTCAATGGCGTCTGCCCCACCGCTCTTGCTGGCCAGCTTGCGGATCTTGTGGACGTCCTCGATCGGCAGCCCGGCGAGCTGGGCCAGGGCCATCGCCTGTTCCTGATAGACGACCGTGCCGTAGGTCAGGCCCAGGATCGCCTGCAGCTCAGGGATCAGCGTCGGCATCTCCTCGCGCCCCCACTTGCGCGCCACGAAGCGCTTGACCCCGCCGGACTGCAGGGGGCCCGGGCGCGCCAGTGCGGACACGGCAGTGAACTCCTCGAAGTTGGCGGGCTGCAGCTCCCGCAGGATGTTGCCGGCGGCGCGTCCCTGGAGTTGGAAGATCCCCAGGTTCTGCCCCTGCGCCAGCATTGCCAGCACCGCCGGGTCCTCCAGCGGCAGGGCGTAGAGCCACTCGGGGGACTTGCCCAGGGCCTGCAGTGTCTCCGCCACTGCGGTCAGGGTGCGACTGCCGAGGAGGTCGATCTTCAGCAGCCCCTGCGCGGCGGCGGTCGCCATGTCCACCTGCGCCGTGCGCTCCTTCCCCGGGCGTGCTCCCACCGCCACGACCTCCGCCAGCGGGCGGTCGTCCAGGAGAGCCCCCCCGGCGTGGACGCTGAACTGCCGCACCTGCCCCTCCAGTTGGGCGGCGATGGCGAGCTGCGGGCAGTAGGTCAGCAGCTTCTGGGCCTTCTCGCTGGTCTCGAAGAGCCGCGCCAGCACCCCGTAGTCGTGGAGCCCCGCGCCCTGATCCTCCCCCTCCGGCACCAGCGTGGCGGCGTGGTGCATGACCTTCTCCGGCAGGTCGTAGGCCTTGCCCACGTCCAGCAGGGCCTGCCGGGCGCCGAAGCGTGAGAGGGTCGCCACGTGCGCCACGTGCGCCACGCCGTACTTGGCTTCGAGATACTCGAAGGCTTCATGCCGGCGGTCGTGCTGGAGATCCAGGTCAATATCAGGCAAGTCAGCCCTTGTTTGGTCTAGGAACCTCTCGAAAGGCAGGTTGTGCTTGATCGGGTCCACCACCGTGACGCCGAGGCAGTGGAGGAGGAGGGACCCACCGGCGCTGCCGCGGGGGACGATGAGGATGTGGCGGGCCCGCATCTCCCGCACGAGGTCAGCCACGACGAGGAAGTAGTCAGCGAATTGCTTCTCACAGACCACCGTCAGCTCCCGCTCCAGGCGCTGGTGGTAGGTGCCAACGACGGCGAGGCTCTTGTCCTCGGTGATCCTCTTCAAGCCCTGCCAGGCCAGCTTCCGCAGCATCTCCACCGCCGACCCGAACCCTGCGGGCACCGTGAACCGAACCCCCGATCCCTTCGGGCACTCCGCCACGCACCGCTCCGCCAGCGCCACGCTGCGCTCGATCGCCGCCACCAACTCGATGGTGGGGACGCCGGGCAGCACCGCCTGGCAGCGCGCGAGGATCTCTTCACCGCTGCATCTATGGTGGTAGGTTGGCAGCTTCACGCTGCGGTGGGGGTCGTTGACGCGCTGGCCGAGGTTCACCGCCAGGAGGGTGTCCTGGGCCGCCATGTCCTCCGGGCGCGGGGCGTGGGCGTCGCTGGTGACCACCAGCGGGATCTCAAGCTGCCGCGCCAGCCGCCACAGCACCGGGCAGGCAGCCTCGCTGATGCCGAGCCCGGGGCAGGGGATGATCTCCACCAGGAAGTGCTCGACGTGCGCCTGCATCCAGGCGAGCCACGCCGCTGCCTCGTCCACCCGGCCAAGGTTGATGAGCTGCGAGGGGTGCCCGATCACGCAGCCGGAGAGGACGAGCATGTCCCGCTCGCAGTGGCGGGCCAGCATCTGCCGGTCAACCAGCGGCTTGCGGTGGTAGTGCGTGAACGACTCGCTGACGAGCGCCAGCAGGTTGCGGTACCCCACCTGGGTCTGGGGGATGAGGGTGAGGTGCGCCCGCTTCAGGGCCTCCTGCTCCCCCTTGCGCCGGTCGCCGCCCTTGTCCTGGCCGAGCAGGGTCACGTCCTCGACGTAGTAGGCCTCTACGCCGAGGAGTGGGCGCAGACCGGCCTTCGTGGCCTCCTGCTGGAAGTCGTGGTGCCCCGCAATCGTTCCGTGATCGCAGCAGGCGACGTGTGACTGCTGTAGCTCCAGCACGCGGGCAGCATGCTGGCTTGGAGTTCCAAACCCATCAAGCGCAGAGTAGGTTGAGTGGCAGTGGCAGTCAACGAATCTCATCGGTGCCGGACTCCCCACTCACGCTCGAAGAGGCGACGGATGCGCGGGGACTGCAGGTCAGCGAAGGACCAGACCCTGCGGTGGCAGTAGTTGCAGCGCACTGGCATCTCCTCCTCGGGGACCTGCACCATGCCCTCGAACTCGGGGTAGAACGGCAGTGCGCCCATCTTTCGGCACGGGTCGCAGCGCCCATCTACCATGGGGCTCTCTTCAAAGCACCGCGCGCAGGTGAAATCCTCGTCCTCGTCCAGCTCGCAGTCACACCGTTCGCAGTGCGTGTTGGCGTAGCGCGTCTCGTCGAGGGGCTCGTGACAGCTATCGCAGAGGCAGACGCCGCCTGGACCTGTGATTCGTGCCTGGTGGCAGCACTCGCAGATGATGGAGCCATCGGTCAGCCGGTCAGCGATCATCCGAGTTCTCCTCTAACGCCGATGTTCGTTGCAAAACGGTGACCGTTGGTGTTCCGCAATGTCACTGGTGAGGTAACCACAGATGGGGCAACGCAACATCGGCAGTGCAGGTTCGCCGCTGACCTCATCGGGTGGAATCTCCATCTCATCGACTGCGGGGATCTCCGCCGCGATGGCAGTTGCCTGAGCAGCCAGGTGTAGAAGCTGCATCTTGGCCAGATCTAGACGTGCCTGGACGATGTCTCGGCGTTCCTCCTCAAGCTGCCACCTTTCCCGTTTCCCTGTGGCCACGTCCTCGGTGACCTCGGCTAGTCCCTCCCACCTGGACCGCAGGTACCAGCGCTGCCATCGGACGTGCTGTGCCAGCTCCTGCTCCTGCTGATGGGCGCGCTCGCGCTTCGTCATCTTGATCCGCTTGTCTGACATCACATTCCCTCCAGTTCGGTAATCAGGAACTCATCGCCTGCCTCTCTCGCCTCTCGCAGGGCCAGCGCCCACTCGTTGCCAGCCTCGTAGGCGTCCAGCATCCCGTCGTGCTGCGCCTGGGTGAGGTGCCCCCACTCTAGGTTTCGTCGGAGGTGCCTAAGCATCGCCTCCCGTTGCCATTTCTGAGACCGGAGTCGCTTCGCTCTCTCTCGCGTCATGATCTTAATCCTCCTGCCTGCTTCGCAAGCAACCGTAATGCCAAATCCTCACACGGCACACAACGATAACTATAACTTTCTTAGTGCACGCACCATGCGCATGTATACATGCGCATGGCGCGTGCATGAGAATTCTTCATGAACCCGTGAGACCCGTGAGACCCGTGAGACATGGAAGTACCATGAGACTTTTAGGCACAAAACATGCCTCACAGGTTCATCACGGGAACCTTACAAAACTCTACATCTCTCACATCCCCCCATTCTCACGGGTTAGATGCCCCCTGGAGGATCGGTTCCTCAGCTCCCAGTTTCAGCCCATCACGGACACGGAGGGACTTCTTCTGCTCAGCGTCCCACTGAAACCGCGCCTTCGGGAAGCCGAGCTGGTTCAGCCGCTTCCCGAAGGCGTCCTTGTTGAGCACCTTCTCGTTCCGGTAGCCTGATCGGTCGCACCAGCGCTGGTAGTGCTCGTAGAGGAGGTTGACAGCCACCCACTGGTCAGCACGCCTGCAGCAGCACTCGTCGAGGAACTGGGCCACGGTGTCCTGGGAGAGGTAGTACTCCTCCTTCAGCCTGGCGCTTTCCTCCGGTGGGGCAAAGTGCCAGCCGCGCTGTTGCAGCCTGCGTAGGCCGGTGAGGGCAAGGTTGAAGATGCCTGGCAGCTCCAGGCGCAGCTTGTGATCCAACCTAGTGTCAGCGGGCATGACCTGTTCATCCTTTCGCCAGGGGTCCGCCTCCCCGAACTTGCGGCGCCACTCGATGATGAGCAGCCGGCGGAAGTAGCCGCGGGTGAGGTCCAGGGTCTCCGGCAGCGTGTTGCAGGAGATCACGAAGCGCATGGTGGGACGGAAGCGAAACTCCTTGCCGTAGGGGTGTCGAGCCTGGATGGGGTCCTCCCCGGTGAGGATCTTCAGCCACTTTCCACCTGTCCGCATCTCCTCCGGTGCGGGCTCGTCGATGAAGCCCACTAGCTTGCCCATCAGGCTGGCTCGGTGGTAGCTGGAGGTGAGGTTCTGCAAGATGACGGCTGCGCACTGCTCCTCCCCCACCAGCCGCCGCAGCACACGTGCGAAGGTTCCCTTGCCGTTGCTGCCCTCGCCGACGTTCACAAGCGCATCCTGGTTGCTGATGTTGCTGGTGAGGCAGCAGCCTAGCCACTCCTCCAGGAGGGAGATCCACTCCAGGCACGGTGTGCCATCCTCGTTTACGAGCACTTCTCGCAGCCACTGGGTGAAGCGTGGGCAGTCCGCCTTGGGGTCGAATTCGTAGTCGAGGCAGTAGGTGAACCGATGGCATCGGGAATGTGGGAGGAGCTTGTCCTGGGCCAAGTCGTAGATTCCATTGCGGAGGGGGATGAGACCGGGGTTTTCATTCAGTTCCTGTGCCTTGATGATGCCCAGGTCGGTGCGGGCCAACTTGCGCACCCCCTCGATCACCTTGGGGCTCACGCTCACCCCCACGTTGCGTAGGAAGAGGTGGATGGCGGGGTCAACTTCGTCGTCCGGCGCCACATTCAGCCAGTGTGTGCCTGTGTAGCGAAACCAGAGGTTGCCAGTGACTGCCAGGAAGTCACTCTCAACCTCGCTGGCCCAGATGTTGGCCAGCTTGTCGAGCCCCTTCGGTCCAACCTCGGTCTCCAGGTGGCCCTTCTCCTGTAGCCATGCCCGCATGTCCTTGAGCCTGTACTTCCTTGGTCCTCCTTCCCTCAGGCTGTGGGCGTGGCTGCACTTGAAGACGACGTACGGGTACTCCGTGCCGGACCCGTCGCGCACGAAGGTGCTGACGTGGCGCGTCTCGGTTCCATGCTCATCAGCCCATGGGCATGTCACGTGGTGCTTGTCGGCCTCGCTCCGGTCCCGGGACAGGTACAACTCGGCCCTCTTGAGGGCCTCAAGCAGCTCCTGACCCTCCCTGGCTCGGTGGGGGTTCGTCTCTCCTTTCCCAGTCTTGGTGCCCTCACTTCCGTTTGCGCTGGTCGGCGGTAGGTTGCTGATGATTTCGTCGATGTTCATTGCGACGCTCACTCCCTGATGTCGATGATCTTGGCGATTCGGTGGGGTCGTCCCTCCTCGGGACAGTGTGACCCCTTGCAGGCCATGGTGCCGTAGAGTCGCACCAACCGTGCTGCGTTGTGCGTGGTGACGTCGATCATTACCTCCTCGTCGCTGAACTTGGCAGTCAAGCGTTCCAGGACTTCACGGCACTTGTTCAGGTGCTCCACGTCGTTAGGAAGGTCGACCCGCATCAGCACGTGCGCTCCATTGCCGGAGGCAGCAGTGATCAGCCCCTGGTGGCCAGTGGCGGTGAGGAAGTCTCGAACTGTCATTGCACGCTTGACTGCCTTCAGTAGCTCCTGGTTCGTGCTGCTGATCCCGGGGACCGGGGGTGTTCGCTTGACGTCACAGTCGATGAGGAGCCATGTGCGTCGTAGCACGTGGTCATCCATCGTCGTGCTGCGTGGTCTCCAGCGTAGCCGATTCTTGCACCGGCAGATCAGGTCGCGACGGATGGGATTGGACACGAAGTAGACCCCCTCTGCTGCGCCGGAGAGCCGGGCCGCATCCCTCACCATCGCGCGTGGGTCGTCATAGTAGCCTGATACGGTGGTCTCATACCGGTGATCGGGGTCACTCCTTGGGTCTGACCAGTTGATTGCGCGTAGCTCCCAGCAGCAGTCAGGACTCCACCGCATGATCTTTGTCATCACCAGACTTAGCTGCTTGAGGTCGAATCGTTGAGCCTCGGCGCTCACACTCATCTCCTTTCGGTGGGGACCGTTGGTGAAATTCAAACGCGCCACTTGACAGTCGAGTGCTTCCTCGGTATCATGAGAGTGGCTCGACAAGACTCTCCTTGGTCCGAAGAGCTTTCTGTGCGCGGTCTACCTGACCCTACCCATCCGTCCTCGAAGCCACAGCCGGTCCCCACTAGCTGTGGCTTCCTCCATGGTAACGCTTTCCTCCTCCCACGTCAAGCAAAATAGGGGGCCTCGCGGCCCCCAGCGTCAGCTTCTCACCGTCCCTCAGGCGAACTTGTCGCCAGCCGCCGGCACCTCGCGGAACCCGGGCTCGCGATACCCATCTGGGAAGCGGATGACGAATTTTATCGACTCCACCTCTGTCCCGTCAGCGCGCTCCCACTTCTGCTTCTCCGGCACAACCTCCACCCACAGCCGCTTCCCAACTGCGGTCTCGCGGCGCATCCGCACCTTCCCGGTCTCCGCGTCGCGCAGCCCGATGGCCTCGGCGAAGCGGTACGTCTTCACCACCCCGCCCCCCTCAATGGGGAAGTACTCGTCGCGGTAGTTGCCCTTGTTCGGCCCCGCCAGGCACTTCAACTCCACCTTCTTGGACTTGTTCCCTGACCGCGCGAGGTGGGGCTCGTAGCTCATGACCTCGCAGTAGTGCCAGCCCTCCGGCCACTCCAGCTTCAGGTCGCTGGGGTCCAGCTCCACGAGGTCCTCGTCCTCGTCCTCCGCCTCGTCGAACAGCCCACCCTGCCCTACCAGGGTCTCCTCCGCTGCGCCGTTGGCGCTTGCAGCCGGGGTCCTTGGCTGTGCCGGGGGTGGCGCTGCGGCAGTTCGTGTTGCCGTCTTGGGTGCCTCCGCTGCCGGTGGCCTGCTCGGCCCTGTCACCGGCTCCTCGTTCTCCAGGAACGCCAGGATCTCCGCGTCCTCCTCCGCGCTGAAGGCTCGGGTTCCAGTTGTCTGATCGCTCGTCATCGTCAGTTCTCCTCCTGTGTGTCGTCTTGTGTGTCATCAAGGATCGCGCGCATGTCCTGGTCTGGCCAGAACAGCACGTGCGCACACTGCTCGCTGATCACCTGCCGGCTGCAGGCGTTGAACAGCATCCGATCCGGGTTCGTGATCCACGCCCCTGGGCCGCGAGGACCACTCCGCACGAGCCCAGCCTGCCTCGCCTGGTCGATGGTGTACGTCACCCGCGCCAGCTCGTGGCCTCGGCGCCACAGCGCCACGGTGCAGGCGGTGGCGCTGCGCTCCACCACGCGCAGCTCGTACCCGTTGCGGCGCGCCAGTGCCCGCTGGAGCTGCGCGCTGAAGCTGATGCTGCCCTGGACCAGGAAGATGTGGCTGCAGCCCACCATGGGGTTCAACCCCAACTCCTGAGCCAGCACCATCTTCGTCATCAGCTCTGCGCCCTTCACGCCGGGGTACAGGTTGGACTTCGCCGCCACCAGGGCCAGGTACTCCAACTGCTTGAGGCTGAGCTGGCGGGCCACCAGGGGCTCGGCGGGGGCCACCAGCCCCGTCTCTGCCCGCTGCAGCGCCACCGGTGGTGGCTGTGCCGTCTCCGCAGGCTCCACCGTCCCTGCGTAGGCTACCTCAATCTCCTCAGGTCCCTCCACCTCGGTCTCCACCATGTCTTCATTGCTCCGTTCCATCGTCTCCGTCATTCTCACCCTCGTTCTCGCACGTGCCTGCCGTTCGCAGGACATCAGCACAGCCTTCCACCCACGGGGCCAGGAACTCCCCCAGCTCCACCTTGAAGCGGTTGAACTCCCGGCCACGAAACACGCGCACGTGCGCCGGGTGGTGGATGGTCCGCACCCGGCCAATGCGCTTGTGGGGTTCAAGCCACCATCCCAGGGCATTCTTGACGCACAGCTCCGCCACCTTGCCGAGGCAGAGGATGCGCTCTACCGTCTCCTCAGGGTCCAGGGAGTCCAGGAGGCTCCAGCGACCCACCTCGGGCCTGAAGGTGCTGGCGTTGCACCAGGCGCCCTCCTCCCACCGCAGCCCGACCTCGTCCACCGCGCGCCACAGGAGCTGGCTCGCCGGGCCCCGGCTGAAGGGCAAGTCCGGCGCATCCCCAGCCCCCGTCAGCGGGCACACCCCCGGTGCTGGCCCCTCACCAATCACCAGAAACTGCGGCTTCACGCTGCCCGTCGCCAGGCTCGGTGGGGGCCGGCCTTGTGCCAACGCCTCCAGCCTGCGGGCGAGGTCGAGTGACTCCTGCAGCACCGGGCTCCCCGGCCCCAGCAGCTCGCTGCGCGTGGCGCGCACGGTGGGCAGCCGCGTGCGCCACCCACCCCGGATCTCGTGTGCCGCGCCATCGCGGTACCAGTCCACTACCCTCGCTGAGTCGAAGTGCCGCAGCTCCAGCGGCAGGTCCTCTTCCGCCACGTCGCCGTCCGGGAGGACCACCAGCACCACCGCGCCCAGCGCCAGCGCGCACAGCTCCACCTGGCGCCATGCCTCGCACCGCTCGGGGTGGTAGCCCAGGAACGCCAGCCGCACCACGTCGCTCAAGTGACTGCGCAGCAGGCAGAGGCGCGGCTGCGCGTCAGCCAGGAGATGTAGCAAATTTCCGGCGAACATGTTCGGCTCGACCTGGTACCGGCGCAAGCTGTACGCCCAGTGGTCGCGCAGGTGCAGCCCAACGTCAATCAGGTCGGTCTCGACTGGCCCTTCGATGACGATCATGGTTTTTTTACTCGTCGTTGTGAGCAATTATGTATGGGGTTCCTTTGAGGATTATAGGCCCATGAGGAACCCGAAATTGCGATCGTGTTTCGTTATTCACATGTAGGTTCCAGCAGTAACCTAGCGTTCTAACGTGGTCGACGATTGCGTTGCCGCTAAGACGAGATTGCAGCAGGGCCTCATGGAATCGGTGGCGGGGATCTTCGCGTTTGAGCCCATCATTGAGCGCAACGCTCCTTAAGAAGGGCTCTGCAATTCTAGGGCAGTGTCTTAGAATTGCGAGGCAGAACGCCAGGTTGTGACTCGTTGTTAGCCTAATCCGAATTGCCGTGTTGCACCCTTCCATGGCATATCCAAGAGATTCACCTGCTTGTAGGAATTGCCTGGAAAGTTCGACGCGTTCGATCCGCGACATTGGAACCTTCAGCATTCCCTTTTTCATCATGGAAGAGTGGCTAAATCCGACCAGTAAGAATGGCATCGCCGAGTGCAGTCGCGATCGAATTCGACTGGGAATCATGCTCAGATCCTTTTCTTCGATCCCCTTGAGGATCTCATGGGCGTCTCGGCGTGTTCCTGGCTCGGTATCGAAGTGCGCCCATAATGCCTTTCGGTCTTCCTCGCTTGGAACGTTGTAATACAGCAGTGTGCATCGCAGGGGATGCGACGCCTTTGTCGTGCTGACGCAGCGGTGAAAGCCGTCGATCAGGCGTACGTCGTTATCGACCTGGCAGAGGGTTAAAGCAGTGAGTGGAAACCGACCAGTATTGATCATCCGAATCATCGATTTGATGCTGGCCTCCTTCAGGGGTCTCTGCCACACGTAGTGAAAATCGTCAACAAAACGCTGTGCCATTTTAGCGTCCAGCAAAAGATGTTCTGATCGGTGGCTGATTACTCTTGTGTCGTGCATGGTCATCATCTCATTCCTCCTCAGTCTTTCAACAAACGCTCCGCTAGGGCGCGGCGCATCTCCGGCGGCAGTTGTCTGGCGACGCACTCGACGAGGCGCGCACAGGTCTCGTTGTCGTAGTAGCGAAACAGGGTCCTTGCGTGGTCCGGGACCGGATCTGCTTCTGTAGCTTTTTCCACGGGGACTCCTGCCACCTTCTGGCGTTCTCTCTCTGTGCAAGCGTCGTGCCACTTCTTGGCTTCACGTACTTCTCGATCGAGTTTAAGTCGCTCTTCGCGTTGGCGTTCCTTTCGTCGGTCGTCCGCTGTCCAAAGTTCGGAGGTTGTGGAGGTTTTCGGCTTCATCTCCTCCTTTCCTCGCGTGCGTGCCTCGCGCGACGCTGTGTAAGTTGTCTTTCGGCCTGCCTTGACCTCCGCGTACAGCTCGGGTGCGTCCTTTCTTACCTTCTCCAACTCCTGCAGCGCCCGTCCCTTCACCCCAAATGCTGCTGCCGCCAGGTCCCGCGCCCGCGTCCCGCACGTCGGGGCCTCCGGTGCCTGCTCACCAGATTGTGGTGAAATCGCCACAATCTGGCTGAAGGTCCCCGACTCCTCGTCTCGCGGCTTCTGCAGTGCCTGCTCTCGGGCCTGCGCTGCCTTCTGCGCTGCAAGCTTCGCGGCGAAGTGTGGCTTCAGTTCCAGGGCGATTGCTTCCCGCTCTCCTGTGGTCAGGTGACGCCGGCTGAGATTCGCACGGATTACGAAGTCTAGCGCGGTATCGTTTCCAGTTGGCTCGAACTCCATGAAGGTAGGTTGGACATCCAGCTCAATGCAGACCGCATGTCGGTTTCGGCCATCCAGAATCTGGTTCTCGTAGAGTACGATTGGGAAGACGCTGTCGTAACCACGGTCGCACACGTTGAGCGCGAGTTTCTCTCGCTCTTCGGGTGTCATCAGTCGGAATGTGTCTGCCAGTGGGTGCGCCGTTAAGCCGCGCCAGTTGGCAATCTGAAAGCTTTTCTCACTCATTTCTTTCTTCTCCTGATCACCCTGCTGCAAGTGCCGTGCCATCGCTGACCAGCGTCTTGATCAGGTCCACCCGCTTCTTCCTTGCTGCATCAATGTCCTCGTCGATCGTGCCCTGCAGGATGAGGTCGTAGATGACGTACGACCGCCTTCTTCCTAGCCGGTGGCCCCTGTCCTCGCTTTGTAGTCGCTCCAGGATCTGGAAGGTGCCGGAGTGGTAGATGAGGACGTCCGCCGCTGGCGCGTCGATGCCGTACGCCCCGGCGCTGACGTTGATCACCAGGATCCGCAGGCTGTCCCCCCGGTCCCCGAAGCGACCCAGGGCTACCTCGCGCGCCGCCGGCTTCGTGCGACCGTCAATGGCCCCCACTGCGAGCCCTGCCGCCTGTAGCTCACCCACCACGCGATCCAGCTCCGGTTGGAAGCGCGTCCAGACGATGATCTGTGCGTCGCTATTCTCAATCGTCTCCAGACAGAACTGCAGCACCCACTCTGTCTTTGGACTTGGTAGCAGGTCCACTCGCCCCTCATCCTCGCCCTCCACCTCCGTCAGGGGCAGCAGCCCCGCTGTCACCTGCTGCTGCCGCGTGCAGCGTGCGATGGCGGAGGCGATCGTCAGCGTTCCCTTCCTACCATCCGCCAACGCGGTCTCCAGCCCGTACTGCCCGGTCACCTGCTGGTACACCTTCGCCTGCGCGGGGCTCATCTTCAGGCGCACCTCACGGTAGGTCTTCGGCGGCATGTCCGTCACCGCCGCCTTGGTGGCCCGGTAGGCGGTGCGGTACATCCTGTCCACCAGCTCCGGCAGCTTGTCCGTGCGGACGCCCACGCACTGCCACCCGGTGAAGCCCCCCAGGTGGCAGTACCGCTTCATGAACGACCAGTAGCTGCCCGGGAACACGGTGGGGTCGGTGAACTGGAACTGCGCCCAGAGGTCGCCCGGGTCCGCGCCCATCGGCGTGCCCGTCAGGGTCACCCGCCAGCGGGCTGCCCTGGCCACCTTGCGGGCTGCGCGGGAGACCTGGGAGGTTCGTCCCCGGATGCGGCTGGCCTCGTCAGCGACGATGAGGTCCAGTTTCCCCGCCAGCGCCGCCAGCTCCTCCTGCAGGAGGTACAGCACGTCCCAGTTGAGGATCAGGATTGTTGGGTCAAGCTGCTCCTGCCGGGCCAGGGCCTTGAGCAGCCTGCCGCGCTCGACCACGGGCCCGGTGAGAACCAGCACCTCGGCGCCCGGGTAGCCGTTCGTGGCGCACACGCGCCACTGCTCCATGATGACCTTCGGGCACAGCACCAGCACGAGCCCGCACCGCAGCGCACGCATCAGGTCGGTCGCAAGTCTGCTCTTGCCCATGCCCATGTCGAGCCAGCACCCGAAGCCATGGCCACCCTGGCCGAACACGCGGAGGCACTCTGCCAGGCACTCAACCTGGTGGCGGAACGGTGGTGGCAAGCCTGGGGCTGGCTCGGGGTAGTGGGCCTCCCACGCCGTGGCGCTCGGCAGCAGCTCCGCCCGCAGGGCGAGGTACGCGTCCTCCACCCCGTCGAGCTTGCCGACCGTCTCCAGCATGCGCAGCGCCGTCACCGTCGGGGGCAGCAGCAGCACCGCGCGCTCCCCAGCCGAGCCAAGCGCGTAGCGTGCCCCCGGCACTGCCTCCAGCAGCGCCAGTGCCCCCTCCGTCCCGACGTAGGCAAGCTTGCCGCCAATCACCCCGGCGCGCGGGTGTGGCACGACAGCGCGGTGGCGCGCCTCCTTGACCTCCATCGTTACTCGCCCGCCAGCTCGTCGGTCCTGGCCTGCTCCTCCGCCACGCGCAGCTCCTCGGCGCGGGTGACCAGCTTGTGCACGCGGCTGCCGACGCCGCCGCTGCCTCCTAGCTTGCCGATCTTCTGAAAGTGCTGCACGCCATGGCGCGCCTTCGTCGTCGTGCCACCCTTCTTGCCGATTGCCGCGTAGAACTCACTGCCGTGCCTGTTTCGACAGGCAGTGCCCCGGAGGTGCATTGTGTCACGACATGTCGCCTGGCCCGCGTTCGGGTTCTTCGCGTTTGGTCTCGCCATCATCCTCTCCTCGCCCTGCGAGGGCTGAAAATTGCGCTTGCTTTAGTCTACCGACGCTTGCTTCCAACGTCAAGTCTCCTTGACAAAACGCTTGCTTCGCGGGCACAATCAGGTGAGGAGGCTTCCCTGCTGATGAGTGCTGACGCGCCCGAGACCCCCCGCGACGGTGAGTACCTCCCGACGTCCGCCGAGGCTGCCCTGCAGTTCCAGTCCCTGCGCGTGCTGCGGTTTGCGGAGGAGTACGTGCGGTGCGGCAACATGCAGGAGGCAGCGCGCCGCGCCGGCTTCACCGGGAGTGAGCCGCAGCTTCGACGGTGTGCCCAGCGACTGCTGGCCCGCGAGGACGTGGGGAACTACGTGGTCGCGCACCTGCGCTCCATCGTCTCGCCCGCCGAGGCGGGGGCCATCCTCTCCTCCATCATCCGCGGTTCGATGGGATTCTTCATCGACATCACGGAGGAGGGCACCCCCGTGCTGAACCTCAACAAGCCCGAGGCCCAGGCCAACCTGCACCTCATCAAGCGGCTCAAGCCAACTAAGCTGGGCTTTGAGATCGAGCTTTGTGACAAGATGCCAGCGCTTGCCCTCTACGCCAAGTACGCGCCGCCGCTCGACCAGCGCGCGATGCAGCGCCGCGCGGTGGAGGAGCTGCTGCAGGCTCTCCCGCCGAAGCTACGGGATGAGGCGCGGGAGGCGCTGTGTCAGGACCATGGCGCCAACCTCCAGGTCAGTGAGGGGCCTGACGGGGGTGACATGGCCAGCGCCGCTGCCGAGGTGGATCTCTCTTGGCTAAGACCGGAGGAGGAAGCAGCAGCAGCTACCACTACCACTCCCACTCCCACTGTTGCTCCAGCCCCTGAGGTAGAGGATGAGCCTGAATCTTGGTGAGCAGATTGCGGGGTACATTCGCTCGCTGATTCCCGCATCTGACCTCTCCTCCGCCATCGGCTCCGACGAGCGCGAGGCGTGGCGGCAGCGGTACTGGTCGGACCCTGTCCTCTTTGCGCGTGACCACTACCGGTGGCACAACGACCGGTGGCTCGCGGCTTACCAGCAGGACATCCTGCGCCGGCTCCACACCCACAAGCGCGTTGCTGCCTACGGACCCCGCTCGTTTGGCAAGACGGCGACCGTTGCCCACGCTTGCCTTCACTTCTGTCTCACCCGCGACGGCTTCACTGACTGGAAGATCCCCACCACCGCTGGCGGCTACCGGCAGCTTGAGAAGTACCTGTGGCCCGAGCTGCACAAGTGGGCGCGCCTCCTGCGGTGGGACAAGCTCTGGCGCAAGCCCTTCTCGCGCCGTGACGAGCTGATGAAGCTCTCCCTGGAGGGGGAGACCGGCTCCGCCTTCGCCGTGGCCTCTGACGACGCCGCCCTCATTGAGGGCGCACACGCCACGCAGATGCTGTTCATCTTCGATGAGTCGAAGAGCATTCCCGACTCCGTCTTCGATTCTGTGGAGGGCATGCTGGCCGGCGCCGGCCTTGATGACCAGGAGGCGTACCTCCTGGCGACCTCCTCCCCCGGCGACGTCAGCGGGCGCTTCTGGGCCATCTGCGACCGGCAGGAGAAGTTCGCCGACTGGGACGTGCGGGAGGTGCGCATCGAGGAGGCCATCGCCGCGCGCCGCGTCAGCGCTGACTGGGCGCAGAAGCGCATGCTGCAGTGGGGGTACAGCTCCACCCTCTTCCAGAACCACGTCCTCGGCCGCTTCGCCAGCGCCGCCAGCGACGGCGTCATCCCCAGCTTCTGGGTCGAGGAGGCGCAGGCGCGGGGCCCGCAGGAGGCGCGTGGGCCCGCCGACGGCGCCAGCGTCGTCAACTTCGGGGTGGACGTGTCGCGCGGTGGGCGCAACGAGACCGTGATTGCCGTCCGCCGGGGCTGGGCCATCATCGACCTCATCGCCTGGCAGGACAACGACACCCTCAAGGTGGTCAAGCGGGTCAAGGAGGCAGCCGCGAAGTACCGCCCCGCCGCCATCATCATCGACGCGGTGGGTGTGGGTGCTGGCGTGTTCGACGTCCTGCGCGACGAGGACTTCCCGGTGGTGTCCTTCCACGGCGGCGAGGCTGCGCCGGGTCCTGACTCCACCGGGGAGGTTGAGTTCCTGAACTTTCGCGCCTGGGCCTGGTGGCACCTGCGCGAGCTGCTCAACCCCCACGGGCCCGTCAAGCTCTCCCTGCCCGAGGATCGTGTCCTCCTCACGCACTTGACGGTCGGGACCTACAGCAAGGTGGGTGACCGGCTCAAGCTGGAGAGCAAGGAGGAGATCGAGAAGCGCCTGCGGAAGCTGAACCCCAACCCCGAGGAGAGCTGCTCCCCCGACCGCGGCGACGCCGTCGTCATGTGCTTCTCGGACGACAGCACCAGCAACTTCGCCACCCTCTACACCGTCCACACCGCCGCCTCCCTCGCCGTCGAGGCGCCCCGCCTGCAGGGTCTCCCCACGTCGCCCGTTGCCCTCACCCCCACCGCTGCGACCGCAGCGTTCGTCGCGCGGGAGCAGTGGTACGCGGCGCAGCAGGCTGCGCGGGAGAAGCAGGCGCGCCCGCTGGAACAGCAGCTCGACAGCCTGTTGTGGCAGCGGGCGCACCGGAACCACGACGTTTGGAACCAGGACTGACCCCCCCCACCCTTCCTCGCGGATCCCTCTTCGTCGTCAGGGGCACTCCGTCTGAAAATTTGGGGTCAGGATTCAGCATTTTTTCAGGCTGGGTGATTAGCGCATATCTTTCTTGCCATTTCAATAAACTCATCATCGGACATTGATGATTTTATGATGTTTATCCTCCAACAACACAGGACGGTATTCTCTTTGGTATACCCTTTAGTGACCTTTTTTCGGCTTACGGATACACAAGCCGGATCGTTTCTTTTTATCGTCATTTGTTCTCCTGTATAGTAGCAAAGTCCTTTTTGCAACTCCCAAAGTACTTTTAAGTGGTTCTCATCGATGTCAAAACTTAAATTTTGACACTTTGCTCTTGCCCTTGCTGATAAGAATCTGTAGTGAAAGATCGCTGTCTGTGCCCAAGTCTTGGATTGGGTTTTATACTTCTCATTGCTCGTCCGGTAGTACTTCAAGCTTGTGCACTTCTTGCACCGCCCCTTTACCGTCTCATAGAAGCAGTCTGGATCTTGGCAGCCACACTCTTTGCACAAGTGCGGCCTCGGCTTGGAGCCTCTTTTCCCCATCGGATTACCCTGTCTGGTGGGGCAGAGCAGTGCCCCCTCCCTTTTTCAGCCTACTCGCCGAGCACCTGCGTGTAGCTCTCCCGGTACTCAGCGTCATCGATGACCTTCTTCAACTCGTTCTTGTCGTTGAACAGCACCCAGTCGCCGGGCTGACCCAGGGTCACGCTGATTCCGCCAGCGACCTTCACTCGTAGGGGCTCCTCAAGCTGCACCGCGCTCAGCACGCTGGAGAGCTTCGTCACCTGCCGCATCGTTCCTCCTCTCAGGCAAGAAAAGGGGGTACCCGAGGGTACCCCCGCTCAGTCAGCTAGCAGTCACAACTAGGCCAGCTTCAGGACCGGCCACTTCTTGCGCTTCAGAAAGCCGAGTGCGCCGAACCCCAGCAGCCCCAGCGAGCAGGGCTCGGGGACCGGGTTAGGTAGGCAGTCGCCCTTGTCGTAGCGGAACTGTGCCATGGCGAAGTCCACGTCGGAGTGCGCCACGACCTTCGAGAACAGCGCGCCGTCGTCCACCGAGGCGAACAGCCGTGCACCCGCCGCGCCATCCACGGGGCGCGTGATGCTGCCCAGCAGCACGTCACCGGCGTCGTAGAAGTCCGCCGTGATGTCATGCACCGCGAACGGGTTGGGCTCCGCCTCGAAGCCGAAGATGCTCGTCGGGGAGCTGAGGAGCATCGTGACCGAGGTGGCTCCCTTGGTCCACAGGACCGCGGGGGTGGCGCTCTCGCTGTCCGGGGGGCTGCTCCAGGTCGCCCAGCCGCCGCCCGGGACCGTCCGCTTCTGCATCAAGGAAGAAAACGAGACGGTCTCCGTGCCGTCCGTGATCGAGCCGACGTCAGTGAAGTTGGGCAACCCACTGAAGTCGATCTTCGTGGTGACGAAGGTGTACAGCACGGACGGCGAGGAGATGTCCTCAAAGGTGGCGTGCGCCGGGCGGGGGCACGCCGCGCAGGTCAGCAGCAGCGACAGGGCGACCAACAGCTTGTGCTTCATGTAACTCCTCCCCCTCGCGGGGCTGTCAGGGGCTCCTTGCGGAGCCAGTTCCTCACCCGGCGCGACCCTCTCACGGGTCCCTGGCGTCGGGCAACTTGCTTGGTGCAACCTCCGTGCCAAACCGCTAGCCAGCGTGAAAGTCGGTGAGGATGACGCCAGGGGTTCCCTGCGTCGTGAGTTCCTCGCACGTTGAGAACGTCGCATCAAGCCAGGCGCGCTTGCCCTCGGCGCCGACACTGTGCTCGGCTGCAATCGCTCGCGCCTCCTCTGCCGTGGCAGCGCGCACCACAAGGCCATAGGTGCAGTCATAGGTGATCAACCACGGATTTTGCGCCTTCGTGTCAGGCAGCCCCTCTCTTTCTCGTAGCAGCCAGAGCTTCATGCCTCCTCCTTCGCGTGCTGCCGCGCTCGCCGTTCGTCCCGCCTCTCCACGTACAGCTCCACCGCCCGCAGGGGGTCCTCCAGGTAGCACTCAGCGAACAACACGCCGTCGAAGTCGTCCTTCGAGACGTCCTCATAGTGCACAGCGATGGAGACTGCGTCAGCCACCTGGTGGATAAAGTCGAGCCTCTCCTCTGGGCACTCCTTCTCCGCCGCGCACACGGTCATGCTAATTGGCTTTTGGACTCGGGTGATCGTGATCGGCCAGTCAGGCCGCAGGGTGCGTGCGACCATTGCGGCAATCGTCACCTGGTTGCGCCGGTAGGTCTCGAACTCCTCGTCGGTCACCTCCCAGCCGGCCGGCTTGATGGCACCCACTCGGAGGTGGGTCATGATCTTCTCGTCACTCATCCTCTGCGTCCTTCCACACCTCTGCTGAGACTGGGTACGTGCTGGTGCTGCCGGTCAACAGCCTCACCGGCACCCACACGCCCGGTGCCTTGCGGCCCTGGCGGGCGCGCGTGTGGTTCACCTGCGTCGCCGGCACCTCGCGCCGGCCCGGCTCGCTGCACAGCCACACCTCGCGCGTCACCGCGCGGGCGAAGCGGTAGAGCCGCACGCCGCCCCGCGTGTCCTCCACGGCGTACCACCACCTCACTGCCTGCCCTCCCACCACGCCTGGGCCTTCAGTGCCACCAGCAGGATCACGATGCCCACCAGCAGGGCCCCGCCCATGATCGCCCCTGGCGACAGCGTCTCGACGCCGCCGCGGGCCAACATCATCACCGCTGCACCTCTGCCACGTGCCTCACGTTCATCTCTTGGCTCCTTTGTCGCCGTCCGCCTCCAGCCAGTGGTGCTTCCTTCGCCACTCTCGCAGCACCTTCTCGGGGTTTGGCTCAGTGCGGGCGTAGCGCAGCAGCAGCGCCTGCCCCACCGCCTCGCGCTCGTTGAGGTCATCCATGAGGGCGTTGTAGTCACTCCCCGACAGGTTGATGCTGTTGTAGGGGCTCATGTGGCGGTTGCGGCTCACCGTCGCACCTCCGCCACGCGCTCCATGATCACCAGGAAGCGCGCCCCGTTCGAGTACTGCACCACGGTGACCCCGCCCGGCGTCACCCGCCACCCCCGCCCCAGCCGCCCGCGCAGCTCGCTCGCCAGCTCGCTGTCCGTGCACCACACGAAGTCCTGCTGGCGCACCTGCTTGAGCATCCCGCCGGTGGGGCCAAACCCCCCCGTCGTGCCCGGGCTCACCCGCTCCGCCTGTGCCTGCGTCACGTGGCAGAGCCCCGCGCCCGTGAGCGCCACGATGGCCAGGAGGCCAATGAGCGACCGGTGCTCCTGAAGTTGCAGCCGAAGTTCCTTGAGCATCACTCCTCCTTCATTGCGCGCTGCAGCTCAGCGAAGTCTTGGTCGACGGCGCGCATCGTCATCTGTAGGGCATCGCTGATTGCGCTTTGAATGCTGATCGTGTAAGTGGTCCTCCCATTGATGAAGATGTGGATGCATCCCCGCCACAGGTTCAATTCACCTTGGAAGTGAATCTCACCACGCACGTTTGGGGCGTAGAACTTTGTCCACCTGCCGTCGGGCAGCTCACGCCACCCTCTCACTGCGTCTTGACTGTCCATTCTCCCCCCAGGAGCCGCTCCAGCTCCGCTGTCGCCGTTGCCTCGTGGCCCTGCCGCACGCCGCGCAGGGTCACCTCACTCCCTGCCTCGTTGCGGACCACCACCCGGCGCTCCTGCACCACCCGCGTCTCCACGGTGATCAGTTGCACGTTCCACTCCCCTCGGAGCGTGCCAGGATGAACTCTGCTACCTCCGCGCGGAAGGCCACGTACCGCGCGTCCTGTGGGCTCCCCACCAGGCCAAACATGCCACTTGCTCCCTGTGGGTCACCTCGTTCCATGTTCTCGGTGGTCAGGCCGACCATGATTTCAGCCGGCGCAAAGCCACTCGCCTGCGCCAGGATAGCAAGCGTTTCCCCGAACTTTAGTGCCGCCGCCGTGGCCTCCTGCTCGGTTGTTGCCTTTCCCCGGAGGCGGCTCCAGGTTCCCTCATTCACGGTCACGAGGATCTCCACCTCGCCCCCGCGGCGTTGCACGCGGGCCATGAACTCCTCAGCGAATTGAACGCGCTCCACAGTCATCGTCTCCCTCCCGGCAGGAGCCCAAAGCCCCCTGCCAGCACCAGGCACGTCATGGCGATCACCACGCCGTTCACCGCCCACCCCACCAGGCTCGGGCACACCTGCATGCCGAGCCAGCCAACGAGGAGCCACCCGAGGAACCTCATCGGTCTGCCTCCGTCGGCGCAGTGAACTTGTCACCCCACGCGCACTCCACTGGGATGGCCACGAGCAGGCACTCTCGCTCCTCCAGCCAGGGCCCACGCCGCACTTTCTCATCGGCAGACTCCCAGAAGCAGGGTTGGAGGCTCTGCCACCGACCATAGTCTTCAGACATCACTCCAACCAGCTCATAGCCCCCGCCGATGCGGCCCTCGCGCGTGTTGGTGATTCGGCCGCGCCCCAGGACGAAGCCCTGCGACGCCGCCAAGCCCTCGACCACGCCGCGCTTGAAGTCCTCAGGCAGCTCTTTCAATCCCGTCTCCCTCCTCACAACACCCGGTGGCGCAGCGCCGTCTCGTCGCCGTACAGGGTGCAGGCCAGCGCCGCCATCACTGCCCGGTTCGCCTCCTCCACCGTTCGCAGGGGCCACGGCACGCGCAGGTGCCCCTTGCAGTCCAGGGGGAACAGGCGCGCGTCGGCGAGCAACTCGTTGAGCCGCCGCAGCTCCCCCGTCAGGCAGTCCACCCGGTGGGTGCCCCCGGTGGGCCGGTGGCCAATCGTCCCCTTGCTGCGGTAGATCGTGATCACCTCCGCGCCCGGCGGGAGCAGCCGGCGGAGGGTCATCAGCGCCCGGTCCTGCGCCTCCGCCTCGCACGCCCCGTGCGTTCCTGTGAGCCTCACCTCAGACCTCCTTTTTCACCAGCTCAACCACGCGCCGCGCCTCACCACTGTGTGCGACCACGCGCTGGGCACTCTCGCGTGTCAAGGTGAACCCCGCACTCCGGTAGGTCCCCAGCGTGCGCCGGAATACTTGGTTGGCGAACCCCTCGTCGTCGTCCGACCAGGCGCTGATCAGCGTCCCCGTCTCCGCGTCCGTGGTCTGCACCTGCCACCTCATTTGTCCTCCCTCTGGAACTTGTACTCGTACCCGTCGCACCTATGAACTTTCTTGCAGGCGCGGTGAGTGACTTCAATACTGCCACCTATTTTAAATGACCCAGAGGCCCTGACTGCCACGCGTCCAACGTGGGTCATTCTGACCTCCTTTCTTGTTACCGTCGCGCTCACGATGTCTCCCGTTTGAAATCCGAAGTGCAGCTTCTTTCGGGTTCGGTGCCTCGTGGGGAATCCATGCGCGTTCAGGCCGCACATCTGTCGCTTTCCCCACCCTGTGGCCTTGATGCTGAGGGGGCGAATTCCCCTGACTTGAAGCTGTTCCGGTGTGCTCGCGCCAACGCAGGCTGCATCAAGCCAGTGCTCCTTTGGCAGTCCCAGGCGCGTTCGGTTGAACTTCGTGCGCCCGCCAGTGCCAACTTCAATCGGCAGCCCAGTTGCTGTCAGCCGTCGCCACAGGACCCACCGCGTTGCGTTGACTGCCGCCGCGTCCTTGAGTGGGGCCTTCAGCCCGGCGAGGATCTTCTTCAGGACCTCAGGGTGTCTGGCCAGGAACTCCTCCACTGGCCGGTTGCTCTTGGCCTGGTTGCACGGCCCACACGCGAGGGTGAGGTTCGAGACGCGGTGCGTGCCGCCTCCATCGCGCGGGCGCACGTGTTCCACCTGGAGCGGGACGTGTTCCGCATTACAGTAGGCGCACCTCCGGCCCCACTTCTCCAGCAAGTACTCCCGCACCTCATAGCCAGCCAGCTCACCCTGCTGGTACTCGACTCCTGTCACCTCCGGGTTCTGCAACGCCTGGGTGTCGAAGCGCACCGTCTCCACGCTTAGTGCGCCAACGGGCGCGAACCGGCACAGGCGGCCCACCCACGTCTCCACGTTGGCCACCCGGCTCTCCAGCGACGGCGGCAGCCAACCCTCCCGTCGGGTGCGGTTGTCAAAGCGTGGCTTGCGGTAGCGCGTCTTCCGGTTTCGGCGGTTGCGTCGAACTGCGCTTCGTTTCTTCATGCACTTCTCAATGAGCATGCCATGGTGCTCGACCTCTGCGGCGAAGATGACGGTCGCTGCCACGTCGTCCACAAGGGCAACCCCTGTGACCTTGCTGCCTGGGTCCAACTTCAGGCGCAGGGGGCGTGGCGTGGCGTCCACCACCTGTCGCCGCAGGATGATGGTGAAGGGAAAGCGCCGCAGCACGGCCGCTCTTCCCGTGGCCAGCAACTTCCGCGCCACTGCGGCGTGGCAGGGCGTCAGCGGCTGGCGATCCGCGTTCAGGACAAAAACTCGCATCGCTGCGAACTCCTCTCGCGAGGGTAAGGTTTGCCTCGACGATGTTAGCAGGCGGCCGTCTCCCGGACTCACTGTGGCACCCACGTGAACCTCGCTTAAAGCCCGGGTTACAGGGCGGCAGGCTGGCAACGCACCCGCCGGTGTGAACTTGGGCGCTCTCTGCTAACGTAGCCCGTTGACCGGCTGACGCCGGTCCTGGCTGGGTCTGGTCTGCCAGGGAGCGAGTTAACCTCGCTCCCATGCGCGCGTGGGGCAGACGAACCGTGGCCAATGCGCGGGCGGCTGGAACCTCTCGCTCCCATGCGCGCGTGGGGCAGACTTGTCGCGAATGAGGCCGGAGTGGCGGAACAGCCTGCCTCCCGCGCGCGCGTGGGGCAGACTGGTGGACCCAGCTACGGTCGCCCAACGTCGCCCTGCCTCCCGCGCGTGTGTGGGACAGATGACCGGGCCGATGACCTCCCGCGCGTGTGTGGGGCAGACCTCATTGCCCTCGTCCCTTCCACCACGCCATGCAGAACCCCACAATGAGCGCCACGAGCCAGATGAGCAGGAACAGCCCTAGAGTCCGCGCGTCGATCACTGTGCTGCCCCGGGCCACTCAAAGCTGAATGGCTCAACCGCCTCCCCGGCCATGAACTGCGCGATCTTCTCCCCTACGGCATCAGGTAGCCGCACGGTGGCCTCACCTTCAATGAAGACTACCAGGCAGCCGACGCTCCTGAACCTCACCCCTGCCGCCTTGAGTGCCACTGCCACGCAGCAGTGCGTTGTTGCTCGCTCACCCACGGTCAGGGCCTCGCGTGCCTGGGCGATGTGCTCCGCTGTCACCTCAATCCGCATCGTCACTTGCCTCCCGCTGTGCCGCCTCAATCTCGTCGGCCAGCCGCTCCCAGTCGAGCGCGCACTTCCGCCAGTCCGCCGCCGCGCGCTCGTGAAACTCGCGCCACTCTGCCCGGCGCCACCACCGCCGCGCCTGTGCCGCCACCTCATGCTCGCGCACCAGCTCATAGCACCTTGCTGCTTGGGCGCGGAACCACTTGGTGTCTGCCATTGCCGCCTGGGGGAACATTGCTACTTTCCTGCGCAGCCACTCGTTGTCTGCCATGGTCGCCTCCTGCACCCTCTGTGCCAGTCTGCCGTTGCTTCCTCACGACGCAGTGTTGTGCCGCTCCGCGACCGCCCAGAAGAGGGCATCGAACTCCACCGGCAGCAGGTCGTCCAGCGGGCAGCCGTCCTCGTCGACGTTCCGCGCCCCGTTGTGGCTGTCGACGGGCTCGATGCAGATGCTCCAGCCCTGCGCCGTCACCTCCCGCTGGAGGTCCGCCGCGAACTCGCGGACGTCGCCAGCCCAGAGCGGACCCAGCATCGCCGCGTCAATCTGGTACGTAATTGGTTCCACGCCGCTACCTCCGGCCTTCTTCCTCACGCCTCCACCTCCCGCCACCGCCCCTGCGCCACCCGCCGCGCCTGCCGCGCCGCCCGCCGCTCCTGCTGGCGCAGCGTGCGCTCAAACTCGCGCTCTGCCGCCTCCGCTGCCAGCTCGGCGCGCTGCGCCTTCGCCTCCAGCCACTGCCTCACTGCTCGGTCCATCCCTCTCCTCTTTCCCTACTCGTACGCCGCGCCCCGCGCGTCCAGCTCCTCCTCACAGTCCGCCTGCTGCGCCTCCCAGCGGTGGACGTCCTCATCGAGGTGCTGCCACTCCTTCAGTCCCTTCGCCGCGAAGGCGCGCTTGATCCGGGCAATTGCCGCCTGCGCGCGGGCCTCTGTCCAGTAGGCCCGCAGCGCCTCCGTGTCCAGGTCTTGTAGGCTTCTCATTGCGCCTCCGGGTCGACCGTCGTCTCGATCACCTCGCACCGCACGAGGCGGTACTCTTCCCGCATTGGCGAATTCAACGCGGTTGGGCTCCTCTTCTCCCAGTCACGCCGCTCCTCCACCGCGAGGTTGTAGCGCGCCCGAGCGAGCTGCTCGTTGGTCGTGCGGGTGCTCCCGCTCACCGGTTCCATCTCCGACCAATCGGTGGCCTGACCGACGAATCGTTTCTCCACAACGTAAAAAGTCATCACCTCACTCCTCCTAAACCTGCGCCCCACGCCCGCGGGCGAAGGTGCACGCCTCCTGCCACCCCAGCGCCGTGAAGATGCCGCTCTTCGGGCCAAAGTAGCCATTCCCCGGCTCCTCGAAGAACCTGTACCTAACGGCGTGGTCTCCAGGTGACCAAGTAGCGACGTACAAGCCGACTGCCTTGCATGCTTCTTGAAGTCTTTCCAATCGCGTCTTCTTTCCAGTCATTCGATTTCTTTCCTGTCGCTTCTCGCGTCTTTGTGAGTTTTTGCATTCTCGGCAGACTCGCCGTCCTCGCTTGTCTTTGGGGCCATAAGGATGCCCGTGAGGACAGTGGGTCTTATTGGCAAGTATTGTAGCCGCACCGTCTTCTTCCTTGATATGCTCCGCTGCTGTTTTCGGCTCCAGGTGCTCAAAGTTAGCGCAGGCGCGATTTCGACATCGATGATGCAATTGCTGATCCTCCGTTAGAGGCTCAACGAAGTGCGCATAAACGACTCTGTGAACAACATGCGCTTTCCTACTCATGCGTGCTTCGCCATACCCGCGCGTGTTTAACCTTGGGTACTCCCAGCATCCCGTTTCGAGCGCGCTTGGCTCGCAAATCTTCAGGCGCAGGAGGACTTCTCCAATCGTAAGCGTTGGCATCGGCATCAGTTTACCCCGTCACCTGGGCTGTAGGTTGTCACGTAGAGCCCCACCTTCTCACATGCAGCCTGCAGTTGTTCAAGCCGTGTCATCTTCGTCAGCCCTACCCTCTCGCAAGTCGCTCGCAGTCGTTCTAGTCGTGTCATCGTCAAATCCACGCCCGTTCAAGCTTGTACGCCCCGCGCTCGTCCCGCGTGTCAGCACCCCAGAGCGCGTGCATCAGGTCGTAGACGACCGCAAATCCCATGTCCATGCCCCCGCCTTCCACGATCAGCCCCTCATGGTCCTTGTGGTGGTGGTACATGCCTGTCGCAGCAATGAGCCTGTTCAGGTGGAACGGTCCCCCCTTCGGGTGCCACTCGTTTGTGTGCCACGTGAAGAAGCCAATCACGCGCCGACTACTCCCCTTCCGCCAGTGCCGCAGCACGCAGTACACTGTCGTGCCCGCTGGGCAGACCTCTCTCAAGCCCTCAAGCGCTTCCTCTCGCGTCATCATTGTTCCATCCTCCTACCCTACTTATCGGTCGCTCGCCCGCCTCTCTCAATCAATCCTTTGGTGGATTCCCGCGTGTCAGCCTCAGGAAGGCAATCACCTCCCGCTCTGCGTTCACGACGCGCTCCAGCGCCCACCTGCACGCCTCCGCGTCGCCCGCGCAGGCGAGGTCGCTTGTGCCCTCCGCCTCCCCGTCGCTCGTCTTGACGTCAAACCCCGCGAGCGTGAGGATCTCCTTCACGCGCCGGGCCTGCCGCTTCTCGGCGAACGTCGTGAGGTACCCGTACTCCTTTGTCACCACGCCTCTACCTCCGTCCTGGCTTCTAGTAGCGTCGCGAGATCCAATTGGTTGCGGCCGTCATGTCAAAGATCCGAAACTGTCGTCCTGCCGGAGCAAGCTGGACTGCCAGGCGTTGCATTGCAGCGGTCGCCGCCGCCCCGCGTGGGGTTGTCCAGTGGTCGCCTGACAGCACAAGGATTCCTTCTGCCGTTGGCCACTGGAAGAGCCCATTCAGTAGGACGTACGGAATCTTCTCATCGCAACTGCCGCTGACACCTTGATGCTTCACCTCGATCGTCACTGTGGGGGTGCCATCCTGAAACAGGAGAAAGTCGACAACCCCCGCCGTTTGGTAAATCGTGGTGAATGGAAACTCCCTGACGGCAATCAGGTCGTTAGCTCGCTCGCGGGCCCAGCGTGCGTGAGGCATGACCTTTACGCCCCGCGCAGTCAGTGCCATTGCAATGACCTCCTCGCCGGAGGCACGCCCGCGTGTGGTCTCCCCGCCGCCGGCCATTACTCGCCTCCCCCACACCGGAGCACAGTTCCAAAGTCGGCGAACACCCGCGCAAAGCGCGTGGCATCAGGCCCAAAGTAGAGGAAGGCCTGTCCCCGCGTGTTTCCACTGACGCGCTTCCCGTCGATGTTCTCAAACCCGATGCGGTGGTTCGTGAAGCACACCGCAGTCGCGGTGCCTAGGAGCAGTTGAAAGAACCTCGTCTCGGTCGCGTTGTTGACGAGGACGATCCCTGCCTGAAATCGCCCGCTGTGGAAGGCTGCCACGAACTGCTGACACGCTTCAAGCACGAGCGCGCCAGAGTACGGCGGGTTCATCCAACAACTGCTCACCTCGGGCCACTTCGGGCCCGCAGGCGCCGGCCGCTGGGCCGTGAAGAAGATGCGCGCCCCAACGCGCTCGTTTGCTGCCACGCTGGAGTACGGGTCAAGGTCGATTCCGCCCAGCACCCCGCGCGCCGCGTCAAGGTACCGCGCCGGCGTGTTCCACGAATCCGAATCCCGTGCCTCACTGCCTGGGGTCCGTCCAATGTACCCCAGGTGTTCCTTTGCCGCTGTTGTCACCACGCCTCGACCACCCTTCCCTCGCGCGTCAGGCGCCCCGCCATGCCCGCCCGCTGCAGCCACGCCAACCACCCAATCGCCTCCCCGCGCCCCGCGACCCGCCGGAACTCGCACCACGCCCCGTCAACGCGCCGCTCGACCACGTACCCCACCCTGACCTCCTTCCTGCCTCCTCGTCTCCGCTCGCGCCTACTCCCCGCTGCTGGAGTACCCCGCCGTCAGTGCCTGCAGCACCTCCCGGACGTGCGCCAGTTGCTGCTCTTCTACTGCGCGCGTCGCCGCTCCTCCCGCCCATGCCGCCGCCCGCGCTGCCGTCGCTGCCGCCTCGCTCGCTGCCCGCGCCGCCCGCATCGCCGCTCTACACACCGCCCTCAGCTCCGCCGTCGTGACCTCCCCGCGGAGCCACCGCCGCTTCGCCTCGATGGCCGCCCACGAGCGCGCGTCTGGCTCCCGCCCCGCCGCCCGCTCCGCCTGCAGGGCGTCCTCCGCGAAGTTGCACGCGAGCCAGTGCAGGGCTGCCGCTGGCAGGAACTCCTCGCGGAGGAGGAGCCAGAGTCGATCCGCCGCAGGGATCGGGAGGTCGCAGGCCTCCAACGGGGTAAGCTCCGCGCGCCCCGCCGCCAGGGTCTCGACTCGCGCCCGACTGTAGCACGGATCAAAGCTCATCACCAGGTCAACCGTCAGGTTCCTCACTCCAGCACCTCCTCCACATGCTCCCGCGGGAACCGCGCCAGGATCGCGCCCAGCGCCCGCAGGGCCTGGCGGCGCGCCTGCGAGCGCGACCGCGTGAAGCCCGCCGTCGCACAGACCACCGTCCGCACCGCGCGCCCCTGGGGGTCATGGTGTGTACAGGTCACCAGCCCGTCAAAGCCACCCTCCGCCGCGCGCGTGATTGCCCGGTACGTCCGGGTCGGCAGGTCAGGCTCAAACGTGGGCGACCACACCCGGTACGTGCTGATCATTACTCTCTTCTCCTAACCGTTAGGTCCTCCTCGCAGGCTCTTGTCATAGTTACAGATTCAAATCGCCTAGTTTTCATCGCGCCTGTTCCTGCAGCCGCCGAATCTTGGAGTCCTGTGCCGTGTCTAGAACCATCGTCGCGCGCTCAACTGTTTCTTCGTCCCAGGATGTTGGATCCAAGGGGATGCCCGCCTTCCTGAGCGCTCGCTCTGCTTCCTGCGTCGTTAGCTGTGCCTGTTCCCATGTCATGGCCTATCCCTCCTCCTCGTCTGGCCAGCAAGTGACTTCCTCGCGCTTGTTGCTGTATCGCCCCGTTCCCGTCAGGTATTCATAGTCATCCTGACAGAGAGTCCCGTCGGCATCATAGTCCTTTCCGGCGATCGGCTCTCTCCCTGTGAGGAGCCGAAACCCAGGGTAAACCCTTGGCGACCCGTTAGGCTTTCGGCAATAGAGACAGTAGACAGTTGATGCTCCTCCGTCAAATCCTGTGCCTGGCGATACCATGTATCCCGTTCCCTCGCAGTGTTCGCAACCCTTCATCCCTCGCTTCCCTCCCGCTGGAGTTCGCCCAGCAACGCCTTCCCAGCGTCCGTGTAGCCGCAAACGGCATCCCTTCCCTCTCCCTGGCACCACACGAGTCCCTTCTTCACGAGGGATGACAGCACGCCTGCCCGGCTCCTGGAGCCGCTGACCACGCTCCAGGACCAGGGACGGGAGTCGGCGGTCCCGTCAGAGTACTCATCCTCCATGATGGCCAGGAAGACGTCCAATTCCTTCGTGGTCAGATTCCGCCGTGCATCCATCTTCATCCCTTCATCCCCTCTAGCCGTGCCTTGAGCCGCTCGTCCGCACACCGACACTGCGTAGAGTACCGCTCGCCTTCTCCTCCTCGGATTCTGCCTTATTGAGCGCGTCCGCTCGCGCTCTCGCAGCTTCACGGGACACAAAACGAATCAATTGCCCATTCTTCCCTTTGAGGTAGCATCGTCCCTCCGGCTTGCAGACGAAGTATCTTCGCTTGCCTGCCCCGTCGTTGGCCGCGCGCCACTTGACAATTTCCATTGCGTTAGCTCGCCTTCGCCACCTCTCCGCCGACGAACTCTCGTAGCACCTCGCGCTGGCGAAGGGCTGCAGCGAACTCGCTCGTTGCTTCCGCCCGTGTCAATCGCTCTTCTGCTGTCAGTGTTCCCATAATTGAGTCCCTAACTCCAATCCGTCACCACGCGCCCGTCGCACAGGATACGGCCAGCCATTCCCTCTCTGTCTAGCCACAGCAACCATTTCAAAGCGCCGATTCGCTGTTCTGCTGTGGTGAACGCTTGCCAGCCGTTCTCTGTGAGACATTGAATTTGGTAACGCATCCCTTCAAATCTCCCTACCAAGAGGCGCCGATCGCGCCTTAAACCCGCCGACCGAGTCGAACAGCCCGACGTCCCCTGCGGGCTAATCTCTTACCCCTTCCCCTCCAGCCGTGCCTTGAGCCTCTCGTCGGCGCACCGACACTGCGTAGAGTACCGCACGCGCCCGTAGTAGTCATTTCCCTCCCAGACGTCGGCAGCATCCCTCTTGTCAGCGTAATCCTCTGCCCCCGCGTACTTCACCTGCCAGGACTCCACCACGGCCGTCGGGAACCGCTCGAAGAGGAGGTCGAAGAATGCGCAATGCCCATGGTAACAGACCGCGTTGACCCGCCGCGGCCGCTCATGGTGAAGTTGATCCACGCGCCGGAACTTCTCCCCCAGCGGTCTTAGCGTGAACCTGACGATGACTCCCCACTTCCGCGACACCTGGGCCGTCCCCACACTCAGCTTGACGCCGACCTCAGCCGCGACCTTCTCTAGCTCGCTGGCCGCAACAGCCTTGCACGTCATCCCTGTTCCCTCCTCCTGGCCTCTATCGTCCGAATCTTGTCCGGCAATCGCATCGGACAGCATCCCCTTCATCCGCCATAAACTGCGCACACCACGAGGCCTTTGGATTCTGAATCTCGATGATGGCCAGGGACTCGATGTCAAATGGCTCGCTCGCGTCGCCCAGCCGCGTCAAGCGCTCCTCCTGCTCCTCCTCCGTGGCCCCATAGTCGGCAAGCTCTTCCTGCGATACCCCGAGGTGGTCGATTTTCCCCGAGTCCGCCAATTCGTCTAGCGCGTCCTGCAAACAGTCCGCGAATACAACGCCGACTGCAAACCCATGGTCATGAAACAGCCAGGGGCGCACGTTGTACGGGTTACTCTCCCCCGCTGGAATCCAATCGAGCGGATTCACCACGTCGGCGTCAGTGAACGTAAGCTCCCCGTACTGCAGTTTGATGATGGCATCCATGGTCGTCTCCTCCTTCTACTCCTGGACTCCAACCGATCGGATGATTGCCACGAGCGAGAGACCGTCAGTCGTGATGAAGTCTAGCTCTCCCTCGTCGTATGCCCCGCAGGGTTGATGCTCATGTACTTCCTGCCCATGCTCCCGCACGGCTCGTCGTGCTATCTCCGTCGCTCGCTCTGCCGTCGCACAGATGGCTGCAAGCTCAAACGCCCTTCCACTCACGGTCGCGCGCTCAACAACCCAAACTCTCATCCTCGTTCCTCCCTACTCCTCCCCAAACCGCTCCGTGTACCGCTCCACCCAGTCACCCCAACAGCCCACATAGAACGTCCCCCGCGCGTAGTCGAATAGCACCGTCAGCGCGTACGCGTCCCCCATGTTCACGTACTCTAGCCCGTGGAACTCCCTCAGCGTGTCCTGGCGCGACCTGAGGACCTCAACCCCATGCCCGCCGATGAGCTCGTCGATCCGCCCGAGCGCCATGCCCGCATTGCACGTCTTGTCGTCGCGGTAGTCCTCCATGACCCGCCGTACCGCCGTCGGACACTTGCAGCCTAGCCTCTCGATCGTCTTCACGCTCGGTAGTCGCATCCTCGTTCCTCCTACTCCAGTTATCGGCGTGCGCTCGCTCCCCTGTATCGTCCGAACGGTGGAACCTAGCCGCACCTCTTCCTCAGTTCCCTCAGCCGTGCCTTGTCCCTCGTTGCGAATAGCCCGTCCAGTACCTTGCTGTGGACGCTCCCCAGGGTCTCGCTCCCGTTCCCGGCTTGCGAACCCGCGACGATCAGGTAGTGAAGCGCTCGCGCCTCCTCCTCCGTCAGTTCGATCCTGAACTTCAGCATCCCGCCGTCCTCTCCTCCGCCATGCGCTCGCCAACGAGCGCGTCAAGCGCCAACCACGCCGCCGCTTCCCTCATGGCCGCATCCGATCGCCCGACCCCACCGATCGACCCCAGGATGCGGAAGTCATCCTCTCCCTCCTCCCCATCGAGGAGGAACACCTCGTCTCGCCCTGTGTCGCAACCTGTGTCCGGGTCGACGTCATCACGCCACGAGCGCCACCAGAAGCGGCGCTGTCCCTCAAGCTCCGCGCGGGCGAGCCGCATCGCCACAATGGCCCTGTCCCTCATCCCCACGTCCTGGCGCGCCAGGAAGAACTTGAACGCCGAGCGCAAACGCCAACAGGTCGCCATCTAACCCTCCGCCTCGTGCCACATGGGCAGGAGATGCCCGTTCTTGCCCGACTCGTAAGCGGTGAAGTGAATGTCTTCCCCGTCCGCCAACCAGACGAACCCGCTGACCGTCTTCCCCCGCACCTTCACGCTCGCAGGGATGCTGAAGTATGTCTTAGGTTCACTCGTCAGCCGCGCGTACCGCCGGACTCCGTCGCTACAGAGCACCTTCCGCGCACCGACTCGCACCTCGTACTCTTCCCAACAACGGCGCGTGACGAACTCTGCCTTCATCGCCTAACCCTCCTCGTCCGGGTCTCGCGCGACGTAGTACGCCAGGAGCCGCCCGTCGCCACCATGTAGTTCACTCCCCTGCCAGGAGCCTCCGAACCCTAGAGCCCTGACTCTTTGCCGGATCCCCTCCTCCGTTCGGCTACACTCAACAAGCTCGTGGCTCGCATGATCGCCGATGATGACTGCAATGAAGATCACCATTACCTAACCCTCCTCGATCCGCACCACCACGCGCACCACGTAGCGTCCCCCACCCTCCCAGCAGAAGAGGAGGTGCGTGAAGCCCGCCGCCAACAGGTCCTCCCTCTCCCTCGCCCAGGCGCGCGAGAGCCTGCCGTCGTCAAGCCGGATGGCCGTGCCATGCTCCTGGAGGTGCGCCAGCACGCTCTCCTCCTCGTCGAAGTCGCAGACCGAGTAGGGTCCCCCGCAGCCAAGCTGTTCCGCCAGCCGCGCGCGTGTCACGCGACCCTTGATCACCTTGCACCTCCGCGCCTCGCGAATCGCTTCCGCCGCACCGTGAACCGCTCGCCAGCAATCGTCAGGACCTCCCAGGCACAGGGGACCACGTAGAGCGTCGCCCGCTCTCGCGCGGTCTCAATCGCGACGCTACACCTCTCCTTCATGGTGCCTACGTCCTCAGGCACGTCGACGCGGTAATAGTCGTATCGGTACCTGCTGGCCATCTATCCCTCCTCTTGGCCATTGCGCCAGATTGAAACAAGCTCGTAACCCGCGGGTATCTCCTCATCGCCCTGTTCCCAACCGTGTTCTCCCGCTATCGCGTGAGTCCAGCAGAGGTGTCCGAATCCCTCTGGCGAACTCTTGTAGCGAATGACACGGTAGGTTAGCATCGGGAAGTCTCTAGAATAGCTCTTCGCTTGAAGTTCAGCCGTCTGGAGACTGTAGCCGTAGAAGGCATGCTCTCTGGCCATCTATCCCTCCTCTTCGTAGGTCGGCGGGTACCATCGCGTACCGTCGGGCCGATCAACAAACGCGAGTCCATGCTCCTCCTGGAGCCGTTGGGCGATAGCACACGCGGCCGCATAGCTCGTCGACTTGTCTGCGGGCCGATAGCCGCCGAGCGCTTCGCTATCATGTACGAACACGTAATAGACCTGTCCAAGCTTCCGCACATCAATCCTCCTCGGTCGCCAATCGCCTACCCCCGATCGAGCACCACCACCTGACCGCCCAGTAACTCCCAGCGTACCTCCCGTAACTCTCTGGCGCTGAACAGGCTTCCAGCAGCGAACGCGTGTTCCCCGTTCACCCAGAGCCGCGGGTGACACCAGATGCAGTCCTCGTCGTCGCAGTCCTCCTGGTCGCAACAGTCGCGTGACCTCTCCTCCTCCTCCCGTGCAGCCTCCTCCGCCGCCGCAAGCGCGAGATCAGGCCTGAGCGCAACGTAGGTGCCCATCGCGTCGCATTGTGAGTAGCCGTAGCTTGCCGCGTAGTACGTGAACCGTCCCATTGTCCCCACCGTTCCCTTCCTAACCCGAGTAGTCGCCCGACTGAACCTAGAAGCCCGACAATCCGATTCCTGAGGCCTCCCTGACCCAGGAGGCCTCACCCCCTGCCCAGTCTCAACCAGCCGTGTCCTAGCGGCCCCGACGCCTGACCTCTGCCACCACGAACCCCGCAGCGTAGACCGCTGGAGCCACCTGTCTCCACCCTCTCCCCTCCAGCTTGCTGCAGGCCTCCACCACGCTCCCCGTCCGGCGCTCCCGCAACGTCGTGCGCCCCGTGTCAACCCGCGTGTAAGTGACGGTAACCACCCTGACCTCCTCCCAACTACGAGGCCCACAAGCAGGCCCAAAGCCGTGTCCGGGAGTCGAACCCGGACCAACACCCCTCACGGCCTCCCAGCCAGGCGCCGGACCCAACCGACCAGCCGCCACCACCAACGACCGACGTCCACCACCCAGACCTTCCCGTCCTCCGCATCGAACAACTGAATCACTTCGTCCCTCCGGCCCCACCGGCGCCACCTAGCACCCAGCAACCCAGCAGAACTCCGACTCCTGGCACGGCTGACCGCTAGCTCCCCCACCGGTCAACCCCGCACCCCTCCTCCTCCAGCTTCTCGATCTCACGCCAGAAGGCCTCACGACGCCCCAGAAGGCCAAGGTACTCCGGCGTCCTTCCCTCCCGTAGCCAGAGGTCAGCGCAACGGTTGTCTAGCCGGTGGAACTCAGCCCTGAGCTCACTCAGGTACGCGCGTGCTGTCCCTCGGACGATCATGGCCCCCTCCTCCTCCAACAGCCAGGCCCACCATCGAGCCAACCCCCACCCCCGTCTCGAACCAGCCACTCCCCGACGGAGAGTAGGACGTCAACCCTCCCCCCTACTCCCCTGACCGCCAGGAGGCCCTGGCAACCCTGCCTAGTAACCCCGCAGCGCCCGATTGAATGGCTCCTGCGCCCCATCATGGATGTACAGGTTCCGGTCAGCCGACCGATCGTAAGCTGACACCTCCCAGGGGTACTCGCAGTTCCAATCTGCCAGCTTCCGCCGACACTCCTCCTCCGTGGCCGCGTAGTCAAGCACGACCGACTCCTCAGCCCCAGGCTCATCCCGAAAAATCTGATACCGTCGCTTCATCACCTTTCCTCCAAAAACCTTGACAAGCCAACCCTGCGGACGCTTCCTCGGTGAAACAAACTCGTTTCACCACAACGTTCGGCCCCTAGAAGCCGCGAGCCTTGAGGAGTAGCCAACCGATCAGCACAATCACGAACGGCATCGCGAACAGCGCACACACAGTCAGGAACGTCATCAAACCTAGCATTGTCCTTCTCCTTTCTTGCGTAGGTCGGGAGGCCCTCGACCCCTCCTTCTAACATCGGTCGGCAACCCACACCCTGCGCCGACCCCCTCCGCAGTTCCGTCTCCAGGATTTTCATCCTCGGTCCGTTCCTGCTTCCACAACAGTTATCGGTTGACCTCCTGCTTGCCTGTAGGGCTTTCTTCAGCTTTCTTTCTCCAGCCACCACCCTTCCCTGCAGGAGCCGTGCCAATGCCCTGTGCCGTGCGCCAGGGCTCGATTCTAGGTGGGTCTGGCGCAGGCCCGGTGTCTCCAGGCCTGACCTGCGAGGATTGGCGTCCTACGGGGTTGCCGTGGCGTGCCTTAGGATAGAGGTGTGGATTGACAACCGTGCGAGGGCTATTACGGTTGGTAAGATCCGAGTATACCTGATTACGTTTCGGATGTTCCTTGCCTAGCTCTGGCGTTATGTCATAGCACCCCAGCAGGTCGGCCTGTTCCGCTCGATCCGGGGGACCCCTGCCGGCTTGTTCCGGGGGACCAGGGGGGGGGAGGCGGGGCCGGGT